TACTGATACCGAATCCAATACTTCAACTGCTGGAACTACACCTACTACAGCTACTACCCCTACTGCTACGCCACCAGCCGGAGGAACTACACCAACAAATGAGGCTTAAATATATTTAAAATAAATTTTTTACTTCAGAAACTTTTTATTAAATTTGTTTATAAAAATGATAAAAAGAACATGGAGAAACAATTAAATTTACTCGTTCAGTTGGAGGCAACGAAGGGTAATGGATCAGTAGCAACGAAGCAGGAAATGATCAAGAAAAATCGTGATGAGGTTCTTGATTACATTTTGCAGGTTTGCTACAATCCATTTATAACTACCAAACTAAATAAGGTAGATTATGCGGCCACTACTGTAACTGAGGTTAGCCCTGACCTCTTTAAGAACTTTAAGTTGCTCGTAGAAGAACTTAAGGCTGCACCCTCTGCAAATTCAGATCATCGTAGTAGGGTATACAGTTTAATAACCAATTCCGGTCTTTCTCCAGATCTCCAAAAAATGTTGGGACGTATCTTTACCAAGAATATGAACATCAGTCTTGGTGCGAAACTTATCAACAAAGCAGTTGGCAGCGAATTAATTCCTGATCCTGAATTAATGTTAGCTAAAGATGATATTGAAAGGATTAATAAATGGCGAAAAATTGTTTGCGAGTTCAAGTATGATGGCGTAAGGATTATAGCCAAAATTGACCTCAATGGGGAAATAACTTATTTCACGCGTAACTTCAATGAACTTCCTGCCAGGTTCCTTAAAAAAATCACGGAACAAATCAAAGAATTGGTTGGGCATCGCACCGGTATTTTTGTTGATGGCGAATTAACAGACTTCGCTCGTACTACGGTAAGTGGAAAGGTAACTTCAATCCTTGCAGGAAATCCTTCTGAATCAATCGGGGATACATTTCTTTTTAACCTTTTCGATGTTGAACATAGCGACACCCTTATCAAGGGAAAAGGAACAACAAAATATCCACAGCGCCGGGCATTACTTGAAATGCTATTTCAGGACAAAACATTTACACATTTGGCATTAGGCCAAAAATGGGAGATCACCAATAAGGATGAGATCTGGGAAATATACAAACATATCGTAGAAGTAGAAAAGGGCGAGGGTGTTATCCTGAAAGACATTGACCACGTCTATGAATGCAAAAGAAGTACCTCCTGGATTAAGCTCAAGGAAATTAAGGATTGCGATTTGGAAATTATTGGTGTAGAAGATCCAAATCCGATGAGCAAACGCGAAGACAACGGCTGGATAGGCGGATTTATTTGCCAAACCTCTGATAAGAAATTAACGGTTAAGGTTGGCTCTGGGTTCAGCGAAGCATTTCTGGATGAAATAAAAGCCAATGGAACTGATGCCTATATAGGCAAAATTGCAAAGGTAAAATATAATATGTTGGTGCAGGACAGCAAGTCCTCAGAATGGAGTCTATTCCTCCCGACTCTATTGGAAATCCGCCCGGATAAAGAGGTTGCTGATACATTCGAGAAATTAAAATCCCAGCAAGGGAAGGCTTAATATTTTCGAATATTCTTAACAATTTTAGCAGAAATCTTTCCATAGGTTTCTGCTAAAATTTGTATGATAAATGCACTTTTAACAGAAAAGTTAAGACCGAAAGAACTTCGACACATGATACTTCCCGCCAGGATAAGGGAAGTATTTCAAGACGGACTACAACAAAATGTCCTATTCTCTGGATCCGCTGGTTGCGGAAAAACTACATTAGCTAAAATCTTAGCTGCACCTCATCCGCACCTGTATCTCAATATGTCGGATGAGAATTCAATCGAAACCATAAGAACCAAAATCACTGATTTTTGCTCCACTATATCTATTATAGATGGAGCTAATTCTATGAAGGTTGTTATAATGGACGAGTTTGATGGATTATCAAATCAGGCATTATTGGCATTAAAAGTAACTATTGAGAAATTCTCAAAAGGGACTAGATTTGTTGGAGTAACAAATTATCTTAACAAAATACCAGAACCAATCCAATCTCGATTGGAAACTTTTATCTTTGATCCAGTAGATAAAGAGGAAGAAGAATTACTTAAAAAAGAATGGGAATCCAGGATTAAATTAATTCTAACAAAATTAGGTATTAATATAACTGACTCTGCATTGAAACTTCTAATCAAAAAGAATTTTCCAGATATGCGGTCAGTTTTGAATACCATACAAAGATGGACAATTCAAAACTTAAAAGAAATTGGCGAGGATAAAGTAACCGATTCTTGGAACTATGAAGATCTCTATAAGTTGTTAGTATCAAGTACAGATACAGTTAATAATTATAAGGTCATAGTGGGCCAATATTCATCCGATATTGACGATGTAATGGCAAGTCTTGGGAATGACTTTATCGAATGGCTACAAGAGAAAAGACCAGATTTAATCGGTATTATTCCAAGTACATTAATACTTGTAGCACAACACCAAGCTCAAAGAAATTTAGTAATTGACGGAACTGTTAGTTTACTATCTTTATTCTTTTCAATACAAAAAATGGTTCAACAATATGGGAAGAAGTAAAATTATTGTTATCGGTAGAGGTGGCAGCGGTAAAGATTATATGAGGAAACTCTTTGAGAAAAGAGGTTTCAAACATTGCGTTTCCTGTACATCAAGACCTGCTAGACCAGGTGAAGTAGAAGGAGTAGATTATAAATTTGTCAATTGGGAATATTTTGATGAGAACAGGGATAAGTTTTATGAGATTGATGAATTTAATGGCTGGAGATATGGAACTTTAAAAGAGGATTTTGAAACTGCAGACCTATTTGTTATGACCCCCAATGGTGTTAGAAATCTTAAACCAGAGGATAGACAAAGGTCATTAGTTGTTTATATAAATCCAGGCCTGAAAATAATTAAAGAAAGGCTACTCCAAAGAAAGGATGCAGATAACGCAGAGAGAAGAATGAAAACAGATTCCATAGATTTTGATGGATTTACTGATTATGATATTGAAATAACTAACTCCCACTTCTGAGATATATGATATAGAAAAAATACAGAAGTTATATAGGACTACAAATTTTGATGAATTCGTAGCAGGGGTAGAATCTTTGTCAGTGGAAAATCTTTTCAAGATTTTAAAAAATGCTATTTCTAAACAACAGTTTGAGGTAGCAGTTATTATAAGGGATAGAATAAAAATTAAAACCCAGAACAATGGAGATAAAATTTCGGGAGAATCCTGATCCAAGTTATGTTGGAAGGACCAAAGAAAATGCTTCTGCTAATGCTACTATTGCAATAGCAGCAAATTTTAATTCGGCAGGAGAAAAACTAACTAAGAGATTAGTAGAAGAACAAGGTAATGTTTATATCCCTGTAGATATAACTAATGGCTTAATTATAAATGATGAGTTAGTAAGATTTATAGTTAAAAAATTAAACTCTGCTACGAAAGGAAATATATTGGATAATACTATTACTCTTAATATAGCAGGTAATGGTATTTATACTTTGAAAGGAAAATATACACAGAAGGAACTAGATGATTATACTTCCAAATTGTTAACAGAAGTTTTAACCCATGAGGATATAAAGATTGAAATTTCCTTGTTAAGGACTGGAGGACAAACAGGATTAGATGAATCTGGGGGAAAGGCCGGTTTAAAATTGGGGATAAATACATTAATAGTATGTCCAAAAGGATGGAAGTATAGAGATTTATCTGGTACTGATATTGAGGACGAAGAAAAATTCAAAAATAGATTTTTAATAAATTGTTAATATGATTTCAGTAATAATAGATGGGAATTATCTTTTCCATAAAACGTTTGGTGTATTTTCAGGATTTGGCGCAAGTAATCCAGGAGAAATCCTATCCAAAGAATCGGATAGGAATATTTTCATGAGGAAGATTATTACGGACCTTTGCTATTCCCTAAACCAAATACCAATAGACGGTCACGTAATCTTTGTAAAAGATTCTAGATCATGGAGAAAGAATTTAAAAGTAGAACGTGCAGAGTATAAAGGTTCAAGAGAAGAAAAGAAAGATAAACAAGTCGATTGGGGATCATTCTTTGAACTCATAGAAGATTTCGGGAATTTTATTCAATTGAATGGATATACTTATTCTAAAGCACAGGGGGCAGAAGGAGATGATCTTCTTTGGTTCTGGAATAAGAAATTAAGAGATGGTGGATCTAATGTTGTTATATTTTCTGGAGATAAGGATTCACATCAATTAACAGGTGTTGATGAAACTGGTTGGACTATTTGTTGGAATGCTAATTCTAAAAGTAACAAAATAGTTGCTGCTAATGGATGGCAAGAAAAGTATCTCAATAAAGAACAGGAATTATCAGTTTTTGATATTTCCTTTGATACTGAAACTGAACAAGAAAAAATAAGAAAGATTTTGGGATCTTGTGTCTTAGAAGAAATAGATCCGGAAAGATTAATATTCGAGAAAATATTAACTGGAGATAAGAGAGATGATGTACCAAGTGTTTGGGCTTACGAAAAAACACCAGGAAAATTATTCAAACTTACTGATTCTAAATCAACTGCAATTTATAACCATTACAAAGCAAGTGGTTGGGGCACACAAAATATTAATGAGATTTGGGATAACCCTGAATTCAGGGACTGGATTGCCGGTTTTATTCTTAGAAGTATGAATTCCACAGATAGTTCAGAAAATAGGGAACTAGCAATAAATAACTACCATGAGAATGCCCAGTTAGTTTGGCTTTCTGATAAGGTAATACCAGAAGAAGTAATCAATAACATGGAAGAAAGTTTTAATTTACATAAGTTAGAAGCTAAGCCTATTTTATTTGATAGAAAAACTATGATAGCCAGATCTAAATGGGCTGCAGAATTAACACCCTCACACTTTGATCCTTTTAATTGGAAGAAATAATGATAAAAGAAGATCCAATAGAATTTATTTCGGTTAGGGACATTTTACGAAGGATGAACGAGGATTGGAGATCTATACCCAAATGGGCTCGGGATAAATATGAGAAAGGGGATATAATTTTTCTCGATAAAGGAGTATCAGTCCGAACAAACCGTAGCGGTTGGAATGATGGAGGATTATGGCAATATCTTGTACTTACCGAGTCTGGAGATATTTATTTAGAGTTAGAACCACAATTTGATAGAATAAAATAATATATGAGCCATTTTGATATAATAAAAGCTTTCCATAATAAAGAGGAATGGGAAAAGATTACTAATACAGATAAGTCTAAAAATTTCTTCATGTTCAATAGATATATGGCAATGAAGTTCCCATTACAGGCTCATGGGTTTAATCATACAAAAATAGACCCAGCGAAGACAGTGGATTGGTTCCAATCTATGTTTGTAACTAAAAACGAACAAACTAACTTTATTTGGACCTCTACAGGTAAGAAAGAAAAGGTTGCTGCTAAGAAACCTATACCCCCAGAGGTCTCAAAATTCCTATGTGAGAAATATGAGATTTCCATGAGGGAAATTAATGATTTAATTGAATTCTATCCCCTGGAATTCAAAAAGTACTGCGAATCGGTCAAGGAAATGATTTCTTAAAGGCCTCTTTCATTTACCGGATATATAAAACAAAGTATCCGGAAAATGAAAGAACTAACCGATTTAACAATAAAGGACCTTCTATCCAATAACACCTCCACAAATACTCTGATAATAAATCAGAATTTTGCACAGGTTCAGGCCTCTATTTTATTATTACAATCTACATTTGGACTGCAGATCCAAAATAATACAATCGCCAACCCGGCGACTAAAATCTTTGTCGGGCAAGTTTCTGCCGATAAAATTTATCTTCCTAATATAGGCAACCCTAATAATACAGGGGCAGCTACAATTATTTTTAATGGTTCTAATGGCAATATAACTTGCTCTGGTATATCTACAAACAATGATATTTACAGTGGTAATGACGTTTATGTAGGGGCGAATGGTAAGGGTGGTAGAGTAAGATTGTATACGGATCGTAATTCAGACACTACTAAACCACCAAAATTAGGGGATTTTAGATTTACCGGCCCAAATTTCCAGGGTTATATTATTCAAGGTGAAATACCCTCAACTTTTTCTTTTATAATTACTGGTGGTAGCAGTAGTCAAACAATTACGGTTAAAATAAATGGAATAACAATAGGAACTTCTACTTGGACAAGTGATACAGTAACAACCTCATTAAGTTTAGTTAATTCGATTGTAACCAGTGGTAATATTTATGTTACCGCTTCATATTCTAGTGGAGTAATTACAATAAGTTCTCTTTCTGGACTAGCAGTTACATTAAACTCTGCTGTAATGGCTATCACCGGAACAATATCTACAAACATTACATCCGGGACAATGTCAGGTGGTATTAATGGCATTAAAGAGTGGGTTACTTTTGGGACTGGTGGAGCAGCAGGACCCACTGGTCCTGCTGGTGGATCCTCTGGTTCATCTGGTATTAATGGATCTGTTGGAACTAGTGGAAGTAGTGGTATTAATGGAAGTAGTGGTATTAATGGATCCTCTGGATCTTCTGGTATTAATGGATCTTCTGGTATTAGCGGCTCTGCTGGAAGCAGTGGGCAAGATGGAGGAATAGGACCAAGGGGATTCAATGGTAATGATGGAACGTCAGGAAGCAGTGGGGGTGTAGGAACTGCAGGAACTTCCGGATCCTCTGGTACTTCCCCTTCTTTGGGATCTTTATCAAGTTTTGATATTAAATTAGGGGATTCAAGTACTACTGGATATGCTTGGAGTAGTGGATTTTTTGCTTCATGGTCTAATACCTACTTATCAGGTCAGGCATTTGAAGACCTAGATAGGGTAATAAAATTACTTGCCCCGACATCAGCGCCATTATTAAGTAGTGAACCCCCTTTATATCTTGATAGTTATTATTCCAATCCTTTATCATATTATCCATCTTTTGCTGGATCTAGCGGATTAGCAATTAATTTAAGTTCTAGTGGTGCAGCGACATCAAATACAATAATTACAGATTCTTCAAGTACTAACGTAGTACTTGAAAATATGTCAACCTCTGCTTGGACCTCTGGTGGGGGATTTGCAAAGGAGCCACAAAAGATTCTTACTGCATTTAGAGATTCTACAAATTTAGGTTCTATAACTTATTTAGACAATTCGATAAATCCAGGAGTTACAACCAATGGATCTTTAACTGTTACCGAGTATGATTATTGGAATGGTATACCTGGTAAAGCAGGATTTTGGCCAGCATTATTAGCAGAAATTACCAGCTTTATGACTGGTGCTAGTTATGGGTCTCATACAGCAGAGCTTTCTTGGGTTTCAGGGGGAACTAATTTGTCAACATTATTCTGGTATGATAATCCATTAAGTCCCACATTTTCATCTAAGGCATTTTCTACAAATGGATCTACTGGAACAGCAAAATGGATTTCAGGGGTACCATCATTATTAGATACTAATATTGTTACTGCTACCGTTGCTATAGGAAACGCAGTTTCTAAGTTTTATTTAACAAAGCCTCTTGTTGTTGCTAGTACAACTGAAGTTTTAATGAGCTCTTTTGGGTCCTCTGTAGCTGGCTCCCAATCTCCAGGAACATTATCTGGTATAACTGCACAAGGTACAATTCGAAACAATATTTATAATGAAGATATAGTAGTAAATGCAACTGGATATAATGCAAAAGGGAGCAGCATTAATTCAAACATTAGTATAAGTAATTCCTTTGCTGGTAAAACTATGAGGGCAGATACTATATCGGATGAATCATTAAGGTTCTTATCAGGTGGAACTGATGGAAATGCGCCTACTGTCTATGGGGAAACATTTGATCCAACACAATCATTAGTAGCAGCATCATATACTTATGAGCTACAAATGTTAAATGGCTACTATCAGAGATTAAGTGGAACCAATTATAACACTAACTATCCAGCAGTAGGCCCTGATTATTCATCCGAAACTAATGGAGGACTTTATAGATGGGTATTATTTCAATTTGGCCCACAGAATGGTATTTCTGGTGGTATAATAACAATAAATAACATTCTGGGTACCTGGTCTGCAGATCCAATAACATATGTTACTTCTGGTCTGAAGATATTTGCTAAAGTCGATGATATACATTCCCCTGGTCCTACAACTACTGGTTGGATTGATTGCAATAATCCTTGGTTAACTGGTACTGATCCGGAATCTAATGGAGACTTCGCAATGATACCAGGAACGCCAACAACCGCATCAGTGAAAGATTTTACTTTTGGTAATATAACACATAGTGGAATTTTCTGGCTTAGGGTTGGACTTCCTTTAGACTCGGATAAAAAATTTAAATCAGTAAGTGTAATACTCAGATAAATATGATAGATATAAAATAGTATAAAAAATGGCACTTACAACAGCGCAACAGGCAGGTAGGCTTTATAAATTAATATTTAAACAAGCTGAAAGGGATCAAAATAAACAATTCTATGAGGAGCCAATTGGTACCTATTCATCAATTTCCCCAACAGACATTTGGATAGATCAATTAGGTATACCATCTACTGCTGGTAGTGCAGGGGTTGCTGGCCTAGTTCAATATTATAATGCACTCCAATTAAATGGAGACTCTTCATATCCAAATTCATTTACACATCCAAATTTAAATAATGTTATTCCTTTTAATTATGGAGATGGAGTTAGTTATAGATACGTATTAACAACACAGACTGGCTCTGTTATTCCTTTCGGATCTTATGATTGGCTATTAGATACACAATCTGGGGTATTAACATTTTATGGAGGATTACCTTCTGGAGTTTCTTCGTCTACCCCACCAAAATTAAGTTTCTTTAAATATATTGGAGCAAGAAATACTGGGGTTTTATTCTTAAGTGCTAGTGGAACTAATACTTATACTGCGAATACTCAAAATCCAAATCAATTAACTGGATATAGTAAAAATATAGTCTATATAGTTCAATTTCCACATACTAATACTGGCGCTTCTACATTAAACATAAATGGATTAGGTGCAATTAATATTAAAGATCTATCTTCTTCATCACCAAGCTTTCTTAGAAATGTGGCGCCAGGAGATATTGCTGGGGCAGGATTTACTATGCTTGCTTATGATGGAACGCAATTTGTAATTGTTAGTTCTGGCGGATCTAGTAATGGTGTTTCTGGTTCATCCGGATCTGCTGGTACAAGTGCTGCAACATCTGGTACTGGGGGTTCTTCTGGATCATCGGGAACAACTGGTACATCTGGAAGTTCTGGATCTACTGGTACATCTGGTTCTTCTGGTAATGGTTCTTCTGGTACTAGTGGGTATGATGGAATTAGTGGTTCTTCTGGTAGTTCTGGCTCTGGGGGTACTTCAGGGTCTGCGGGTTCTAGCGGGGGCAATGGTTCAGCCGGATCAGCAGGTACATCAGGTTCTGCTGGCTCTAGTGGTGTTAATGGTTCATCTGGTTCTTCGGGTACTAATGGTACATCCGGTTCTGCGGGTTCTAGTGGTATAAATGGTACATCTGGTTCTGCAGGTACTAGTGGTTCTTCCGGCTCATCTGGTGATAAGGGCTCTTCTGGTTCATCGGGTAATGGTACTGCAGGTAGTTCTGGATCTGCTGGATCTGCTGGGTCTTCAGGAATTACAGGTTCCTCTGGTAGTTCTGGAGCTAATGCTACTGCAGGTAGTTCAGGCTCTTCTGGTAATGGTACTGCAGGTAGTTCGGGTACAGATGGGGCTTCTGGTTCTTCCGGTTCAAGTGGGCTTGGAACCTCTGGTTCTTCTGGAACTGCAGGTTCTTCCGGATCTTCTGGGATTGATGGAACCAGTGGTTCTTCTGGATCTAGTGGAAGTGCCGGTACTTCTGGTTCTTCGGGTACTTCTGGTACAAAAGGTACTTCAGGGTCTTCAGGGATTACAGGATCCTCTGGTAGTTCTGGATCTAGCGGTACTTCTGGTATTTCTGGTTCTGTAGGTAGTTCTGGTATTTCCGGTTCTGCAGGTAGTTCTGGGTCCAATGGTGCTGCTGGAACAAATGGTAGTGCAGGTTCTTCTGGTTCATCTGGTGCTAATGGAACTTCTGGTTCTGCAGGAAGCTCTGGTACTACGGGTTCCTCTGGTAGTTCTGGTTCTAGTGGATCTAATGGTGCTGCTGGTATATCTGGAAGTGCTGGTTCTGCTGGCTCTAGTGGTGCTGCAGGTACTTTTGGCTCCAGCGGGTCTAGTGGTTCAGCTGGTGGTATAGGTGCAGCAGGTACATCCGGTTCTGCTGGCTCTAGTGGTTTTAATGGTACTTCTGGTTCTTCTGGAGCTAATGGTTCTGTTGGTATAACAGGTTCGTCCGGGAGTTCTGGTGTAAATGGTGCTGCTGGTACATCCGGTTCTTCTGGTTCTTCTGGTGCAAATGGTTCTGCTGGTTCTGCGGGTACATCAGGCTCTACTGGTTCTAGTGGCATAAATGGTACTTCTGGTTCATCTGGTAGTTCTGGTGCTAATGGTGCAGCAGGCACATCTGGTTCTGCTGGTAGTTCTGGAGTTAATGGTGCTACTGGAACAAGCGGAAGCTCTGGATCAAGGGGAAGTGCTGGATCTAGCGGTATCTCGGGTACTTCTGGTTCTGCTGGTACTTCTGGTTCTTCGGGTACTTCCGGTTCTGCGGGTTCAAGTGGAGCTAATGGAGCTCCTGGAATTACAGGTACTTCTGGTTCTGCTGGTTCAAGTGGAACTAATGGTGCCCCTGGAACTTCGGGAACTTCTGGATCATCTGGAACTTCTGGTCTAGATAATTTTCAATATAGATTATCCGGAACAAATGGTACCACAGGTTTAGCAATTACTATCCCTACAGAAGGTTGTCCTGCTACAAGTGGAACTGGTGGAACTATAGTACCATTCAATTTAATGGAATATGATACTGCAGTAGATTATGGAACATTTTTGGGATTTGGAGCTGATACAAATCCTTGGGTAAGTACTTCTGGCTACTATTTTAATGATTACTTATCTCCTGCTGGCACTTCTGGAGTTGTTGGAGGGGATACTTGGGAATTATCAGCTAGTGTTACTGTTTATATTCCTAATGGGGGTACTAGCGGATCAATAGCATTAAGCTTAGTTAATCTTGAATCTTCTCCATATTTTATAAAAACTATTTGGGAAGAGATAAATGCAGGGACAGGTTCCTATATAACATTGGAAATAAATGCTATCGTAAGAGCTAGCACTAGAGACCAATACGCATTATTACTAACACATGTTATGGGAGTTACAGTTTATATTGTACCATATAGTATGGCGTCTGGATTTGGTTGGCTTGGTGAACCCCTTGCTCTAACTAATGAGGGATATGGTACTTGGTTCTATGGGCACTTTCTATCTTCCAAAAGAGTAATTAGCTAATGATAAATAATAAAAATATAAGCAATGGATAAATATTTAGAAGTTAATAAGGGAATAATAGAAAAATCTATAAATTCTTTTGATTGGGATGATATAAGTAAAATGTATAAGATCCTTGGATTAAAAGTTGGCAGCCAAACAATTAAGATTGATGGTTTAAATAAAAAGCAGAAGACTACCCCAGAATCTATAAAAAAAGAAATAGAATTAGTTTTAAACTATATTGTTGATAATGACGTACCAGAACTTCAATATGGTCCATGGTCAATATATTGGGTAAATGGAGAATGGGAAATTGAGATAGCCCCTGAAAGGCCTGATTTAGATTCCTTAATTGTACCAATAATGGAATCTAAATTACAAATTCATTTTATTCCACAAAGTACTACAGTTAAAGAATTCCTTGATATTGATTTGGATGATGATGATTATGAAGACGAGGATGGTTTTATAGAGGATGAAGTTGATGATATATTATTCTTAGAATCCAGATTAAAGAAAGCAATAGATAAAGAAGAATGGATGATTGCATCCAGATTAAGGGATTTACTAGAAGAACTAAAAAAGAAATAGTATGAGAATAAAAAGATTACATGAGCAACAGTATTTCTCCCAGTCTTTTTCTGGCGATGGGTATAATACTTCTAATGGTGTTTTTAAGGTTCAATATAAACCTTATGATGACCTTTCTATATCCAAGGGGCGTGATGTAATACCTTCCCAATATATCAAGGGGGAAGAGTTTGCTATTGGTGATTTAGTAAAAGCAAAAATAGCTGGTTCTGAATCTCCAGTAGAGGGAAGAGTTATTTCCATGATGAGAAATCAAGATGCTACTGAATATCACTTCAAAGTTAAGAGTGAAAAAACAAATAAAGTATTTCCTGTTATTCCATCATCAATGGAATTAGTTCAAAGATCTGGTTTCTGGGCAGGTAGAACTACTACTTCAGTAGATATGAACAAAGAGAAGATGGCTTTGAATATGAAATATAACCACGGAGGATTAGTCTGGGGTAAATTAGAATCTAAATTACATAAAAATGATATTTTATTAACCAATAATGGACAAAAAGCAACAAGAAAAGGAATATTAGATAATTCATTAACACTTTCTGTTGTTTCTCATGATGATCCTCATTCAGAAATACACCAACCAAATTTTAAAAAATTGGGGATTGCATATATGGATAGTAAAACAAGAACTATTTATATAGATGCTACTAATCCGGATTTTCAAAGATTAACAGACGTCCATTTACTTACTATTGAAGCTCATGAGTCTGCTCATAATATGATTAAGGAAACAATAAAAGATAATATAGAAATTATCTGTGATCTTGTTGCTGCAAGATTATTAAGAAACAAAGGATATCTTTCCCCCTATAAAATAATAGTATCGAATTTCCTTGGAAGGCACAAATGCTCTTATGGGGAGAGCTTGGATGCGAACCTAAAAACTATTGATGGTATTTTAAAATGATAAATCGTTTCCGAAGAACATTAGGGGTTTCAGCAAAGGTTTCGCAAAAGCAGATACCAATTAAATCTGACGCATTATTTAAAAGTAAAATGGAATCTAATAATCTAGAAAGATATAAAAGTTTGGTTGGGTCTGAAAAAGATAAAGCCTTTATAATTTGTGGATGTGGCACTTCTATAAATACTTTTGTTCCTGATGAAAAAAGTATTCTTTTTGGAGTAAATGATATAAATAGAAAACTCCAAACCAAATATCTTATTTGTGTAAATGAACCTCACACATTCAAAAGAGGAAGATATGAGTGGGTGCAAAATCATACATCGGAATATTTTTTTACACATTTAAGATCTCTTAGTCCAGTGAAGCACGAAGCAACTGTTTACTTTGATTTAGGAGCACGCGAAGGCACCGGAATAGATAACATTGGACAAATTGATTACACAACAAATTCGCCTTATATGGCAGTAATAATAGCATATCAGCTAGGTGCTTCAAAGATCGGATTGATTGGGGTTGATTTAACACCAGATCATTTCTTCGATAAGACTGGAAATCATTTATTAACTACTAGATATGATGCAGTTAATGAAGAATACAGGAAACTAGCAAGTGCATTAGTGACAAGGGGAATAAAGGTAGCAAATCTTTCTAGTATTAGCCGGATTACTAGTTGGCCTTATATGAGTCAAGAGGATTTTAATAATTTTTAGATATGGTAAGAGAAAATATTAGAAATGGAATAACATTAAGATTTCCATTCTCTCCTAAGGGGAAGAAGGGTAGTAGTTTCATGATTAAATTTTCTGATTTTTGTTTCCAGAAAATTAAGGAAGGGAAATCATTAGGGTACAGATGTTTTATTTTTGAATTGGTGGAAGAGGATTTTTCTATATTAGATTTTTCTGATTGTCTAGATATTGGTTCATTAAAGAAACTAATATCGGATAAAGATACACGTGTTGGTTTTTATATTAAATCTAAAAAATCCTTGACCTCTGATTTTCCAGAAGATGTAGTAATAGCAATAGACGAATTGAAAAAATGTATTTCGTTTTCAAAATGTATTACTGATATAGATCAGGAATCTCCTGTTATAGTTCATGTAGGGGGAGCAAAGGGTGATAGGAAAACAACGATGGAAAAATTCTGTACTATATTAGAAAGTAATTTTACAAAAGACGAAATTTCTAGGGTTGCGGTAATTAATGATGATAAGCCAAGCCTTTTTTCTGTAAAGGACCTATTACCAGGGGTATTTTATAAACTAAAAATACCAATAGTATTTAGGTCTATTTCTTATCCAACAAATCAGGGTAATTTAACTCTTAATGAGTCTTTATTCCTTGCAGCTTCTACTTGGAATAGACAGGTAAATCCACTATTCATATATTTACCAGATGGTTCAGATGCACCTGATGTAGCAGGAGGGACTTCCCCATTTGGATTACAGCTGGATATTGTTTTTGATAACAAATTACCTGACCCTAAATAATTATTAAAAATAGTTTGAACTTTATTTTTTTATTCAAAAACTTTTCATTACATTTGTAAATATAAGAAGTTAAAACAACTAAATATTTTACAAATGAGAGCTAATGTTAATTCCCGCATAATTAATGTTAAAAAGGCTGACTTAATTACTAAAATTAAGGAAAACAAAGAAAACCACAAAGCAGATTACATCGAAGCAGTAGCTGCCTATCGTGCGGAAGCCAAAAAACAATTGGCAGACCAAAAGAAAAGATTGGACAAGGGAGAATTAGATATCCGCATTCAACTTACTACTCCGGTTAACCGCGAAACAGAATACGACAAAATTCTCCAGACCTTTCAATGGGAGATAAAAGATGAGGTCGAACTTTCCCAGGGCGAATTCAATGAATATGTATTGGACGAATATGACTGGGCAGTAGCGGCGCGATTCTCCAATTCTATGTACAAATTAAAATAAGAGAATATGATACCAAACGACGTTTTATTAAAGAGTCTATTCTTTGATGTTGAATCTGTGGGGCTATATGCCACATTTGAAGAGTTAGCATCAAAAAATCCAAAGTTAGCAGAACTTTGGTCAAAGAGATGTAAATGGCTAAGACAAAATTCCCCTGCACAATTATTTGAACCAACCGATGCCCAGCTCTGGTTAGAAAAATCTTCACTCCATCCTGAATTTGCTAAGATTGTTTGTGTTTCTATTGGAGCATATAATAAAGCAGATTTAAACGTAACCAGTTTAATAGGAGAGGAAGCTGATATACTGAACAAAACTAGGATTATTTTTGGTAATGCAGCATCAAAAAATCTAAAACTAGCAGGCCACACCATTAAAAACTTTGATATACCATTTATTGGTAAAAGAATGGTAATTAATGGTATCCAACCCCCGGAATTAATTAACTTCTATAACAAGAAGCCCTGGGAAATGACTACTTTGGATATAACAGATACATTTAGTTTCGGTGCATATGGGCAAGCACATACATCATTAGATTTAATGTGCACTGTTTTAGGTGTTGAATCCCCCAAAGGAGAAATGGAAGGCTCCCAGGTTCATGAAGCTTTCTATAAAGGGGAAATAGAAGATATTAAGAAATATTGCGAAAAGGATGTAAGAGCGGTCGTTGAATGTTTTCACAAACTTAGTTTCTAATTAAATAATTTAAAATGAAAAAAATTCTACTTACTACCTTTATGGTATCCTCTTTTTTATTGGGTTATTCCCAACCAAGATTTGCTGACTATCAGGGTTTTGTTCAAAAGAAAATGATCGAGCAGGATTCTATTGTTATGGCCGGGCAGTTACAAAATTATACACTATATTCCGAATTTTTTAATGTCGGAGTTCCATTAAAAGAAATTTTCAATGGTGAAATGTATGATCGTACCAATGATAATTTGTATTTTTTATTAAAACCTAATTACTATAAACTTTATATTCCAGAAGTTCATATATTGTTTACAGTCTTTGCTAATTCCAATGATAAGGATATACCATCCCATTTCATTTGGTTGACTGGTGAAATTAGAAAGTATAAACATGATGGCATAACAAGATCAAACTATTAATTTAGTTACTATTTGTTGTGTTAGGGGTCCCTGTTCTCAGGGACCTTTTTTTGTGCCCTATTATAGTGAATTAAACCTTTTCTTCTTTAGATATATATAAAAACTGAACTCCTAGGGTTCAAATAAAATATATCAAGATGTCAAAAAACATTTATAAGGGCTACAATTTTATCTACGAACAGATGCAGGACCAAAAACCAGCAGAAGATACCAACACGGTAGATCCCGTAGCAGCGGTAACCCAATTATTTACGTATTTGAATAATGTTATTGTTGTTTATAATTTAGACAATGATACTTCATCTGGTTTTGATGCAGCTACTAAGGATTTACAAAATGCTAATAATTTAGATGAAGTAAGGAAATCAATGATCAATATAGTTGGAAGTGTTACTTTTCCTGACGATAATTCTAAAAGGGCTGCTAATGATTATATAGCTAATGTTTTTAATACATTAATGAAGGTACCAGATGTTAATAATAAGTTTGGAGACATCAAAAAGAAATTAGATGAAATAATTAATTCATGTAAGCAAAAATATGCTCAGACTGAACAAGTAAAAGCTGTAGAGGAAGCCTTATTAAGAGAAGACCACGGATACTTAGAAAATACAGGCACCTCTAAATCTCCTGGTGGTAATGATGATGACACAGATGATGACACAGATGATGGATCTGATGCAGATGATGCAGATGATACGCCTAGCAATAAGTGGTATGTAACATTAGCAAACCATGTAATGGATATGGCTACTACTTTTAATTCTGAAACAACTGCTCCATTATTAGATCCTAATGTTGCAGGAGATGCACAAGCGAAATCTATTATATCAAAGGCAGCAGAATTTCTAGCAAATGCAAAAAAACTTCAGGTTGATAGAAAAAGGAAAGGTTTTCTTATTAAAGGTAAGATAAACACTGCAGGGGGTAAAATGAAGGGTAGAGATTTTAGAATTTCATGTGAAAATCTTATTGACGAGATTAAGAGGCAAAGGGATGCGTTAAATGCAATTAAACAAAAAATTACTAAGATTCCACCCCCCCCACCAATTAATACACCAAAAACAGGTTCATCTGGTATGGACAAAAATAGTGGGCAGAAACAAACTAACATTAATCCAGGAAATTGTAAATTTCCAATTGCTATATCTTTACATGTATGTGATGAGGTTAAAAAATTGCAATCTCATTTGATGGGTATTGCTTGTATTAAGGATCAATTAATGAAACATGGGGGAGCAGATGGTAAGTATGGTAAATTTACTTCTACCGTTGCTAATGCTGCCTATAGTGTAATAACTAAGAATGATAAATTTTCTAGCTCTGTATTAACACAGGAAATGTTTAATGGTATAATGAAATTTGATACAGGAGTAAAAGTTGCGGAAAATGTTAAAGCTATATTATCTACTAAAATATTTGAAGTAGAAGCATCTAAAAAAGAGGAAACCCTAAAATTCGAAGACTTTGGTAAAGTCTTCGATAAAAGCAAAAAAATATTTGAAGAGGACCAAAAAATTATTAGTGATGCAGATCTAATTTGTAAAAAAGTATCAGACAAAATAAAATCAATTGGTGGTAATGGGGGTTCTACGGGACCTACTGGACCTGCTGGTACAGCAGGTGCAACAGGTGCAACAGGTCCGGCTAAACCAGCAGGTCCAGATGAATCTATAAAAAGATTTAAACCAATGGCAGATGGTACATATCCTATAAACTATGACGAGAGTATGACACACTTTTTAGTTAATAGCGCTATAGTTGGTTTTTTGCCACATGAACTATTTGGAGGTAGAAATACAGTAAAAATTAATATCAAAGGTGGCTTCATAGATAAAAAATTCTGTGATGTTATAGCAGTAGGTCTTGTACATTCTCTAGATGGATTTGTTAGTAGGGATGATATTTTAGCAATTATGCAGTCACTATGTTATATTAAGGGAGGATATACTATAGATGGAAATAAAGCCATTTCTGCTTGGTCTTATATAAAAAGCAAATACACTAAAGAAGGCGGTGATGGAAATTTATCAGTAAAAGCTTATGATTGGGGAACAAACATGGTTCGAGACATAAAAGCATTTCCAAACTTTAAACAAAGAAAAGAAACCCCAACTGGAACTTCTGCAGATGAAGCTAAAACATTAATAGAAGATGCTACAAAATCATTAGATAGCAACGAAAATAATTTTGGTAAATATTTAGCTTCCATGGATCCCAAAAAGATAGAAGAAATCGAAAATCCTTCTAGTGAATTAGAGGGTGGTGACACTAAGCCAGAAATACAAGCAGCTAAAAAAAATTCAGGCGAGGAGAAATAACACCCTCGGAAAAATAGACATAGGAAAATAGATATATACATTAAATAATATCAAAAACTAATGGCCCAAAACCAGGATTACGTTTTAATATTGGAAAGATCTCTTTCTAATTTAAAAACAGAGAGAAGCCAAAACTCCAATGACATCTATTTAGAAGGTGTTGCTGCAGTTTTTGGTAAGGAAAATTCCAATCAAAGGATATATGAGGAAAGTGAATACCTTCCTCACCTTGAATATTTAAACGAGAAGATCAACCAAAGAAGGCTTTGTGGTGAATTAGATCATCCAAAAGAATTTGATGTTTCTTTGAAAAACCTTTCTCATGTTATTGAGAAGCTTGTTTATAACAAAGAAGATAGGACTGTTAGAATTAGAGTTAAACTTTTGGATACCCCAGCAGGGCAGATTGCTAGATCCTTAGTAGAAGCAGGAATACCGATCTCTATTTCTTCGAGAGCTGCAGGTGTAGTTGGTGCTAATAAAAGAGTAGAGATCAAAAGGATATTTACATATGACCTAGTAGCAGATCCCGGATTTGAAACAGCTCAATTAGGTAGGGTTTATGAAAGTTTTGGATCTGGATTAAATGAAAAAAATAAGAAAGATTCCATTATTAATGGGCTTTCCGTTATTAATGAGAATTTTGGATTGAAAAATGATTCTAATATTAGGATATATAGAATCAAAGATCAAGAGAAAATAGCAAAATTGCTATCCAAAAAAGAAAATACTACAAATAAGCAATCGAGCATGGAAAATTTTGTTACTGCGGAAGAACTTAATGAATATACCAAATTACTTCAAAAGGAGATGGCTTCACTTAAAGCTTCTCTATCTTCTTTGAAGACTACTAAGGTACCAGTTAAGATTAATGAAAAAGCTAAAACTGATAAAACAGAAAAGACTAGTAGCATGAGTTCAGAAGAAAGAATTTCTAAGCTAGAAAAATATTGTGACTATCTTGCTGAAAATTTAGAAGCATCTATTAAGTATAGTGAATATCTTTCAGAACATCTAGAAGGTTCAGTTACCGAGAATAGGAAAATGAATGAAACTATACAAAAGGTAATAGCATATTCTAAATATTTGGCTGAGCATCTTGATAACAATATTTCTTACGCAGAGTACATTGCAGAAAATGTAGATAATAGTGTTGCTAAATTTGCTACATTAGAAGAAAAAATTAGGCAAGCAGTATCTTACACAGAATACATTGCAGAAAATGTAGATAAGAATATAAGGTATAGTGAATATCTTGCAGAGAATTTGGATAAGAGTATGACATATGGTGAGTATCTTACCGAAAATATGAACAAGATTATTTCTTACCAAAACTACCTTGCTGAAAATCTAGATAGGAGTATTTCTTATGGTGAGTATTTAGCATTGAATTTGGACAGGGGTATTAGATATTCTGAAAGCATTGGAGAAAAGGTTAATCAGGGTCTAGCATTTGCTGACTATCTTGCAGAAAACCTACACAAGAGCATTCAGTTCTCTGATTACTTATCAGAAAAATTAGGTAACAATATTGGTTATGCAGAAGCATTGGCAGAATCAATGAACCACATAAAAGGAAACAAAAATTTGACAAAAGAAATTACTCAAGCTATTTCCGAAAATAAGAGGGTTTCAGGATTCTCTGGAAATTATGAAGGAATTTCTACTAAAATAGATAGTCTAATAGAATCTGTCAATAAACAAAAGACAGATGAGATAATAAATGAGAAAAGATATGGTTTCTTAAAGTTAGTGAATAACGACGTTAAAACTGGATTTTTATCTCTAAACGAAGCCGAAAAACAAAAGGTGACAAAAGCGCTTAATGAGAACAATTATTCATCCGAAAAAGAAGTAATTGACATCATGGGCAACGCTCTAACAGAGCAGGCAAGGTCTGGTGAGAAATTTCTTGATATGATGCCAGAGGAATTTAAAGGAGCATGGGAAGTAATGAATGAAGGCCAGAAGGCATCAATCATTGCACAGAGTACGTCTTATAGGCTTGATACTCCATACCAAATCAATCACTTCTGGAAATCAAGGGGAATTAAAGTACCAGCTAAGAATGTTCAGCAGTTAGACGAAAGTAAAAAAGTAATCTCAGGTCAAAATGGTAAAGCTTATGGTTCTGATTATATCAACAACATAGCTGCACAATTAGACATTAGGTTCAGAAAGTAAAAATAAATAAAATAATTCATATAAAATGAATCTTATTAATCATCACGAAATCTACGATACATGGGCACCCATTATCGAAAGTAAAACCGGGATAACTGATAGGTCTAAAATAGACTGGTTATCTACTTATTGCCACTACCACTCCTTAAACGAGTCTGCTGGTGCTTATAACTCCCTAGGTGTATTGAACGGTATGGGTAACGTTGCTCCTGCTGGTAACCTTTATGGTGGTTCTGCTAATGGCGGTTCCGGTGGTCCTGCTGCATTCTATGCTGGCGGTTCCTATTCAGGTTCAGGTCTTGGATCAGGTGATAAATTCCCATCCTTACTTCCTCTTGCTATTCAGGTAGCTGCAAAGACTGTCGGTTTCGACATCGTTCCAGTTATACCTATGCAAGGACCAACAGGCGTTCTTAGCTATTTAGATTACGTATATGCTGGTGGTAAGCTTGGTGGTGTATCTTCTGATGCTACTACTACTTATACAGCTAATGCTCCTGATCTTATTAAAGTTCCTACTAGTAGTACATCCCCTGCAACTAACTTAACAACAGGCACAATTTATGCTATTGGTGTTAGTCTTGCAGCAACTACTTATAACCTTGCTTCAACGGGTACTGCTGTGATTTATGCTCAGTTCGTAGGTAACTCTAGGATCGATGGTTATCCAATATTTAGGGTACAGGGTATCACTAATGGACAGTCTATTAATACTGCTATCCCTTCTACTGGTACTGCTGATATTTACTCAGCTACTTATTCTGGAACAACTTTAACAGTAACTTCTGCTACCCCGGTTGATTCAACTTCAGGTTCAGCAGCTCTTGTTAAAGCTCTTGAAGATCACATTCAAGGATTTACTGGTGCTGGTCTTGCAAATACTAACAACTGGCAGGGACCTTACGTTGATGGTACAGTTGCTTATGACCCAATGGCTAGAGGTGTTGGTGAAACTACCTACTTCAAATCAATGGCGCTTAACACCTTCACTAAATTCGTTGAAGCTGGTACATTCCAGATAGCTGCAGGTGTTACAACTGAACAGATACAAGATCTTAACAAGCAGTTTGGTATTGACGTAGTTTCTATGATCGAAAACTCTCTTGTTAACGAAGTATCTCAGGCTATTAACAAACACATCCTTTCTAGGGCATTTGCACTTGGTTGGTCAAATCACTATGAATTCTACACTGTAGAAGGACAGAACATGAACATTAACCTTGGTATTGGTGCAGGTGGTGGTTCTACTGCTAGCTATATCGGTAAAGGTGAATCTCTTATCACTCTTTCTACACCTGGCCAAATAGCAACCGGTGGTTACGAAAACCAGTCTACCGTTCAGAGGAGATTATTCTCTAGGCTATTAGCTGCTGCTAACGTAGTTGCTAACAGAGGTAGGAGAGGACCAGCTAACTTCGTAGTTTGTAACTCACAGATTGCTTCTGCATTACAGGACATCAGTCAGTTCACATTCGCACCATTCTCTAACACACTTACTCAGAACAACGGTACACTTTACCCTGTAGGTGCTATAGCAGGTATGACAGTTTATGTCGACCAGAATATGAAATACTCTGATACAAGGGTATTAGTAGGAAGAAAAGGTGGAGACGACGAACCTGGTATGAAATTTATGCCTTATATGATGGCAGAATCAATTCAGACAATTTCTGAAGGTACTATGTCACCAAAAATCGCAGTAAAATCTAGGTATGCATTGGTTGAAGCGGGACATCACCCACAAACTATGTACCTTACATTCTATGTTACTATGCCAGCTGCTGGTATCGTTTAATCGTAACCTCGATTAGTACGCAATTAGAAGTCCTAGAGAAATCTAGGACTTTTTTTATGAGTATCCTTTACTGAAAAATTAGATATATATAAAAAACATAGTTCCTAATGAATTTCATCAATAATCTCAAATCTTACGAGGATTGTAAATTAGCTCTTATAGAGTGTTATGGAGAAGTAGAATTAGCTGCAGAATATCTCAGAAATACAAAATATCCAGATTCAACAATTTATAATTTAAGGGAATCAGTACAAGCAGTAAAAGAAGGTTGGGGGAGTAAAATCATGAATGGTCTTTCTAAGCATTTAGGTGGAGATGTATCAAAATTAGATACTATTCTTAAAAAGATGGACGAGACCGAAAATAAGTTTGTAGATAGGGAAAACAAAATTGAAACTGAATATACCCAACTATTTAGGGAATTTGTTCATTTAAAATTTAAAGCCCAGGACAAGAGTAGAATGGGTCTAGTACAGGTTAGATTACAAGAATTAGAATCTCAAATGAGAGAAATAATTAGATCTTATAATTCCATAATGGATGATTTGGAAAAAGAGGTTGATATTATAACTAAAGGTAGTAATAGAAAAGCAGATTATTATAACCTCAAAAGGTCAAGGGATTCTGCAGAAGCTAAGAAAAGAAGGGCTGATAATAAATATAAATTAACAAAGTATCAGGATAATTCTCATATACAACAAAAAGTAGGAGAGATATTTGGTACTCCAGAGGAAGCACAAAAGGAAGCAGAGGTAGTTCAAAATCAAGCACAGGAAATACAGCAAAAGGTATCTAAATATGATCCGGGACCAGAATGGAAATCTATTGTATTTAGAGATGCAGAAGCTAAAATGAAGGATGCGCATGTTGTAGCTACCAAGTACAAGAATGGCCTTTATGAAATGATAAACCAAGAAGAATTAAATCCTTCCGCTAATAAATCGGAACATTCTAAGAGGGAATCTTCTTTCGTTGCTAAGAAAGGTACTGCTATAAAAAGAATAGAAGGTAAAATAAATAGTGTTAATTCTTTGGCACCTGATGGAAGTACAGATCAATTAAAGGATGCTGTTAAATATTATACGGAACAATTAGATAAGATTAAAAAGGAATTAATTGATTACCAATTTCCCCCTTATCAAGGTGTAGTCAAAAAGAAAAAGAAAAAGAGAGCACCAGTTGCAAAAAAACCAGAACCAGTAGAAAATGGAGAAAAAATTACTTAAATATGAAAAATTCATAAACGAAAATCTACTGGATACAATATCTGGTGGAATTAAGTCTATGTTTACTACTAGTTCGTCTAAAATAAAAACTATCATCAGTAAGATGATACAGGTAGAAAAAGATTTTATAGACAAAACAGATGAACTAAGTTTTAATATCTTTATGGCCCAGACTTTAGATTCTAGGAAAAAAGTAAAAGCCCCCGGAGTAAGTCCATTGTTAAAACAAAAGGCACTTATTAGTAAAAAAGCATTGGATGCCTTTGAGAAATCAAGGGATAGCCAAATTGCTAATTTACAGGATGATCTAATGAGGATAATAAAAAAAGATAGAAAGTTAGCAGAATACTATAATAAAGAAGCTGCCAATGCAGATAAGGTTATTGCAGATTATGCTTACAAGGTAGCTAAAAGACACCATAATGGCCAGTATGCAGATACTTATCAGGCACAATTTTTGGATATGGAAAATCTTAGAAAATCTTTAGGAAATACTTTACCTGCCACTGGAAATAAGACAGACCAGGATGGTGAATTAGAAGAAATATCTGAAATAGGTGAATATAAAATAGAAAAACCATATTGTCTTAAATGGGAATTTTTTATACAATACTTACAAGGAAGAACAGAGCAAGAACTTATTAAATGGAAACATGATGGTTTTGCTATTAAATTAAGATACCTAGACGAACACAAGGAATTAATAAGCGAACTTAATGCAAGAAAGAAATTCCTAAATACCGAGAAAAATAGATATGCTGCTAATGCACCAATCTATGATGTGGAGATAGAAGAGATTGAGAGAAATAAGAAAGCGGCAGAAAATAGATTAGAAGCTTTCAAAAACTATATGAGAATGAAGGTTGACTATATTGGTCGTTTAGTGAATTCAACAGAGGTAAAATAAAATACGATAATAAAATGATAAGGTCAAGTAGAGATTATATATCAAACCCAACATTTGATAAGCTTTTAGAAAGAGCTAAAAACTATACCCATTTAGTACCATTAAATGAAGCGGAGGATAATGGAGCTAGCGGTACTACATCACAGCCGGCTCAAGGGAATAAGCCTGCTACTCCTTTAAAAACACCACAACAACAGCCAACTCCGGCTAATAATGGGGCAGTAAATAATACTTCTACTTCTACTTCTGGACAAGCTTCTGTTGAAAAAAAGGATGATAAGCAACCAGAGCAAAAGCCTGAACAAAATAATCAAGCTAAACCTGCAGCAGTAGCACCAAAAGACATTATATATGTTTGTAAGGTTATAGCAAGTAACTTATTAACTCTACTATCTGCATACCATGTAAATTCCCCAGCTGTTTCCAGCAATCAAATACCAGGCCTTTCTGATTTATCAGGAACAAAAACGATGGATGCTTTTATAAAAGGTATCATTACTGGGTTAGATTCGATTACATCCGTTATTAATGGTGACGAGGATGCTAAATTTTATGGAGATTTTATATCTGCAAAGGATCAGGCTTTAAAGATGTATCAGGATGCTTTATCTAAATTTCCAGATGCACTAACAATGGAAATTCCAGATCTTGGTGCATATATTAAACCACAAGTAGATGTACTTCAATCGAACATAAACAACATGGCTGCTGCTACTCCAAAGAAGGTACAAAAGCCAGCAGAGACCCCTAACAAGGGATTTGGGGATTTTACTAATTTCCATGCTTATGAAGCTATGTTATTAGAACAAGAAGATTTGGGTGAGGATGATAACCAATCGTTAGATAAATTAAAATCAGACTTACAAAGAGCAGAGGATAAACAAAAGGAAGGAAAAGAAAGAGCAACTGACCGGATTAAGAGAAGAATTTTTGTAGAATTAATAGATGGTTGCGAAGATGTAATGGGTAGAGTAGATGCAGTTCGTAATAAAATAGCGATCGGTGCTGCTAATCCAAATCAGGCTAATTTTGGGTCTTTTAAAATGGAAGACCAATTTGTTGCATTGGCATCCGATATTAAAACTATGAGGGACCAGTTAAAAACACAAGATCCTGAAAGTATAGAGAGTGTTAATAGATTGATTACAAGATACGAAACAAAATTAAAGGATTATGTTTCATTAGAAAAGAAATTTAGAGACCAATATAATCATGAATTAGATGATCTAGAAAGTAAAAATAGTATAAAAGGTAAGAGCCCAGAAGCTTTTGATCTAATCTTACAAGGAAATAATGCCAGACAAAAAGTAGAAAATTATTCAATACAAAATAGGAAAGCAATACAAAATACAACAACCGATGCTGGGAGTGATGTTAAAAACAATTTAAAACTTGATTCTCCAATAAAGGCTGGATTAAAGAAAGGAGTAAAGGATGAAAATGTTTCTAAATTCCAATCTTTAGTAATCAACAAATTTGGTAATCTTGATGGATTTAAAAACGAACAAACATTCCAGAAATTTGTTAAATTTCAGGGAGACGGTAAATTTGGCCCTACAACAGAAAGAATAGTAAAGGCATTAAAAGCCGGATTTAAAATGACGGATAATACATCTGATATAACACAAGAACTTATAGATAAGGTTAATTCTTTCGATGGTAAAATACAGGAAAAAAGAACGTTTTCTTTTGAGATGTTTAATAGGGTATCAGAACAATTTGATATGAAGGCTGCTAAAACTGTATTAGGTACCAGGGAGCAAGAAGGAGGGGGAAATCCAAAAAAGAATAGGGCTACAAAAATTGATGTAGACCAGGCAAATAATATTTCTAAACAAGCAAATTTAAAGAAAGTTCCACAGGAGGATGTAGCAAAGATAAAAAATGATGCTATTAAAGGATATAAGATACAGCAATTAATAGATGAATTAACTAAGATGGGGGCTCAGAAGAATGAAAACTATGGTAAAGATGGTGCTACTTGTATTGCTAGTGGGACAGGTGCTAGATTCTTTGAGAATGGAGCAGTCATGAGAACATTTGATAAAGAAATGGGAACATTTGATTTAAAGGCAGGTGTTTGTAAATGGGAGGATGGAACACAGGATAAAATTGTAGATCTAATAAAGAATGATAATTTACCATCAAAGTATGCTGCATATTTAAGTAAATTAGTGGAAGATATTTATGGTGATGGTAGTAGAAATAAACAATTATACAGGGAGCTAATGAATTGGACACCAGAACAAGTGAAACTACTTTCAATGGCTTATTCTGTTGCACATAGTCCATATTGGGATAAAGGTAAAAAACATAATCTAGATAAAGATTTAAGCGATGAAATGACAAATACTGATGAGATTAGGGAATTCCAGAAGAAGTTTGCATCAGTGTTGTAATCTAAAATACTCTTCTTTAATTTCGTATATTTTTATAGAATCATACATTATTAATTTATGTGTTCCATTTACAAGTATATCTATACGACCTTTAAAGCGGGAATTCATTAAATCCTCAATCTTATAAATACCATCATCATCTCCCGTTCCAACTAATAGGACCTTAGTATGGAACGGGAATTTTTTTTGTAAATCCCTACTAATTGCTATTATTCTAGTCGTGTCTGAAATTTTACTTTTGAATTTATATCCACTAGCAGTTATATTTTTCTTCTTCCTGAAAGGGTAATAAATTGTGGATTTTACCCATGATGGGTCTTTTAAGTATATTCTAGGAATACCTAAAATAAGTTCTCGTCTTTCTCCAAAGAACAATATTGCTCCGAATATTATAAAGAAAATTACCATCGAAACTAACAGAGAATTTCTTTTCATATTACAAATATAATATAAAAGTTCTGAATAAAATAATCTAAGGCGTTTTAATTTTGTTAAAGTAGCTATATTGGTTATAAAGATTCTTGTTTTTTTATTGCTTTATCTATCAATTTTCTATTTCTATTAAAATAATTCTCCAATGAAACATTTAAATATTCTTCCTTAACTTTATCATAAAAACCTAACTCTTTTCTTACTATACAAATAGCATTTTTAAATCCTCCTATTATAACTATTCCATATTGTGTTTCTATATTATTGAAATGCTTATTTTGTTCATCCCATTCAGTTTCTGGCGTAGCCCAATATAAATAATTTCTTTGGTAATCATCATTATCCTGAATTAAATCAGGATGATTATTTAATCCTAGATATTGTATTATCTTATTTTTCCATTCCTCACCTAATTCAATATATGGATCCCCGAATATTAATAACTCTGTATATGGACTAAGTTCTTCGAATAATTTCAAATGTTTCATGAAGTATTTATCCAGATTGAAACTTTATTTATGGTTTAATCTATAATTATAGATGAAGCAAGAAGAACTGGAATATAAAAGAAATTGTCCATTATGTAGTAATGAAATTACATACTCTACCAAATGGGCATTAAAATATGCTGCTAATAAAAATACCAATTGTAAAAAATGTAATGCTATTAAACAATTTAAGAATTTAGACCAAAGGATTAAGGAGGGAAAGGCAGTTAATGGATTTCAGGGAAAGAGCCATTCGATAGAGATGAAGGATAATATGAGTAATAAAATTAAGAGTCTTTATAAAAATGGTAAATTGAATATATCAGGAGAAAAGAATCCCATGTTTGGTAAAACAGGAGAAAAATCCCCTAGATTTGGTACTCATTTATTAGAGGAGTTTATAAATAGATATGGGAAGATAGAAGGGAATAAAAAAATTCTAGAATGGAAAGAAAAAATATCATTAAAGAGCAGGGGAGAAAATAATTCTATGTATGGAAAGCCATCCCCAAAAAAATCCGGTAATGGATGGGCAGGGTGGTATAAAGGATGGTATTTCAGGAGTTTAAGAGAACTATCTTTTATGATTAATTATATAGAAAGATTTAATATGAAATGGGAATGTGGGGAAAGTGTTAAATATAGAATTCAATATATTGATTATAAAGGATCTAATAGAAATTATTTTCCAGATTTCATATTAAATTCTAAATTTATGGTCGAATGTAAGCCAAAACCATTATGGAAAAGTAAAGATATAGTTTCTAAAAAAAATAAGGCAATGGATTTCTGTATTAAAAATGATTTAATATATAAATTAATTGATCCAATATTATTAAGGGTTGAGAAATTAGAGGAATTATATAGAAAAGGAATAATAATGTTTAATAAATCATCAGAAATAAAATTTAATAACTATGTTACTAGTGGTCGAAGGAAATAGGCGGGCAGGAAAAAGCTTTTTGATAAATTCACAAAAGGTTTTTCCTACATTCAAGTTTGAATTTAATGAAGCCTTTAGTGGATTGAATTTAAAAAGAGACTCTCCGGATACCCATTATTTAGGACTTGGAAAAGAATTAATGCTACATCAATTAAATAGGGATGGATTTTTAAAAGAACAATTTCCTATCGGATGGATGAGATCAACTCCTTGCTTTGTAGTTGATCGTGGAATAATATCCAATACTGTATGGGGAGTATTTCAAAATAGAATTACCCTTAGGGAAGCAGAAGAACAAATAAGATGGATTGTAAAGAGTGGATTATTATTAGATAGCTATTTTGTAGCCATTGAAGGAACTTCTACCCAAGAGAGAAGGAAAGATATTTGGGATGGAGATGATTCCCGAGTACAGGAGGAGATTGATTTATTTAATCATTTCTATAACCTAATGGATAGAATGGGGTATAAAGTAAATAGATTCAAAAATAATTTTGACAAGGTCTCAGAAGATAATTTCACTAACTTTTTAAAAGAATTGGAAACTAGAATAACATGTGTGGAATATTAATAGGATATAATTTATCCCAACAAAGAATTGATTCAATTTCGCATAGAGGAATTGAATACAGCAAAGTGGATGGACCAAATGGATTAAATATGGTTCATCATAGATTACCAATACAAACTGCAGTAGGAGATCGATGGGAACAACCCCTTGATTTAGGTGAAGGAAAATATCTTTTGTTTAATGGAGAAATATTTAATTATCCAAAACAATATACTTCCGATACTGAATATTTAAAATCCTTATTTTCTAGTTATACAGGGGATTCTGAAATGTTTTATGCTCTATATACTCCTCATATCCAATCTTGGGATGGTTTTTGGGCTATTTGTATTATTGATACCAAGAAAGGTAATGTAATTGCATTTACAGATCCCCTTGGTAAAAAATGTCTCTATACAAATGAGAAAGGTGAAATATGTTCAGAGACAAAAGGATTGATAAATGAAAACACAAAGATAAACCAGGAATTTATAGGAGGAGTTAAGAAATGGGGGTATATTCCAAATGAGACTACACCCTTTACAAACATAACAAAACTTAAAAATAATTTAATATATTTCTGGAATTTAAAGACTCCAGAAATAAAGCAAACATACGGTCCGTATTATCAGTTTACTTTTGATTTTAGCATCTTTAAATCAGAAGATGATGTATATGATTGGCTTTGGGAAAAGCTTGAAAATTCAACACGTAATAGACTTTTAAGCTTAGATTATCCTATCTCTATTCTATTAAGTGGTGGACTGGATTCTAGTATTATAGGAGGATTACTTTTAAAGCTCGGTGCAGATGTTAGTTGGTATTCTATTAAGAATGGTCCTGATGATGAGTATGTAAGGATGTGTGAAAAATATTGGGGTATCAAGGTTAATTTCTTGGACTACAATATGAATTCCGAGGACCCAAATTTTAGTAAAAAATTAGATGAGATATATTCACATTGGAATGAATCCCCTGTTGATCTAGGAAGTGTTGTACCTCAATACATGTTATTTGATGCAATCAAAAAAGGAACTAATACAAGAATAGTTTTATCAGGGGATGGAGCAGATGAATTATTTGGTGGATATAGAAGGATCCACGAATATGATTCCCAGAAAAGTGATATATTCCACGAATTAACTTATTATCATCTTCCAAGATTAGATAAGATGTCAATGGCTCATACATTAGAATTAAGAAATCCATTCCTTAATTTACAGATTGTTTCATTTGCATTAAGTCTTCCATTAGGAATGAGAACAGATAAAAAAGTCCTCAAAGAAACCTTTAGAGGACTTATACCAGATGAAATCTTAACTCGTAAGAAGCATCCATTAAAAAACGAGAAAATTGTAATTAATCCTGAAAATTATAGACAGGAAGCAATTGATCATTTTCTTTCTATTACTCGGTAGAAAGTATTATACCACCTCTTGAACCTTCCTTAGCTGATGCTGGGTCATATTCTTCAGGTTTATCTGTAACTATAAAGGTCCTACTTGGGTCGATCACTAATCCTGCTCTATCCATGAAGGACCTATTAATTAATAGGGGTGTACTTTTTGTTTTTCTGTCAACTACAGAAAATTTAACCTCTGTATATGTAGTTCCTTCAAATTCCACATCAAGTAAAATAACAGGCCTCTTTTCTGTCTCTGCCCCAATTTCTGGGTGAGAATATTCTACTATCTTATTCTTATATTCCTTATCTCCAATACTCCAAATAATTTCTTTACCTATTTGTTCAAAAGAATCTGCATGTAAGGAACAAGATATAGCGCCATTACCAGTATCAGATTTTCCTACAAAATCACCCACACCTTTCACGGTAAAAATTTCTCTAAATCCTATGATTTTTGTTGGATGACTCCAGTTCTTTTTATTGGCTAAGAAGTCCAATACTATCTCTGTTATTGGCAGGCCTGTAGTTTTTTCTATACCGTCTGTTCCAGGAGAAGCATTAACTTCCAATACATAAGGTTTCTTAGTTTCTGACTCTACTATGATGTCCACCCCGCACCAACCACACCCAGTTGCCTTTGCACATTTAATAGCAATCTTCTCTACTTCTGGGCTTAATTCAACCTTTTCTGTTGCTCCTCCAAGAGAGAAATTGGTCCTAAAATCCCCCTCAATTTTAATCCTTTTCATCGCCCCAATAACTTCATAATTGTATCCTTCGTCGCTGCCGTCACGGTTGCCTAAAACGTGAATACGCAAATCGTATTCAGCTTCAATCTTCTCTTGTAAAAGTAATTCTGTGTTCGGGGAAAGCTTCCAAATTGTTTGAAGCGAGGATATCAGGGATGGGTGCGAATCTATCTGAAAAACTCCTATACCTTTTGTACCATTAAGTAATTTAACGATGATTGGAAATCTTCCACCAATTTCTTCAACTGCACTATCTACACTCTTTATGTTTGATATTAATGAAGTTTTTGGTACTGGTATCCCTCTTTCTGATAGTTTTTCACAAGTCTCCAATTTATCCTCACACATCAAAACCGATTTTAGTGAATTGATTGCGGTAAATCCTATAGTTTCTAATTTCTGGAAAAATTTAACAGCCGCAGTATTTTCAATAGAAGATCTCCTAGGTAGTATCATAGTATTAGATACATCAACTTCAGTTTTTTCTTCTCCTTTATTACCTATTAAATATGTTCCCTTTTCTGTTTTTTCTATTACTCCATAGGGTGTATCAATAACTACACATCTTATTCCCCTTTTCTTGCATTTATCAACAAGTTTTTTTACAGTTGGGGCAATAGCTCCACTTTTACCCAATCTAGTAGTAAGGACAATCAATGAACTTGGTTTTTCCTTCTTCACCTTAGGTTTTCCTTTAAATACGAAATCTTTAATTGATTTTTCCATTCGAGATAATTATAATTATATATCCCCGAAAATTAAAAAAGACCCTCGATTTGGAGAGTCCAGTTTAATAAGTTAAACTATAACTTTGTTATGCGAAATACTCGTCGAAAGTTTCTATACCAGGTGCTGTTTCATCCTCTGAATCGTCAATTTCATCAACTTCGTCACCAGCATCTTCTGTACCATCTTCAAAGAAATCACCACCTTCTTCTTCTATTTCTTCTTCTTCGGTTTCTTCTTTAGTCCAGTCAAAATCTCCGCCACCTTTAGCGTCTTTCTTATCTTTCTTTTTCTTAGATCCCTTATCTTCAGTAGCATCTGTATCTTCGGCTTCATCGGCTTCATCACCTTCAGTAGCATCTGCATCTGCATCAGTAGCATCTTCGGTTTCATCGCCTTCAGTAGCATCTGTATCTTCAGCACCTTCGGTAGCATCTTCGTCACCGCCACCGTAGTAGTCATCGGTTTTTTCACCGCCTTCTTCTCCTGCTCCGTCCATATGTAGAACTTCCTCGCAAAATTCGTCGAATGAGAATATTTTAGCCATTTTTGTAGTTATTTTATTTACTTATATATCTTTTTTATTCAGTGATTCCGCCTAATTCCGGAGGGGTTCCTGATTCTGTTGTTACTGCTGGTGCTGCGTACATAATTTTAGAGGTGTGGTTAAATATAGGATCTACCCAATCCATGTATTGCCAAGGTCTTTCTATTTTTATGGTATGAAATCCAGTACGATCTTCCTTACTAAGATTTTTTGGATTCCATGGGTCATTTATAACTTTTAAGAAATCCTTAAATTCTAGCACCTCTCTTTTCTTAACATTTTTCTGGTTCATACTGTATATATGTATTATTACCCTTCGTTTCCATCAGTTGGTGCACTAGGAGTAGTTGGTTTAGAAGTATTTGTAGCACCACTACCTCCGCCAATTCCTAAGAAACTCAATAGACCCATTCCTTTTGCTTGTCCTATTACAGAAGGGTCATCTTTAGATGCTTGATGTAATTGGTCCTTCATTTCTTGTTTAGCTGCAGGATCTGCAGTTTTCCCTTTAAAAATATCAGAAAAACCAGGAGCACCTTTACCACAAATTTTACCTTCTATTTCAGCTTCTATTTTGGATAAAAAATCACTATTAATTAATGACATACCAATAGAGTTTGCTATTGTTTTAATAAAGGTATTAGAAATACCTCCCCTTTGTGCTGGGTTTGAAGGTGCTATTTTTAAACTTCCCAATATAAGATTTGCACCTTCATTAGTTATAAAATTCACTAAACCATGCTGAATTGCTTCTGCCCAATATTTACAGGAACCATCACCGAAGTAATTACCTATTGATGTAAATTCTATTTCAGAAACTATTTGAGTAGCCAATTCCATTATCCATCCTTCTTTTGGTAAACCTAGTTTTCCTAATACCCATCCAGCAGCATATTGGTAAAGAGTCTTCTTAAATCCACCGCCTAGTGCAGAAAATATTTCACCAAGGCCTTCATTTATTTCTTCTTTTGTCCTCCCCTCTAAAATCATCACATCAATGTGAGTTTGTATCCCATCTATGTGAGCGAAATACTCTTTTTTCTCCATCAATGCCACTGGTTTCTTAGGATTTAGAAATTCGTTATACCTAGTTATCATGGGGCTAATCTTTTAACTATATATCGTACTTTAGCAAGAGTTTTTTATTGATATATAGGATTAATGAAGCATTTAAAGACGTTTACTGAATTAACTGAATCATCATCTGCTGGGTCACAAGAAACCAATGATATATTACCATTTAAGTATGCTGGTGTATATGATCCCCGTGTTGGTTATAACAAAACCGATTTTATTGCAGATGTAGAGATTATGTTAAAAAACATGGATGAACAGGATAAAGAAGATATAAAGGTGATTATAAAATCCTTGACTGGCTCGGGATCAGTGGATTCAATTAGGAATCTTCGTTCAAAGGAACTTAATTTATTAATGAAAGCTATAGAAGATTTTTTGGATTCAAAAGCGGATTTTCAATTAACCATATATCCAGATGGCTATGTTCTTTGTTTTGAAAATATAAGGGCTGGTAAAAAGAAATATGACATCTATTTTAGTCCAAAGAAAAATGATATTAAAATAGTACCGCAAACTGGCTCTGCGGTGGAGCCAGAATATATTTCCACAATAGAAAATTTCGATCCCAAAAAATATGGGATCGAAAAAGATGATTTCCTTAAAACTATCGAACAGGCGAAAAATATCTTTATGCAGAAAGGAACTTCTGATAAGACTCAACAATAAATTGTATTCCCCTTTCTTTCATTAAATCAAATCCTACTTCCGTTTCTTTTTTAGATTTATCCAAATCTGCAAATATAAAGGAATCTAATGAGGGATTGTAGATTTTAATTTCGCTTTGGAAAAATTTCATTATCTTCTTATCTGATATGCTATATTTAGGTAAAGGGTCTAATAATTCAGTAATTAATATACCAATTTGATCTTTCTGCTTAACCTTTACAAAAGAGAACATCCAAGAATATATTTTAAATATTCTTTTATTTGGAATACGTAAAACCAAAAATCCTTGGTCCTTAAATGTTTTAGCTTCATCATAGGAATGGACCTTTATAGAATCATTTATCTCCTGAAGAAGAGGATTTATTTTACTTAGAAATCCATCCAGTATACCTATTGAGTTGTCGATAAGTACCTTTAATTCGTCTTCTTTGTCTGTAACCTGATCTTGAAAAGTTTTTAATTGCTCTAAATCTGTTTGCGTCATGGTGACCAATGTCCGATCAGATAGATTTTTCTTATCCTTGAAGGTTTTTAAGTCGTCATGGATCCTTCTAATCTTTTGGATCTGTTCATTGTATTTTTTGTCGCTAAGATCCTTCTCTACTGACTGCAAAAAATCCATCAGCACATAGAACTTATGTTCAACATCAATCGGGTCTTGTAAAAACCAGTAATTCTTAAGTACTTTCATTCGTCACTTTTATCTTTACTTATATATAAAACCAGAGATATAATTTCGTAGGAAAATATATAAAAATATCTGAAACTTTGTTAAAAAACACTGATAAAAGTATTACGAAGTTAATAGCCCACCAGTAAATATTGTTATATCTATGAGCCCTTATTTGGTAATTGCATACGCAACAAAGAATGATTATTACGAAACATTGTCAAGAAATCTCCAACAATCATGTAAAGATTTTAATATTCCACTACATTTAGAACTTATTGATTCGTTAGGTTCATGGGAAAAGAATACTCACTACAAAGCCCAGTTTATAAAGGATTCTATAACAAAATTGGATTCCACATCTTTTGTTTATGTTGATGTTGATGCAGTTTTTAGATCATCCCCAGTACTATTTGATACAATAGATTGTGATATTTCTTTCCGTTTGGAAAATTTTCCATGGAGAAAGAATGAACCACTAAGTGGTACAGTATACTTTAAAAAATCACCAGAAATTCTTGCTCTTATAGACGAATGGATTAAGATAAATACTGAAACTCCTGCGCAAAGACGAAACCCTTTGACTTGGGAACAATTCAATATGAAAAGGGCATTGGATCTACATCCAGAATTAGTATTTAATAATTTACCACCTGAATATGTTTTTGTAGATACACATTCACAAAAGTTATATCCAAATGTAACTCCTATAATTTATCACCATCAAGCAAGCAGGATAACATGTAGATAAAATTACCTCCTGGATATATATGTATTGCCAACATTATTTAGATATATAGATTATGGTTAAATCTGGAATTTATAAAATAGTTAATAAAACCACGAATAAAATTTATATTGGATCTGCTGTTAATATAGATAAAAGATGGAATATACATATTAATGAATTAGATAAAAATATACACAGTAATAGCTATTTACAAAATGCTTGGAATAAATACGGGAGAGAAGATTTTATTTTTTTAGTGATAGAAAATACTGATAGAAATAAAAAAATCCTAATCGAAAGGGAACAATATTATTTAGATTTAGAAAAACCTTATATTAGAAATATAGGATATAATATTTATAAAACTGCTAATAGTCCGTTAGGTTATAAATTTTCAAAGAGTCAAAAAGGTAATTTATCTTTATTATGGAAGAAGAAATATCAAAACGGGTATATAAATCCAACAAAAGGAATTGAAAGAAGCCAACACTCGAAAGAAAAACAATCCCTTTCCATGAAAGAATTATATAAAACAAAAATACCCGAATGGAAAGGAAAACAAAGAAATGAAGATACAAAAGAAAAGATTAGATTAAAAAATTCGGGAATGAATAGTCCATTATATGGGCTGCGCGGAAAAGATCATCCGGCATATGGAAAACAATTAAGAGGAGTGAATCATCCAAATTATGGGAAAAAAGCTCTTAATTCTATAAATGTTCAATTAATAAAGGACAATATAATTATGGATTTTTCCTCTGTGAAAGAAGCAGCTAATTTTTTAGATATAAGTAGATCCACATTAAGATCCTATAAAAATAGAATTTATAATGGATTTTTAATAAAATTTAATGATCCAAATGAAACTAAATAGAGCTATACTTTCTTCGAATGATGATCCAAAATATTTGGATTTTTGGCCTTATGTTTCCAAAGCATGGAGGGATTTAATAGGAATAGAGCCTGTTCTTTTTTTTATAGGCGAAGCTGGAAGAGTGGAAGAACTATCTAAATATGGACAGGTTATTCAAGTTCCTGTGATGCCTGAATGGGATATTGTTAATCAAGCTCAATCAATAAGATTATGGGCCGGAACAAAATTTCCAACGGATACTTTAATAATCTCCGACCTGGATATGCTTCCCATTAGTAGAAAGTATTATACTGAAAACCTCCCTGAGATACCAGAGGATTTCTTTGTTAGTTATACTAGTGATGTCTTGGAACACGGATTTTATAGAAGAAGACCAATGTTTCCTATGTGTTATTTGGCAGGTAAAGGAAATACCTTTAATGAAATATTAGGAATTAATGAAAACACTTCTTGGGAATCTTTTATGTTAAGTATGAAAAAAGCCAATCATGGCTATGGTACGGACCAACAATACTTTTATTCCAAATATCTTCAGTGGGACGGAAAAGTTAATCGATATGTCGGAATGAGAAGAGGTTGGATAGATGGTAAAATAGCAAGAAATAGATTAGATAAAGTTCGTTGGCCAGAAAAGCATGACTATATAGCAGAAGAGTTTTTTGATTGCCATTTACCACTGCCATTCAAAGATAATCTACACAAATGTAATGAATTGTTTAAAAAATTAAATTTAGTATGAGCAAATTATCAATTATAGTTCCAGTTGCAGGCGGTGATGGATTCAGACAAAGAAATTTTACACAATGTCTTAAATCTATTGAGGACCAAACTTATAAGGATTATGAAGTTATTATAGTAGAGCAAACATTAGATGGAGCATTTTATAAGGAATATGTTAAATCGAAAGGAATGAGATGGGTTGGTATAAAAGATCCATATTCTAGAGGGTTTAATCTTAGTTGGTGTAGAAATGTGGGAGCAAGAATTGCAGAAGGAGAGAAGATTATATTGATGGATGCAGATATGGTATTCCAGGAAAATTATTTTACAGAGGTTGCGAATAGTAATTACCCATTTGCTGGTGGTTCTAATTTATATCATTGGATATTCCACGAATCTGCTACCCAAGTATTTCTTGCAGGCAGGAATTTTAATCAACTTTATACCTATGGTGGAGGAAGCCATAGGGATCCAGTATTTAGATTTGAGACCTTTACAAAAGGATGTGGATATGGTGCAGTATTAATTTTTGATAAGAAATGGTATTGGGAGGAATTTGGTGGTTATCCAGAGGATTTCTTTAGATATGGTTGGGAGGATAAAGCAGCAATAGAAATTATTAAGCATGCGTTAAAGGTAGAAAATGATACAGATTTACCAAAAATAAATTATCCTATTATACATTTAAGCCATTATGCAAAGGATGGACTAAATATGAGGGTAAATGAAGATCTATATTACAAAATCAAAAATATGGACAAACAACAAATAATAGATAAATCAAAATCCCTAGAGTTAGGGAATATAAATAGACCCCAAAATGTCTTAAGTTAAGTCAAAAATGGCATTTTTAATAGTGATATATAAAACAAAATGAAGGTATTAATAGCAATAGCAAGTTGTAATAGGGACTCAAAGAATGGTTATAATCAAACAGTAAGGGATACCTGGTTAAGTGGTCATAACGTTGATTATAAATTCTTTTTAGGAGCAGGTTCTGCAGAACCCAAGAGTGATGAAGTTATACTTCCCTGCCCAGATGATTATCTTAGTCTTCCATATAAAACCCTCGAAATATTGAAATGGGCTCTTTCTAATGGATATGATTACGTTTACAAATGTGACACCGATACATTTGTAATGTTAGAAAGATTATTATCTTCTGGCTTTGAAGAGTATGATTATGTAGGAACATTTAACGAAAAATTAGGAAAGCCTAATGTTGTCTATGGGACTTTATTTTCTTGGGCAAGCGGTGGTAGTGGTTATTGGTTATCTAAAAAAGCCGCGGAAGTAATTATTGCTAATGGCGTAAATGAAAAAGCAGTTTGTCCAAGATTAAGAATTCCATGTGAGGATCTATGGGTAGGTCAATTACTTGGTCCAGGAATTCAAAGTGCAGCTATAAAAGCTTGGGATAATCCACGATACGGAAAGAGTTTTAGTGCGGATTATATAACTGATATTAGTTCTCATTATTGTTCAGAAGGGATGCACAGGAAATTTGATGTGTCTTGGATGATTAAACATTATAATACCAATAAATAAGATGATTTGTAGTTTACAAGGTAGGATAGGAAACCAAATGTTCCAATATGCAATGGCCAGAGCTGGTGCAATTAGGCTCAATTGTGATTTAAAACTAAACATAAACAGATTAAAGAACAATTCATTATCTTCATTCAATTTATGTTTGTGGAAAGGGGTAAATTTGCCTATAGTTGATATAGAGCCTAATCCAATATATGAAGGTGATTTATTTTATAATCCTGCTATAGTTGCATACTTAAATTGTAACAGCTCATTAATTGGATATTGGCAAACTGAAAAATATTTTAAAACTATCAAAGGAATACTGCAAGAAGAATTTGTACCAAGAGAACCTCTAACAGAAAGAGGATTAGAAACAGAAAGACTTATTAGAGAAGCGGGAGATCGTAGTGTTTTCCTCACTGTTAGAAGAACAGATTACGTAACTTCTGATTTTCATGGATTACTATCTATGGATTATTATAATCAGGCTTTATCTATTATGGCTAGTAAAGTTCCAAATCCCGTCATATTTGTTTTCTCTGATGAACCTGAATGGTGTAAAGAAAATTTACATTTTCCTTATGAGACTATTATAGCAGGAAATTATAATATCTCAACCCCAGATAAAATGGGTAGAGAAGACGAAGAGCTTTGGCTAATGAGTCAATGTAAAAATGCCATAATGGCAAATAGCTCATATTCATGGTGGGGTGCTTGGTTAAATGATACAGGAGTAGTTATTGGACCTCAAAGGTGGTTACTTTCCGATAAGAAAAATACCTGTGACATCATGCCAGATAGATGGATCAAAATATAAATATACTAAAATGGAAGAAAAAGTACAGTACCTACATATTGGATGCGGAGCAAATATTTTACCAAAGCCTTTTTTTAATTTAGATGTACGAGAATTACCAGGAGTGGATATTGTATCCCAAGCTGATGTATTATCAATTCCAGATAATATGTTTGACTTAGTTTACTCATCTCACGTATTAGAACATTTTTTAAAAGCGGATACTCAAAAAGTTCTTAATGAATGGGTTAGAGTTTTAAAACCGGGGGGTATTATTAGATTATCTGTTCCATCATTTGAAAATTTAATCAAGATCTATCAGAAAAGTGGAGACATTAGTTATGTTATAGGACCATTAGTTGGTGGGCAAACCTATGATCAAAACTTTCACTATAATGCTTTTGATACTAAATCACTAACTGAGTATCTTATAAATGCCGGATGTGAAGCAGTTCATACATGGGATTATCGAAGAACTTCTCATAGTGGATTTTTTGATTTCTCACAAGCAACTACAATGGAAATACCAATAAGTTTAAATCTTGAGGCTCGTAAAATAATAAAGGAATAATGAATTTAGATAATTGTAAGTATGTAGTCTGGGGATATAAAAATGTATATCATACTCATACACATATACACGAAGCTTTTTATAGAACCTTAAAATTAACAGGTAAAACTGTTGAATGGCTTGATGCTGCTGATGATATAAGGGATAAAGATTTTAGCAATACCTTCTTTATTAGTAATTCGGATTGCATTAATAACTCTTATTGGCCATGGAAAACTCCTATAATTTCTAGTATACCTCTTCGTACTGATTGTTTCTATGCAATACATGGGTTAAATAATGATGCCGCAGTAAGTGATATATTAAGGCCATTCAAAAATAAACTAAGTTGGAATGTATTAACAACTGAGACATGGACTAAAAATATTATTCCACCGTGGTTTCCTGCACCCGAAGGAAGAATTGATCTAGATGTAGAAGCTCCATTCTGGCCTAAGGAGGGAAATTTACAATTTAGATGGGCAACAGATTTAATTCCTTCAGAGATAGAAGCTAATAAGCCAAAAGAAATGCTAAGCCTAAAAAATAAAGTAGTCCATTATATTGGTACTTTATGGTGGGTAAATGAGAAGGAATTAGCAGAATTCAGAAGAGCTTGTATAGATGATGGAGTTGAGTTTAAACAAACAGGTGCCGGACAAGATGGTGTAATATCTCACGAAGATAATATTAGAATGGTTAGGGAATCTTATATGGCCCCTTCTATTTCTGGTACTCATCATTTAACAGAGGGGTATGCCCCATGTAGAATATTTAAGAATATTAGTTATGGCCAATTTGGTATTACAAATTCCAAATACGTTAATGAATTATTTGAAAATAGATTAATATACAATCCTGATCCATATCAGTTATATTTTGATGCAAAAGAAAGACTACAAAATATGCATGTATCAGAATTACATGAATTGATGGATTTTGTAGCGGCAAAACACACATATTTGAATAGATTAGACATATTAAAAAAAGCAGCTCAAATAATAATCGATAATGGATAAGTTAAATTACTTAGATTGGGTTAGTAATGAATACAATTTATGGTCTAATTTTTTACAAAAATGTAAGGGCGATAATTTTTTGAACTTTAAATCACAGGAACAAATTATTAGAATGGTCGGAGCCTCTTCATTAGAAGGTCTTTTCTCTTCTAGATTACAAGATTATGGATTTAGATGGGAGGAAATAGAACAGATTGATAATATAGGAAATCCCCCGCAAACAGAGAATATTGGCAATAGTAAAATTAGTACAATAACTCTAAGATATTTATATTATGCAAATATAATATTAGATAAGATAAAAGAAAATTCAGAGATAAGAATTGTTGAAATTGGCGGGGGATATGGAGGATTTTGTTCTATTATGGATTATCTGGCTAATTTTAGAAGGATTAAAATAGATCATTATTCAATCTATGATTTGCCAGGTGTACAATCATTCCAAAAATACTATTTAAACGAAGTAATAGATTTTAATAAAGAATTTGGTATTAAAAATCTAGGATTTCTAGATTCTCAAAATCTTAATTTATTTACCAATGACCATAATTATTTGATAAGTTTTTATGCTTTGGGTGAATTTGACGAAAAGACAAAATACAATTATATAGATAAGGTTGTATCAAAGGTAGATCACGGATTTATTTTATGGAATCCGCATCTTGATCATGATCCTATCGGAGAGGAAATGTTAAGAAAATATCATCCTTACTTGAAAATGAAAAAAGAAGATCCGGAAACATCTTCCTTTAACATGGAAATAATATTCTAAAAATGAAAATACTAATAACAGGCAGTTCTGGACTTATAGGTGGTGAAGCAGTATCTTATTTTGATAAATTAGGACATACTGTTATTGGCATAGATAATAATATGCGTAAGGAATTTTTTGGCGACCAAGGAGATACCGAATGGAATTTACATAGGATATACCACAATTGTAAAAATTTCACACATGTAAATGTTGATATTAGAGACTATGAATCTATGGAACATTGGGCATTTAATGTACATGCACCATTTGATGCTATCATCCATTGTGCTGCTCAACCCTCTCATGATAAGGCAAAAGACATACCAATAATTGATTTTCAGGTAAATGCTTTGGGAACATTAAATCTTTTGGAGCTAACAAGGAAACATTGTCCTAATGCAGTCTTTATATTTACCAGCACAAATAAAGTTTATGGTGATGCCCCTAATGAAATACCTATGATAGAATTAGATAAACGATATGATTATCGTGACCTAGATTATATTAATGGTATAAAGGAGGATTTTAGAATAGATCAAAGTACACATTCCGTTTTTGGCGCATCAAAGGTAGCAGCGGATGTAATGGTTCAAGAATATGGACGTTATTTTAGAATGAAGACGTGTGTATTTAGGGGTGGGTGTTTAACTGGACCAACTCATTCCAGTGTAGAACTGCATGGATTTCTTTCTTATCTAGTTAAGTGTGCAGTATTGGGAAAACATTATACAGTTTTTGGTTATAAGGGAAAACAAGTAAGAGATAATATTCATAGCTATGACGTTGTCCGTGCAATGGAAGAAGTTATAAAAAATCCAATTCCTGGGTCTGTTTATAATATTGGGGGTGGCAGGGAAAATAGTATTTCTATGTTGGAAGCTATAGATAAAATAGAAAGTATTACCGGAAAAAAATTAGATTGGTCTTATGATGACACTAATCGAGTTGGTGATCACATTTGTTACATTACGGATTTAAGTAAATTTAAAAAAGATTATCCAGAGTGGAATATAACTAAATCAATAGACCAGACTTTATTAGAAATTATTGGAGGAAGCAGGGGAATTACTACAGAAAGGTATATGCCAGGAGATGGCGGAGATGATTATTTTGAAGCCTATGCGAAGCCCTTGGAAAAGCTTGGAAGAGGTAGAGTTTTAGATATTGGTTGTGGATCTGGATTTTTTACAAGGAGGCTCGCTGAAAATCCTAAAGTAGATTCAATTATTGCCACTGATAAATTTAATGGTTATAAAGCTCCAAATCCAAAAGTAGATTACCAGATTATCACTACAGAAGAACTGATAGAAAGTGATCCTGGAAAATTTGATGTAATTTGTTCAACCGAACATATAGAGCATTTAAATCATCCAACACAATTCAAATTATTGGATTGGATAAAAACAAGGTTAACAGAAGATGGCGTATTCATAGGATCTATGCCCTATAGGGATGATCCAAAAAATCCTGATCCTTATCATAAAATGACCATGAATATGGACGAATGGGAAGGGATATTGAAAATGAGGTTTTCTACTGTTAATATTTATTCCACGGATCAAAGGTCTTATTATTGGGAGGCATGTCTGTAACTTTTTATCTGGTTATTTGTATAATAAAAGATGAATTACAAGGATTTAATTTATAGGGAAATAGAAGCAATTAATAAAATCCCGACTGAGCAGGTAGAAAAACTTGTAGGAATTTTATTAATTCGTAATAATTTTTTAAATTAACTCTCTTGCTTTTAGATTCAAATAACCAGAATGGTGGAATTTAGCATACTTTTCTTTAGTAAATCCTATTTTCTCTGTAATTAAAGTAATAATAACATCCCCGATAATTTTCATTAAAGTTGTTGATATAGAGGGTGCTAATCCTAATGGACATAATTCTTCACTTTTCCCTGTGTACAAAGATAGATCAGATTTTTTTATAAGAGTTCCTTCCAAATTTCCAGTAATTGATATTATTTTTATGTCTGAGGATATTTTTTTAGTAAGTTCTACTAATTCTATTATTTCTCTTGTTTCTCCCGAATTTGATAATAAAATTAAAATATCATTAATTCCAATTATTCCTAAATCTCCATGCTGTGCTTCTGTCGGATGTAAGAAAATAGACGGAACACCTATAGAAGTGAGGGTAGATGCCATATTATTTGCAATTTGGCCAGCTTTACCAATCCCGGTTAAAATTAATTTATTATGATTTATATGTATTCTATTATAAATTAATTCAACAAGAATATTATAGTTTTCGTTTATTGGAATTTTTTCTATAAATTCTATTTCTTTTCTTATAAGATCCTTAATCTTATTCATTATAGTAATTTTTTATTTTCTCATTATATCTTTCCATAAATACTATCTCGCCTGATAATATTTTGTCTTTTATATCAATGATTTTAATAGGATTAATGCAATGTGTTATTTTATATTTTAGTCCATTATTATTACAATATAATATTGCCGCCTCTTTTTTCCTAACTATTGTATTTGAATTCCATAATTTCTTTGGTTTTAATTCAACTAAATATTTATTTTCTATTACAAAATCTGGTAGATAATTTTTTATTTTATTATCTTGGTCTTTATATGGAATCTTTATATACTCTGCATTTTCCCATTTCAAATTAAATCTTTCTATTACATTAATCATATATGATAATTCTAATAAACTTCTAAAATGCCATCCCTTATACCATCCGCACCATCCATTTCCTACTCCAGTTGGTATTGGTTTACCATACATGGGATTTTTTTCGCCTTTATTCTGTATAGATTTTTTATTTTTTAACTCTTCAATCTTTAAATTTGCTTCTTTAATTCCATATTTTTTTACCCATTGATTATAATAAGTTCTTCCATACATGGGATTTTTTTCGCCACAAAATTTTAAATTAATTTCTATACCATACTTTTTTAAATATTTACTAATTAGTTGTCTTGTATGATTTAATTCTATTGCTATTTCTTTGATTTGCATTCCTTTTACTACATATAGCTCATATAATATTTCCTTATTAAAATTAATTTTATTTCTTCTTCTTATATTAGACATAACTTGTGGAATGGGATTTATCTATATATCTAATTACTAAATTGAAATAAGAAATTTTTTAAAATAATATGCTATAATTTAATATGAAATTAATAGCTGGCCCTTGCGTAATAGAGGATGAAAAAATTACAATGTCTATTGCTAGGAAACTAAAAAAGAATTTAGACCCGGAGATAGATTTCTACTTTAAGGCAAGTTTTAAGAAAGCTAATAGAACCAGTATTAAAAGCTTTACTGGTATTCCTTATGAAGAAAGTATCGCCATTCTTAAAAAAATTAAAGAAACCCTTCATTTAAAAGTTTGTACTGATATCCATGAAATATTGGATTTGGCAGAATTGGATTTCATAGACGTTATACAAATTCCAGCTTTTTTATGTAGGCAAACAGACCTAATAATTGCTGCTGGAAAAACTGGAAAAATTGTTAATATTAAAAAAGGACAATTTATGAGTCCGGAAGCAATGTCATTTAGTGTAGAAAAAGCATTATATTCAGGAGCTTCTGAGGTTTGGGTTACTGAAAGAGGTACAACCTTTGGTTATAATGATTTAGTTGTCGATGCTACCTCTATTCCAAGAATCAAAACATCATGTGGATGTGTAGCTATTATGGATGCAACCCATAGCTTACAGAAACCTAATCAAACGTCGGGTATAACACACGGTTCAGATAAATCCCTCTCAAGAATATTAATGAGACAAGCAGTAGTTTCGGGGGCAGATGGAATATTTATGGAAGTACATACAAGTCCAAATGAATCTCTTTCAGATAAAGAAACCATATTACAAATTGATAAAGGTATTAAATGGGCAAACGAAGCATATAAAATTTCCAAACTTCTAAAAAACCAAATCGACTAATGAAAGAGATGGATATAGTCATAGTTAGCTATGCAAAAAACAAAAAATGCTGGGATTTAACATATGAATGTATAAATTCACTATTCTCCTCTGAAGAAGAGATAAATTTTAATGTGTTTGTAGTAGAATCCCAAAAGGATGTTAATTGGTCGGAAATCTTTAAAAGAACTAAGACAATCTATCCAGAAACTTCTTATGGATACCATAAATATTTGAACCTAGGTAGGAAGGAGGGAAATGCTGATTTTGTAGCACTTTGTAATAACGATTTGATATTTAAAAAGAAATGGGCATCAAAAATATTCGAGGCTTCTAATTATAATCCCAATTACTTCTCTTTTTCTCCAATCTGTCCAAAAACTCAGCCACTTTATGGAATACAGATAAATTCCGGACTTATCAAAGGTTATATTATTAGAAAACATATTTCTGGATGGTGTATCGTCCAGAAAAGGAGTATATATAATACTATTGGTGATTTAGATGAAAATTTTGTACATTGGTTTGCAGACGAGGACTATGCACAAACTCTAATTGTTAATAATATAAATCATATGTTGGTAACAACATCTATAGTAGAGCATCATTCTAATAATTTGGGCAAAACAACAACCGAATTAATTACGGATCCTGATGAATTATATAGATTAACAACAGGTGCTAAGAAAATATTTGATAATAAATGGAACAAGAATGAAAAGTTATAAGAGAAATTGTTCAAATTGTGGACAAGAGAAAATTTATTATAATAAATCTAATTATAATCGTGATGTAAGAAATAGTTCTGTTTGTAATAAATGTTCCAAATTAGTATATAAAAATACCAATTTTTCTAGGAATTGTCCTAATCCCACCAATAGTAAAATATGTAAAGAAATAATATATTATAGTTCTGAGAAAAATTTAGAATTAGCGGATAATAAAAATTCAATATGTTATTCTTGTTCTCAATTAGGCATGTTACCAAAGGATTCCGTATATTTTATAGATTGTAAAAATCCGGATAGTAATAAGAATTGTTTAGGAAAAATATTTTATAAAACTAAATTTGGTTATGAAAGGGCAATAAAGAATAATAAGTTATTATGCAGAAAATGCTGTAATAGTGGTAGTAAATATAGTGATATAGAAAGAACACATCAGAGAGAAGCTAGATTGAAATTTCTAGAATCTGTATTCCATATTTTATCATATAATAAAAATTCAATTCATGTCTTAGATTTTATTTCTAATTCTATTCATAGTTTTATACAACACGCAGAGAATAACGGAGAATATAGAATAAATGGATATTCTTTAGATGGTTATATAAAAAATCTTAATATTCCCATCGAATTTGATGAAAATAACCACCATTATAGGCATGGTAAGTTATTAGAAAAAGATCTTATTAGACAAAGTAGAATTAGTGAAAAATTAAAATGCAAGTATTTCCTAAGAATAAGGATTAAGAAGAATGGTTATATTTTAGATATTTACAGAAATCAAGAAATTATTAATTCGTTCTATTTTGAATGTAACGAAACTTATCAAGGGGTTCTAATAGATAATTTTGAAATCTTATTGAGAGATTGCAATATAAGTAGATATAACGTCAAATGTGACTAAGAAGGAAGAATTACCTGAATATGGAAAACACATATTTTTAACATGTACCGGTAAAAAGACGACATGGAAAATTTATAGACACCCGGATAAAGTTCTTGACAATTTGGCAATTGTAGAAAAAACTGTCAATAAAAAGAAACCAGATAAGAAGTGGATAGTAGGTAAAGATTACATAGATTGGGTAAAAAACTTAGTTGAACAAGGTTATACCTGTAAAATAGAGGAAGATTAGCCATGATGAAATTAATAAAACAATTATTTGGCATGGGAAATACAAATAACGAAAATAATATGGATCCACATAGCGATTTATCGAATTATTCATATCAATGGATTAAGGGAGACAACATTGGTCATGTTAATGATTATAAAAGTGTAGTAGAAGCAGGGGGAAACGAATATTTGGTTTTTACGGATGGAAGTCGTTTAGCATTAAGTTTGCTAGATGAGTATATGGTAAAGGTTGAAAAGGGTTTTTATGAAACCGCTTTTGATAAAGTCCAGCCAGCAAGAGAAGCACCAACATCTCCAAAAAGGGCAGGTAGAAGTGAATTACATACTATTGTAAAAGAGGAATCTGCCATTGCATCTCTACTAAAAAAACAAAAAGAGAATTGGGTTGACGTAGACCTTAATTTGACAATAAATCTTCCAAAGAAAGCACTTTGGGATGTTATAATATCTAGTTTTGAAAACGCAGAAGATGAGATAATAGATTATGTAACAAAGGACCTTGATATAGAAGTAGTAAGGGAGTCCCTAAAAAAAGCTATAAAGGATATATATTTAGCAAAAACAAACCCCGTAAAAAATGTTAGAACTCAAAACACTATACCAGGACAAGCAGATTAAGCTTACTACTGATGGGGTATCTTATAGTTTAGAACGATCCTTACAATCTATTCTTATTTTACCTTATACTGTATCCGATAATGATTATCCGGATAAATTGGGGGTTTTAGGTAATGAAGAACCTTTTACTCCCTTATCTGTGGCTATTTCCGATGAAGATTCTGATATATTTTCAACTGCCAAGAGAGGATTAAATGAAATAGCAGGATTTTTAATGGATATAACAGACAACTGGGAATTTCTTGGTTTAATAAAACCCTCTAATTATGATGTCTCTGGAATTCCTTCATTTAGTGTTAATATCACAGGCTTAATTGCAGAAAAACATGAAGACAATAATAATCCTGGAGAATTCAGTTTGGTCACAGTATCGCAAGCCTTAGACGGCGACAATGCAATTATACACAGTCTATTTCTGAAAACTTTTCAATTTAAACTTTTAAACGATAATTCAACTAAATAATTAATTATGTTACCATCAAGAAAGCAAAGGAGGGAAATGGCTCGTAAGTTTGGCCTAGTTAAAAGGGATATTTCCTATAAAGAATGGACTCAGCAATTGGAAAGGAGCATTAGGGCTGGACAAGCTATTCATCAAGCACATCTCCAAGAAAACCATAATAGGCAATTAAAAGCCAGTAAAAAGGAAGATCAATCGCAATCTACTGATCTAGAATGGTCAGATATTGTTAAACCCGATAGTAATGATAGTGAATAAAACTACAGATTTGAAAATACACCTTACTAACCTGACCTATAAGGAAATTAAGAAAGCTAAAATTGAGGAGGAAAAATCTTACTTTCTTGATATGAATAAATTAGTAGAGGAGAATTTTCAAAATGCTCCCGAGCTAAATAATACCCAATATTGGATATTAAATCAAATGATGATAAAGAAGATAGAGTCATTTCTAACTTCTCGATATGATGTTGTATACTTACATTTTACTAACCCATCGAAGGATAAGATTAAGGCTTTAAAGGAATTAATTACAGAGAATAGGATTAAAAATGTAACAGTAGAGTCATTTAAAGTATAATTTTATACCTTTATAAGTATTAAAATATATAGAAGAAAGATACTTATAATGGGTCAAAGTGTTGTTAGTGCAAATGATATTGTAACTTCAAGTACAAATAGTACTTCTACTCCTATTGCTCTTTGGGGAGGAGCACCTAATTTAGATTTATCTAACTACGCAAAAAAATACATTACTAAATTTCCAGGAGATGTATCTTTTCCTGCAGAGGGGCCAGACGGAAAGAATCTACCTAAAAGTTTATTTTACGAATTTACAGAAGGTGAAGTCGGTGCTCCTAGCGGATTATTTAATTATTACGCAATTGGAAAAACTTTTACTCCATCTAATCCAGATCTATCTAAAGACGGTAAAACTAAAGCATTTACTTACAAAGGATCCGAAGCATTTGGTGCTAATAATATTTTAACACCAGAAGAAAGTAGAAACCCAACAGCATTTAATATTGTTAATACCACTACTATTAATGGGGCATATTTAGAACCAACTAGCCCCTATATAGGTCAACCCTATAGTCCTAAGGATTTTATTTTTTGTAAGGAATATGGTAATATTCCTAATAATAGGATGATTACACTAAGAAGATTTCCAACCCCTGTTTTTGATAATTTAAAAGTTCCACTTTCTTCTCAATATCCAGGTGTTAAGGACGGAGGTGTTGTTCAAGTAGATTTTAGTGGATTTACAAAAAAGGATTTAGCAAAAAATCAAATTAATGTCCCAATTTGTCAGGCAGTTTCATATTTTGGTGAGGGGACAGGAAATAATCTAAATGATATTATAGGAATTGAAAGTGGATTAGTTTGGCAGCAGAAAAAACAAGGAACAGGATCTAATTATACTAAAAACGATCCTGGTTTTTATAATGGGTTTGGTAGCGTATTCAAAGCATTACTAAATACTGATATCAATCAAGGAATAGAAGGGGCTAATGTTGTAGGCGGTGCTATATTAGATAAAAGTAATATTGAAAAGGTATATGCAAGAAATATGTATGATAGTTTAAGACAGTCTGGTCATCCATTAAGTCAAAGGATATTTGTAGATATTAATACAGTAAGTGAAATGTATGTTAGGGGAGTTGGTGTAACAGGTAAGCAAAATTCATTCAATGTTACTTTTAAATATGATTTAACTTCTGTATCTGATATCAATAGCAGAATGCTTTTTATGGATCTTTTAGCTAATTTATTAGCATTGGGTACTGATTATGGTAAATTTTTAACTCCACAGATTTTAGAAAGTCCAAACACAATAGGATTTTCTTTTCCCGGCGGACCAGAGGGATATAAAAAATACATCACAGATCCTGTTAGATGGATTGCTGATCTTATTCAAAAAAGCCATTCTGAAGCAGTTGCTGCTAAAACAAAAGATTATCAAAAGACCTTATCTGATTTAAAAAATGAATTCGACCAATTTAAACAGAAGGGTCAAATTAACGAACAGGGAATACTATATAAATCATTAACTCTTTTACTTACAGAGAATATGTTAAATAATATATTCTATGAACCCCTAATGTTAAGTGGATATCCAACGGGAGATTGGCATTTAGTAGTAGGAAATCCTCTAAATCCCATAGCAATGATTGGTAATTTAATTTGCCACCAAGTTAAAATTACATTCGATAGCCAATTAGGACCGGATGATTTTCCTACTGGAATGACAGCTGTCTATGAACTTAGGCATGCAAGAACAAGACATAGAGGGGAATACGAAAGTATGTTTAATAGGGGTAATGGTAGATTATATCTTGGTGAATTTCCTGAAACAAGTGCAACACAAGGCAGTATTACTGTTAATGGTAAAAATCCGGATCAATTTGATCTCAAGGATACTAGGGGAGCGGTAATAAATTCTGCTTCTACTGGAGCAGGACTTAAATAATATAATGTAAAAATGTTATCAATTGATGTATTATCAACAAAACCAATAAATACTGTAAATGGACAAAAAATAGTAGATTTAACAGTTTCTTCTATTAGTTCCAGTACTCAAGGGACCGTTGCATTTTCTAATATTGCTGTATGTCCCTATGAATTTGAAATGAGGCCTGATTTATTTAGTAAACTCTATACAGGAGATCAAAATAATATGGGGATGGTTTTGAAACTAAATTCTATATCAAACCCATTCTCCCTTCAAATGGGGGATGTATTATTAATCCCCTCTATTAGTAGTATGACTTCTTTATTGGCATCAAGTCAACCGGATGTAAAAGCAACTAGTGATAGGACAAATTTCAGGCAACAGTTAGCAGCAAGAATTTCTAAAATATCTCCGGATAGGCAAAATTATTTAGCAGCTAGAAATATTTCTACCTCTACCACTAGTACCCCATTACCGCCAAATGTAGCAGCGCCAACAGATCAACAATTTAAAGTACAAGATGGTAAATTAATATTAGGATCAAATATAGGGGTTTCAAGGACGTCATTAACTACGAATCAATCTAGTAGTTCTATAAAAACTGCTATTGCCCAGAATAATATATTCTCATCTTAATGATTAATGAAAAGAAAGCTATATTACAATACGATCAACCCCAAATAGTTCTTGACGAGCTTAGTACTATTGACGTATATAAGGCAGATGATCAACAAAAAACAAAAGATTCTGGAGATAGACAGGAAATGACTATTGGTGCATTAAGTCCATTTATACATATTAATTCCTATAATATAACAGCTATAGAGTATCTAAAAATTGATATGAATTCAGAGATACCAGAATTATTAATAGTTTTTAAAACTTTCGAAACACAATTTTTATTTACAGGTTATCCAAAAGATGGAGATCTTTTATCACTTTATATAAAATCTACATCCGAAGCATACAAACCCATTAGACATGATTATACTATTGTGGAAGTTACCGGACCAGGACCAGAAGCTATTTCTGATATGCCAAAGAATTATACTGCCTCTTCTGTCTTTTATACATTTATTATCAAAGCACAGTTAAGGATTCCCAAAATATTCCAACATAACTGTCAAGCATATAGTAACTTAACTTCTTGGGATACACTAAGACAGGTAGCAAAAGATCTAAAATTAGGATTTTCTTCCAATGAAAAGGATACAGATGACCAAATGACATGGATAAATCCAAATTTAACCGTACTAGAATTTATTGATTCTGTTGTATCTAGATCATGGAAAACAGAAGAAGATTCTTTTGAGTGGTGGATAGATCCATATTATAATCTAACCTTCGTTAATATTAATAAACAATTATTTGGTCCGGATTCTAAAGATAGTGATGGGGATAGTATATTAGCCAACATAGGATCAAGTTATGGATTGTATGGGGGATTAGATTCCACCCAAAAGACTAGCGATGCCGAATTTCCTTTACTCTTAACTAATGACCCACATTGGGGGAAATATCCATTTTTTATAAAATCCTATACTGTTTCTAATAGCTCTGGTTATGTTACAAATAAGTATGGATATAAGACCATATTGCAATTTTATGATACAACGCTTACTACTGATACACACGACCAAAAATATGTAAGATATTCAATAGAATCAGTTACGCCAAAAAAATTAGGAGATAGTGATATAATATTAAGGGGGAGACCGAATGAAACAGTATATTTAGATGAATATAAAAAAGAGTGGTCTGGTACAAGATATTTTGATAACACCCATTCAAATATACATCAAGCACCAACACAAAATACCATAAATAAATTCGAGAATTATAAAATATTTCTTGATATTGAATTGGGGTCTTATGTGCCATGGATTTATAGAGGGCAATATGTACCGGTTAGGATTGTACATACTTCTCCGAAAGATGTAGCAGGACAAATAGGACCAGTTTCCAATGATAAAGTAACACATGCAGGGGAAACTGTTTTGAACCTATTTCTAAGTGGTAAATATATAATACTAGGAACATCTATAGTATATAAAGAGGGGGAATTAAAAACAATATTAAGATTAGGAAAAAGGCAATGGAGTGTTAATGACGGTGTTGCATCTGTACCTGAACCAATAATATCATAGGATGGCTGATTTTTTAAGTAGTTTACAACAGAATTTCACATCGGATAATCCGTTAGGGAATCTATTGAATACAGGAGTTGATAAAGATAGGAATAGATTTCTTACTGGATTAAAGACAACTTCATCAGGACAGAAAGAGGACCCTACTTATTTAGGATTTAGGTTATTATTTGATTTTAATACGGGTCATTCTGTGGATCAAGAAACCTTTTTACCTATAAGTCCAATACTTTGCGATGCTGATACAATCAATTCTCCTTTTACATCAACCGATTATTTCTCATTAGCAAAGAGGGTAAGAGTTAATATTTATGATCAGGATCAGGCTTCTAATAAAATTCCAAATGCTACAAATGATTTTTATTTTTATACTGCACAAGGATATTTAACACAAAGAAGATCTCAAGCTGAAAATGGTAATCGATCCAGTGGTGGTACTCCTTCACCAGGAAGCTCAAATAGGGCAGATTCATTAAAGGGATTTAGGAATATTTTAAAAGGGATAAATGAGAAAAGCCCTTGGTTTGTCCAATCAGTCGATGGATTAGATAATCTTTTAAAGATACCCTTATCCCGATCATATGCAGGGGATCAGATCAAAGATAAAATTTCTAGAAGCGGTATTTTAACTTTTAATTGTCTGGATTCTATAGATTTAAGGGTTACTGCAATGGCAGACCTTTATAGGAAAGCTACATTTGATCAAATATATTTGAGGTCTCTTATACCACAGAATCTTAGGAAATTTAGGATGTGGATAATTGTTACTGAAATAAGGAATATGCATCTTAGTACAAATATATTAGATGTACTTAATCCTTTTGGTAATTCCGCTATTAGTAATATAGCAACCACTGTTAGTAATGTATCCCAGGCTTCTGGATTATTAAATCAACCGGCTGGACCCCCCAATGCAAGTGATCCCTTGAGTCAAAGAGATAATGTTTATGATAGCCTTTCCAAATTAGAGCCATATATTTTCATGTATCAATTAGATCAGTGTGAATTTGATTTTGATGATTATGTTCACATACCATCGAGCCTTAGCAATGCCGATAATAGAACTCCTGTATCTAATAAGTTCCGTGTTCATGTCGGTAAGATAACAGAAAAGAAACTACAATTCAATATACTTTCGGATCTTATAGAGAATGAATCCCAATTTGCTCCTATATTGATTGCTGATAGTTGGAATTTAGCAGGATCTAAATTAGGTACTAGTTATGATGTTAATAATGACGGAAATCTTTTCGCTCAGTTAGCTAATAACTTTATTAATAATTCAGTTTCCTCTGTTATACAAAAGTATTCTCCTGTTGTATCCCGAGCAGTATTAGGAAATGCTTATGGTTTTCAATTAACAGATATAACTAATTTAGCTAATTCTGCACAGGATGCAGTTAATGGTATTAAAAATCTATCTTCTCCTTTTGCGGATTCTAGGCCTCAGTCTACTGGTAAAGGTGGACCGAGCCAAAGAGTATATCCTAGTATTCATGAGGATGTTTATGGAAATGTTAATCCCTCTTATTTTCCTACTGGGGTTGGTAATGTATATCCAGGAGGAACGGGATATGCTACATTAAATCCTAGTGATGTATATCCTAATGTGCCAGGGAAAGATTTAGGATTACCGGGAAGAGTTTATCCCTCTATTCTTGAAGATGATTATACTACTGACCCGGGAGTTGATCTGGGAGTACCTGCAAGAATATACCCAGCCCCATCAGAAGATACTTATCCGACAGATCCAGGAGTTGATTTAGGATTACCTGATAGAGTTTATCCGAATATTATAGATGATGAATATCCAAATGATCCTGGGACTGATCTAGGAGTACCTTCTAGAGTTTATCCACCCACATCAGAAGATACTTATCCTACTGTAGAGGGTGTTGATTTAGGATTACCTGATAGGGTATATCCAAATATTACAGAGGATGATTATACTACGGATCCCGGGCAATCATTAGGACCAAATGGCAGAACGTATGTAGCACCATCGGAAGATGTTTATAATATTATTCCACCAACATATCCTAAAGTGAATGCAAGGGTTTATCCTTCTACTATCAACCCTACCCAAATAGTTCTTCCTGACGTCTATCCAACCGTTCCAGGAATTGATTTAGGAGAGCCTGGTAGAGATTATCCTGGAATAAATGAAAAAGATTATTAAGATATGATAAGAGATAAAATAAAAATGCCCGGAATAGTGGATGCCAAACATTTCTTAGGTGTTATAATGGATATAAATGATCCATTAAAAAAAGGTCGCTGTCGGATTAATGTGTTTGGATTATTTGATGACTTAGCTATTACGGATTTACCCTGGGCACATCAAACATTTGATATTTCTTTTGGTGATAAAGGAGGAAGCGGGAGATTTAGTACTCCCCAATTAGGAGCAATAGTACACGTTATTTTTAATAATGGAGATTATTATTCTCCCGAATATAAAGGACTTCAAGAGATTGGTGATGGGTTACAACAGGAGTTAAATGATTCCTATGAGGGATCCCATAGTCTAATATATGATGGGATCGAGATTGTTAAAATTTTCTATACAAAAAATAAAGGACTTATGTTAGAAACAAAAGGCTCTACTATCAATATAACTAATGATGATAAAATAAATATTACATCAAAAGGTGAAATTAATTTAGTTAATCCTAATGCTTCTATTAAAATAAATTCAGCAGGACAAATAACAGCAACAGGAAGTACTGTTACACCAAATTCAAGGGGCGGATGGAATTGCTTGCCTACTGATCCCTATACTGGTATGGTTCATATCGGAGATACATTAAATCCTTAAATAATAACTATGGCAGCAAGTACAGAATTACAATCGGCTATTACTAATTTTAATGATAATGCCCCAAATCCTTCAGGGATTTCTTTTCCAACAACACAAGATGTGGTATCAAAAAGATTGAAGTCTCAGGGATATAGCTATGAATCCATCAAGACTATTCCTCCAGATTCCCCCGTAATGGTATCAACAACAAATGAAATACAACATACTAAGACCCTTATTAATCACGTAATTAACCAATTACCTTTATTAGCAGTTCCTATTACTGCAGCATTAGCATTACAGCAAATAAATGCACATCTTCCTGCAGCATTAGCAGGACTTCATGGCCTTGGTATTGATCCCCCCGAAACATTACTTCCGGTATTAAAAGCTATGTCAATTGCTACAACAGTAATATCAACAGGTAAATCTGTATTAACTGGCCCATTATCACCACTAGGAAAAGTAATAGGTCTTTAATTATTTATAGATTATTTGAAATTTTTCATCCCTTATTGTCTATAATAGACATTAGGCTAAAATAAAAAAGCATGAACACAAAAGAAGTTATAGGTTATGAACCTGAAGTCCGTGAATTGTTAAATGAGAAATACACGGACTATTTTGAAGAAAATTTCTATGACAAAGGTCCTAGGGGAAAGAGTAAAAGAGCTTACACCTCTACTCAGTACAAGCCGGACGAATTTACTGAATTAAATGATCTCTACGAGAATTATTACTCGAAGAATTTTGATTCGGAAAATCCATTGAGGAGCAAGGAACTTCAGAATAAGGAAGTTCTAAGGGTTGTAATTAGGAGCATTAAAAACAATACCGCAGTTGCCGAAACCCGAATCGGGCAATCGGTTATTATTGATGTAACCAAGGAAGAAAAGGCTATTGCAAGGTTAGGATTTCCCCCCATCGCAATGGAAATAGGATCCATATTAGATGTTGTAGTTTTTACAGATAGATCAGGTAATTATAATGGTTCTGTATCTCAGGGATATGAAAATTCGCTAAAGAGCGAATTATTAAGAGCAATCAAGGATGAGCGTAGTGCATTCCTTGTTAAGGTAGAAGATCTTTGTCCAGGCGGATTTATGGTAAATCTTTCCGGGGTTAAATGTTTCCTTCCTGGATCATTAGCAGCTGCAAACAGGATTATAGATTTCAACTCATTTGTAGGGAAATCAATCATGGTAATGGTTGAAACATATGACGAAAAAAGAGATATTTTTGTCGTTTCCTTCAAGAAGTACCTAAAGAACATTATTCACACAAAGGTGGGGGAGCTTTCTCTGACACAAAAATACACCGGTACAGTAACCGGGACTTCCTCCGCAGGTGTATTCGTAGAATGGGACGAATATTATACAGGACTTATTCCTGCAGAAGAATACTCTGATTTTGCTACTAATATACCATATAGGTCAGGAGATAGGGCAGAATTCTATGTAATGGACCTCAAAAATCCACAGAGGATAGTATTAACAGTTAAGGAGCCAGATGAAAAAAGCATAGAATTACAGAAAATTAAGGACGTATCTATGACTGGAGAGAGGGAAAATAAGATCTATATAGGAACAGTAACAAAAATTAAGAATTTTGGAATTTTTGTTAAATTAGATAATGGTCTTACTGGTTTAATCGAAAAGGAGGAGCTAGAAAAAACAGTAAAGGAATACGCAATTGGAGAAACAATAGAATGTAATATAATGGATGTGGAATTACAATCATCCAAACTACATCTACGTGAAAAATACCATAACTAATATGAGAGACCAAGACAAAATACTAGAAAACGTTGTTCTACTTCCTTTAAATGTTCTAAATAAGAATGGTAGGATTTATACAGACGAAGCCGCTACGAAAATTATTGAAACGTTCAAGGCAAAGAAAAATATTGTTTTTGGGGAACTAGGATTTCCTGAGACTATGGATGTTACACTTAGTAATGTTAGTCATACCATAGAAAATGTTAGAGTTCAAGGAAACCAAATAATGGGGACAATAAAAATACTAAATACACCATCCAGTGATATTTTGGCTAAAAGCCTCAACCATTATGTTTTTAGGCCCAGTTCTTCAGGAAATATAGACCCTAAGACAAAAGAGGTAAAAATTACTAAATTCTTTACCTTTGATGCGATTAGAAGGGAAGCAGATGCTTTCCCCTTCGGAGACGAGGAACTAATTTAATGTGTAAATTTTTCAATCAAGAAATAGCCCTATTCTTAGGGCTATTTTGCTGTGCGTAAATAAAGATATATATGAAATGCTGTATAGTATATGGCCTCTTATAAGATATGGATATTCTAGATAAAAGTTTTTTCTATTCGGCAAGGATAGGGTTCGAATTCGAATTCTATTCCAAATTTACGAAGGGGGAGATTGCGGAGAAATTGGGGAAGTATATTGGTAAGACAATCAAGGTATTTGACCGTTATCACTCCAAATTTAAACCAAATTCGAATGTTTTTAAGTTAGAAAGCGACTTTTCTGGCGGTGTGAAGATGGTGGAGCTAGTAACAGGTCCAATGAATTATTTTGAAGCTATTCCCCTTTTAATTAGGATTTTGAGATGGATTGACCAATATGGTTATACTGATGAAAAATGTGCATTCCAGTTTGGATTGGACTTTGATAGAGATAAGTATCCTCCAATGATTGAGTTTAAAAACTTAAATCCCCTCAAATTTGTATTAAGCATTGATGAAAGTTTCATTTGGAAAAGATTTCCAAGAAGAAAAGGTTGTTTATATGCAAAAAGTATTAAGAGAATTACCCCAGTAAATAAATTTGTAAAAGGCGGAAAAGACATTATGTTAGATAGAAATTCGTATTCTGTTCATACCGAAAAGAATATGGGAGTAAATCTACTCAAATTGGAGGAAGGTTACATGGAAGTTAGATACATGGGAGGGGAGGATTACCAAAAGAAGTATGTAGCAATTAAGGAAATCATGGATTATATTATAGGGACTACCTTTGAAGTCCTAAAAAATAATGATTCCTTTACTCAAAGTGAAATAGAAGAATTAAAGAGTATTATTGACGAAATATACAAATCATCCGAAACATTTTTAGATTCAGATGCCTTTATTAATAATTATCCAGATTTAAAGGTTTTTATTGATTTAAGAAACGATCCACAAATAATTAAGAGCTATTTTAATAGCTTAAGGGATATTCTATACCATATTATAGTAGATAATGGGATTTCGTCTGGTTACCTTAACTATGATACTCAAATATCTAAATATCAATTAAAGGATGGTAAGACTAATAAAGCTAATCTTTTACAAGAACTAGATTTAATTGATTGTATTATAAGTGGAAATATTTCCCATTGCCGCTTATTTGGTTGCAAATTAGATGGCTGTCAAATAGAAGATTCCTCGTTTGTAGCTAATAATGATGTTATGAATTCCAAAGTTACTAATTGTGATTTAAACCAGGGAAGTGAATTCAGTCATTGTTATATTGATGCACGTGATAAAGATGTAAATTGTAAGGTAGTAGGAGGAATTATTAGATCCGGTTATATCGGGAAAGGAGCGGAAATATCTGATACTACTGAAATTATCCCAGAGCTACTTGATGCAAAAGGCAAAAAAGATAAGATGGCGAACAGAGATAATTTTATAGATAGAAATTATCCTGATGCCAAAGATAATGGAGAATTCCTAAACCTTAATGATAAGGAAGCAGAGTTTAATGCTAATAAACTATATCCGACAAGGAATTCAAACCCCAATAACATATTCAGATAATATAAACAAAACAAATGCAAACATCATTAGACGCGCTAATACAAGAAGTTAAAGATGATATTTCTCACTCCTGTGCATTACCTTATTCCCTTAATGACCAAGAAATTAAAAGGATCATTAAGAGAGCAAGAGCATGGTTCCTTGATAACTATCAATATGCAGTAGAAGATAGGTATTTAGTACTTAAAAATGAATTATTTGGGCATCCTCAATTTCTAGCGACAAGACAAATACAATTACCAGAATGTGTTATTGGTGTATATGAGGTTAGAGAAGTTTCCGGCTCTGGCTTAACAGGAACACCGGATAGAGATTTTGGAGATTCTAAATTATTAGGCTCTGAATTAATGCTAAGCCCATTTGTTGGGGATAACCTTGTTTATAGAACAGTACTCTATTCATTCTTTGACTTGGCAAAAGCTTATTTATTAGAAACATATGCTTATGGGTATAACAAAAATACCAAAATGCTAACAATTCTGGGTAGAGATCCTGGATCTGCAAATATTAACGGACTTCATGGAGATAATACGGACGTTGCACTTAAATGCGGTATTGCAATCCCTGATGAAAGTCTTTATTCAGATGAATTGTTTGTGAGGTATGTACTTGCAAAAGCAAAAATAAATATCGGTAGATTGTTAGGAACTTTCGGTTATACATTACCAGGTGGCATTACTATTAATACTGCAGCTATTACAACTGTTGGGCAATCAGAATTAGATGAAGTAATGAAAATGATTAATGACGAAAATACTCCTTACTATATCGTACAGTGGAACTAAATGAAGCATCTTAAAATATACGAAGAACTTAGTCCTTGGACAACTCTATTATTTAGTAGGGACCAAAAAATCTCGTTCCCTATTAGTGATACAGTTAAGCAGGAAGAATTGATTAGATATTTTAAAAAAAATTACTATGTTACTGAAATTATTTATATAGATGATGGATGTTTTGATATTACTATAGGGGGTAGGAAGGATGGAAAGATATTTTTGGGCATTGAAAATGATTTACCCTCTAAATTACGACATGCTAATAATATGCTTTTAGCATCTATTTTTTCTAATATAGATGCTAAGGACCCTAACGAAAATTCAAAAATAATTTGGGTTTGGTTTGAAGATGGTATTCTATATAAAACAGCTCCAAAACAGCTCCAAAACCTCCAAAAATATTAGAACAGCATGATGAAGTATATCAAATTATATGAGGAACTTAGTTTGTGGACGGCATCATTATTTGCTTTAGAGGGTAAACTTGGGTTTTTTTTATCAGAAGATAAAGAAATGGCGATTAAACAAAAGATAGCCATCGATAAAATTATTGCTAATCAGCGTTTACTAATAAAACCAGACTTTAGAAATATATTACCAGGTGAAAGATATTATAATATTTCTTTTTTGAATGATTTTACTATATTAGATTTTTGGAATTTATTACCTATTATAGAGGAAGATGATAATGAGACTGTGGAGAAAACCTCACTTGGCCCAGGGCATATGAGTGTTAAGAGAACTAGATTTGGAATCCCAATATGGGGTAATAATATTTTTGATGGATATGATAGAAATAGTAGAAATGATACCAGAATAAGTTTTTATTTCAATGAGGTAGAAGATAAAATATATCGATTCCCAGTAAAGAACCTAAATAAAAACCGTACTAATTAATGAAAATGAGGTATATTAAACTATATGAGAAACTTAGCCCATGGGCTGCTGCTCTATTTATACCTCCTACTAGGATAGGGTTAAAATTATTTAAGCCCACGGATTTTGAGCCAGTTGTAAATTTTCTAATAGCTAATATAGGAAAGGACATTATAATTAAAAAATTGCCCGTTGATCCCTATTATTGGGAAGTATATGTTTATGGAGAATTTGATTTCGAAGAATTTTATCAAAGATTACCTAGTGAAAAAGGTAGGAAAAATTTTAAATTGGGGGATCCTATAATTTATATGTGGCAATTTAATAGTTTTACTCCAATTGGAAATTTTGATACAGACTCTTTAGGAGCTAATCATTATAGATTAAGAGTTGTTAATGGAAATCTTGTTAAGGAAATTTTCAATAAACCGAGAAAAAGTAAAGATTATTGATTTGCTTTTGCTCTACTAATGAATCATTGCCTGCCTTATTACACTTGTAATATTTTTAGCATAGTTTTGTGAAAAGAATTCGACTATAAAGATATTTATTTTTTCTTAATATCTTGGCCGGATACAATAGCACCTGCATTTAATAGGACATCTAAGGTTTTAACCGTATAGTTAGATTGTCCTGGCATTCCACTCTTTTGCTGGTCTCCCCAATTAATAAAGTTGTAGTGAGTAATATACTTACCTGAGTTGTAAGAAAATTGATGTTTACCTAATTTTTCAGTGTTTTGCTCAAACTCATTTCTGTGAGAGATATTTTTATAACCGTATTTTTCCATAAATTTATTTTAGTTTACCGTTCATTATTTTGTCGTATACTTCTTTAGTTACCCCTATTGGAGATACTAGTGAAGCATTATATTTACCACAAAGGTCTTCAACAGCCTTCATTGTATAATCACCTAAATTTCCTGTCAAAAATTTATCTGATTTTAGATATTTTAGATCATATAATTTTTTCTGAAGGTTCTTAATAAAGCTAGCTCCTGCTGGGTCTTTTGATCCTTTTTTAATATAATCCTTATTTGCCCCCGTAGTTATGAATGGATTTTTAGGATCCTTATATGGTTCAAATTTTTGATTGTATCCTTTTTGAACAATATCTTTCTTTTCTATAGTATCTCCATTACAAGAATATGTACCTTTCTTTCCATTAAATGAATAGGTACCATCTGGGAAATACTGAACATCCATACCAAATACCTCGATAACCCCGTCTTTATCTAAATCATATCCCGGAAGAGACATTACACAAGGAAACTTATCAAATCCAGGTGCATGTTTTAATTTCTTATTGATCTCCCTCTGGTCTGGACCTTTATTGTCCTTTTTTGCAGGCTCTGCTGGTTTTGTTTCCTTTACTGGTGGATTTGTGTTAGCAACTTTAGCTGGTTGATCTGATCCAGGAGTATAGTCCTCATTTAAGGAAATTTGGAATTCTTTGAATGTAAGTAAAGATTTGTTCATGGTTTATATATCTAAATGTGGTGTTCTGGAATGATTGAATATATAATGTATATGTCTAGATTTGCCGAAATATATCCTAGAACCCCGGATGATCCTTATTATGTTCCTGGTACAATGGAAACAGATGATATAGTAGAAATTACTATTGGTATGATAAAGCAGATAATGCTTACTACACCAGGGGAGATATTAGGGGATCCAAATTTTGGAGTTAATCTGGAATCATTATTATTTGATTTTGATGTATCTCAGACGGAACTAGAGGGAGCCATTTCTCTACAACTATATACATATTGTCCTCCATCTAGAGATCTATTAGATGTAAATTATAAAATAGGATTTTATAGGGGAGTAGCAAGAGATACTTGCTTCATAGAATTTGCGATAGGGAATAATCCCGTAATTGGAATAAAAGTAATATAAAAATGGATTTATTTTCTAAAAGTCAGGCTAAAATAGAATCCCTACTAGCTCAAACAATGCAGATAGTACAGGACAGATATGCTCAAAGCAACCAAATGTTTACGGTTGCTTCTGCATGGGGCCAGATTATATTTGTACTTCAAAATCTTACACAATTTATACTTTTCTTTGTAGAGGACTCAATAACAGAAATGAATATAAAAACTGCTACTAGGGAATCATCAATTTATGGTATTGCAAGTGCAATGGGACATAATGCAACAAGAGCAGGATCTGCAATAGGGGAGGTACAATTATCATGGAATGGGGCAGATACTAGTGAAGTTGGGGGAAATGCAATATTAATACCAAATAAGGCTATTATTAAATTCACAGATAGTGGTGCACAATATATTCTAAATTTAACACAAGATACTATAAGATTTAATCTCTCTCCCTCAACTTTATTAACTTGCCAAATAATTCAGGGTATAGTAAATGAAGCAGGATTTACTGGCACTGGACTTCAATTACAGACCTATAATATTGGAGAAAGATATACAGGATCTATAGAGGATTCAGAAGTTTCGGTTTATGTTGATGATGTATTATATAAAAATTATGTTTCCCTATATGATATACCTTATAATTACAATGGGGTCCTAGTGAGGACCTCTATTAGCCAAGGTATTGATATAATATTTGGGAATGGGAATAATGGATCCATTCCAGCAAACGGATCTACTATAAGAGTAGAATACCTAGAAACTCAGGGTTTATCAGGTAATATTAATGTTAACCCGACAAAAATTAACATGTCATTTGATGATGATGGAACAGATATATTTGGTAATTCAATAACATTAAATGATTATCTAAATGTTACATGTACAATATCTCCTCAACTAGGATCAAATCAGGAAAATGTTGCTTTAACAAGGATATTAGCTCCTAAAACATCTAGAGCATATGTACTTGCTAATCCAGATAGCTATATTACATTTTTTGAAAAATTCGGGGCATTCTCAATTATAGAAGCTTTTAATAATGTTAATGGGACTTATTTGGACGATCAGAATATTATCTATGTTTTGCTTGTTCCCGATGTCACCCAGCTATTAACTACTACCCAGAATTACTTTAATCTTCAACTTAGTGATTTTACTCTAACCGATTTTCAAAAGACCTCTATAGTAAACGTGATCGAGCAAAGCGGGCAAAAAATAGTGGGAACAGAGGTGCAGATAATAGACCCAACAAGATCAAGATATGTAATAAATACTATATTAACTATATTTGAGGGGTATGACCCTGATACGATCATGAGTTCTATAGTTGATGTTTATAGCCAATATTTTCTATCAATCAGGAGAAGAGATATAATACCAAGATCCGATTTAATTGCATTAGTAGAAGGTATTGCGGGAGTAGATTCAGTAATGATTTTTTTCGTATCAGAAAAGAATGAATTATACCAATTAACGGTTGCTGGATTACCTACAACTGATCCAAGAAGGAATATTTTACAGGGTTTGAATACTTTTGGTGATATAGTAATGGAGCAAGATGAAATTATAATAATCGCAGGAGGATGGAGCGATAGCAATGGCGTTTATTATGATGTAGGAGCCGATTTTAGCAAGCTTTCTTCGGTTAACATAGAAATATCTAGTATTACTCCCGTGACGTATAACACACAAATAAACGCCATTAACAAGGCATCTATAAAATCACAATAAGGCATCTATAAAATCACAATAAATGAACACGTACATCTATACTACTAATAGAAAAAGCTATTATGAATTTATGTCATCTATAAAAGATAACATACCAAATGCCGGATTTGATTATGAAACTAGGATATTCGAGAAATCATTATCAAATATCACATATAATGGAGATGCTAATCGCTCTATTATATTGCAGTGGTTGGAGAAGGTGGTTTTTAATTTAATTGAATCGGCAAAAATTATTAGGAATTACAGGAATTTTATAGTTCCTAGGAATAACAAGTATGTAAGATAATGAGTACTTATCAAAATTTATTGTTCTTTAATAAGAATGGACACCAGCATAACTTTTCCTGGAATGGGTCTTTCTGGGAAGGTCGTATATTACTACCACAAGTATCAGAGGAATTGTTTCAAGTCGAACATGTATTTGTAGTTGAAAAATTATTAGATTCAACATCGGCTGTTAAATATGGATTCCCCCATGTAGATCCCCCTGTAGCATATGGTAACCCTATGGGAATGACCTGTACTTTTACCGAGTCGTCAACTAATGTAACATTTTCAGGGTTATTAAGTCAGGACCTTACGGGAGCTTATATATTTTCTAGTTTCTTTAATGGGACAATATTAAGTATAGCATCTGATAATACTGCGGTAATATCAGATGTTGCTACTTCTAGTGGTACTGGCCCATTTTCTATAGCTTCATGGAGAACAAGATTTGAATCTATTTATAATATAGTAGATTTTGATGAAATTCCCCCTATCACAGCTTCATTTATTAGCGGTAATAATTATCTTATTAGTGCTTCAGACCTTTCTTTGGTTCAAAAAGGATATATTATTGCTGGTGAAGGAATTCCGGATGGCACAAAAATTATATCTGTTAATGGCTCACAGATAAACGTAAATCAAACTTTTACTATAACTGCAACAAACCAGAATTGTTATATCTATCAGGTCGAGGATGCTAATGATGTATCCGGTAGGCTATATCAATATAGTCTTATTACTGATCCAACTTTAGATGCCCCGGTTATTCTAAATCTAGCACAACAAAATTTTCCAACTACTTATACAGTAGGTGATGTATTCTTAAGTGGGATAAGAAAAACCTCTTCCGTTAATTCTTGTAGCCTTGGGATTAATATTGCTCTAAATTCAGATCAGGAAGCATTGATAGGAAGGAGTCTTATAATAGAAGACATAACACAAGCATTACCAGTAATAATACTAAGATTAGAATTAGTGGGTGAAGTGGTAGGGGAGGATGAAAGATTAAATGTTCTTTTAGGAAATTTTGGTCAAGAATTCTATAAGGAGGATGCGGGAATATTAAGGGATAGTGATCCAGAAGAACCATATCCGGATTATCTTTTACTAAATCGGAAAAGAAAAGAGCTTCTTTTACAAGGATCTGAAATTTTCCCTTATATTGGATCCTATAAAGGATTAGTAAATATAATTAGATTCTTTGGATATCAAGATTTGAGGATAAAAGAATACTGGTTAAATATACAAAAATCTGCATCTAATAATCTTACTGCTTTTCAGCAAAATGAAGCACTGCTAAATACTATAAAAACTACCCCGTACGGAGAATCGATACTAATAAATAATTTATTAGATGATGAGAATAGTGGTAAATATAAACAAGTAGAAGTATACGGGCCAAAATCTGATGGTACCTTTGGAATAAAATCTTCTTTGGAACAAATATTTCCATCCACTGCTTATAAAAAAACACCACTGTTTGGATTATTTTATGACATAAATGAAATAGTTCCTGATGAAGAAGATATTTATGGTTATCCAGTAACTCAAGATTCTTTCTTATTTTCTCCTCAAGAAGTTCTTATTAAATTATTTGCATTGAAGGAAAAATTGAAGAAGGATTATCTCCCCTTGAGTGCAAAAATAATAGATATTACAGGGGAGGGATTTTATTTTTCCGTTAATAAGACCAGAGGATGGTTAGATACTATAAAGATCGATGAAATTAAATTAGGGTTGGATATAGGCATTAGTGCAACCCCTCAAAATGGATATATTGAGGACTTAAGGGCATTTCAGACAAGATCAAATTCTTCATTGCCTCCTTTACCCTATGTCCCTGGATATTTTGGAAATACTGATGTTAGTAATTTTGGTAATACCTTTGATGTAAATCCGAATATACAAAATTATACTCCGGACCAATCTAGTAATCTTGCAGATGCTATAGAACAATATTATATTAATCTAATAAATAATAATAGCCAATTAGATCTTGGCGATGGTGATTATAATGGACCTGGGTATATTAGATTCGATACAAAGACCCCGTACTACTTACCTGGGGGATTCCCAACTGTATTAGAGGTAACTTCATTCGACATAACAATGGATGAAATAGGTACTACATGGGGAAATTTAGATACAAATATTTCAACATATGAAACTACATTAGCTTCTGTTTTAGATTTAACTGATTATGTTGGAAATCCTCTGATAACTGCAACTCTTAATACCACATTAGTAGTAGATTCTCCATTCCTTACCCCGTTAACAGTTACTTTACCTGGTGGATTTAGTGGATTTTTAAATCCAATTAGTGGAAAAGTTCAATTAGAATTCCTGGCAGATACTAATGATTACTTTGTAGCCGAAGTACAATCGTATAATAATTCTACTGGAGTAACCAATTTATTAGTTTTAAATTATGTTGGAGCTGGAGAATATACATCTTGGACAGTTTCTTTGACTAATATATTTAGTCAGGAAGTTGCAATGTCTTACTATAACTATACCCAAGGTTCTGATGGATTTTATTCTTGGGATAATCTTAGATTTTTAGGTTATTATGAAATAGAATGGACAATTAGTAAAGATGGGGACAATCCTTATTTCTATCAATTTAGAGGAAATATAAAAGACTATTGGAGGATTCCACATTTCCTACCATATCTAGGACAATATACGATTAAATGTAGGGTTTGGAATAGTTTTAATGACATTTCTACTGGTTACTTTGTTAATTATATAAATGTTGAACCTAGAAATATAGAATTAACTTCTATTACAAGATTTAGGGAAGCAGAAATTTATACTTGGGATGAGATGGCTGATACATGGGATGATTATGATTCCCAATGGCAATTTCCTTTGGAGCAGCAAACCACACAGGTCCAGGCTTCTCAAAGAAATCTTACTTATGCAGAATATGGAAATCAATTTGATGATGGGCAGGAATGCAATGTATTATCTACGATTCCTGAAGTTAGGGCAAACTTAAATTTTAATTTTGGTGTAGTATCCCATAATATAAGTTCAATAAGTAGTATTTATGGGGCAGGAACTGGGCCAGCAACAATAACAACAACGACTCCACATGGTTTAAATCCAGGAGATAATGTCTATATTGTAGATAATAGTATAACTTCGATAACAGGGGAATATTCTGTATTAAGTGTTACTTCAACCACATTTATGATTCCCCTTATAGTCCCAAGTACTATTACTACTGCTGGTAATTATATGACAGGACAAGGTACAATTAATATAAACATTTCTGGAAGAACATATGTTAATATTAATTATGATGGATCTATTGGAAGTACTGCTGGTACATTATATTCTACATTTAATGGGGGTATATTAGAACCTGCATTTAGAATAATGCAATATCTTCCTACTACTGTAGCTGGTATACCAAGTAATGTATTTCTATACAATATTATAATTGAATCACCAGAAAATAGTGGAGGGTTATATAATGGACAAGTAATAAATATAACTTCTACAGGATCATTAGTATTAAATATTGGAGATACTGTATTAGTAACTTCTATTTCTCCTGCATTATCAGGGGGAGCAAATCAATATCAGGACTATATTTATTATACTCCTGGAGATCCCTTACCTGTGCCAGAAATGAAAAATTGGGGTAGTAAAGAGATAACATGGGATTCTATGGATGATATTTCATGGGACCAATTATATTCTCAAACCTTTTCTATGTATGATTATCATGGTGATTGGAATGGTGGATTTGATTTGTATAATATAAGATATGGGGATTTAATAAAGGTTGGAAAAAATAATCCTGGAGTCCTAATAGGTGATACTACTTCTCCTGGAACACCTATGTTCCTTTATGATGTAGCAAACCAATTAAACCAATCAAGTGATCCTGGTATTTCTAAATTCAGCTATGCAGTTAGGGGATATTCAAGAGTTTATGGAACTTATGATAGTTTAGGAAATAATTTAATTGAGGATATAGTAGCTCCCCATATAAATTATACACAAAGTTCTGTATTGGCAGGATATGTTGGAGCGGATTATAATAGTATGACTAATGGTACCTATAGGGAAATAAATCAAACAGTCACATCTAATTCTCCAATAGAATGGGTTCAAATGGACTTAAATAAACAAACAAAAATAACAAGTATAGTTATTGGGTGTGACTTTGATAGTTCCATGACAGGAGCTTGGGGACCTACGTATACGAATAATAAAAATGTATCATATTCATTAGATGGATCAACCTGGATAACTTTATTTAATACAGGAACCTTTACCTCTGGAATAGAAGTATTCCCTATAAATATTGTTGCAAGATATATTAGGATTAATTCAGCTTCTTCTAATTTAGTTGTAACAGAATTCTATGCAAGGATTCCATTCCTAACTGACGTAGGCCCAATGGAGGAGACAACAACTACCTATAATTTATTAGGATTTACACCTACCTCTATTTGTAGAGGACTACATGGAGAAATCTATATGGCAGACGGTAATTTAATTCATATATTTTATTCCCCAACAAATATAGATTTAATTACCTTAGATTTTGCAGGTACTTATTTACAAATTGATAGAAAGGGACATTTGTGGTACTATGGTACAGGAGCAGTTCCATTACAAGTAATTGATACAAATAATAAAAATAATAAAACAGCTTATATTTCTCAGATTGGAACACCAACATCATATCTTGAAAATATAACTATTCCAATTAGCTTCACAACAGCTACTATAGATTCATTGGCAATTGATGATAGAAAGGGGGATTTTGCCGTTACTATAACATATGGGACAACTACAGAATTATTATATTTAGATGGGGAAAGTGAACAATTTGGAATATTTGACACCACTAGCGGATTACCCTCTGTAGATATTAGACAAATATTTTTTGATTATAAAAACGGAAATAAAACATTATGGATTGCAACAGGAGATGGAATATCCATATATGATAAAATAAAATTCTTTAATTACCAAACAAACAACTCTGGTCTTTTTTCGAATAATATTTTCTCTATTTGCCCAGATGAAATAGGAAATAAATGGATTGGAACCGATTCTGGTATTTCTTATTTTGATGGTGAAATATGGGCAGTTTGGAACCCCTCTAATAGTCTGATGCTTTCTACCGGAGAAACCTATACGAATATAATTACAACGGGGCATGGTAATATATTCTTTACTATCAGAACAGGAGGAACCCATAGTCCCGGGGAAGGATATCAATTAGGTTATTTTAATGGAGATAATTTTATTAGGTATACAAATGAACCAGGAAATAGTGTAGAATTTAGACCTTATATAAATTCTACTACTCATAAGGAGAATAGTTGGATATTTGTAAATAATATTAAGACTATTGATGGTACTTATACCCAATATCCAGGAAATATATTCTACCTAGATTTTGCACAGGAATTAAAACAGATAGATTTTATAATTCCTCATATACATGCATCCAGTAAATTTCCTGGTAATGATGGCTGGGATTTTATTTATTACACTAGTACTAGATCATTACCTTCTGTGGAAGAATTTTCTCCGTCTGGAATTGCATATGGACTTATAAATTTTAATTTCCTAGCTGGTCCTGTTAATGGAAACTACATACTAAATGATAATTTTAGACCAAATTTTCCATTTGTTGATGGATATTCTTGGAAAAAGCCTCATTGGGTAGGGTTTGATTTTACCGGAATAACCGAGAACCATCCAGATTTGAACTCAGATCACTTATTTCTTGATGCCCCCCTTAGAGATATATTAGATGGATCCGCAATAAAAGAAGAATATTGGAGAAATTCTCCGATAGAAAGAATTGCATCTAAAAAATCCAGGGATCAATTCTCAGATTTCGAATGGTTAATTAGAATAGGAGATGCTTATGAAGATAGGGGAATGAAAATAAAAGTGGGATTAGATGGCTATATTTATGTTACTGGTTTCTTTAGAGGAACAGTATATTTTGGTGCCCCAAATAATGTAAATAGTGGGGGATCTACAGTATTAAGCTCTCCTGATTGTAATTCGATCTTTGTTGCAAAATATAATGATGTTGGTATTATACAATGGGCAAGAATGTACGGGGAACTAGTAACTTCGCCTGCTTTTAACTATGATTTTACTCCAAATTCTATAAAATTAGATACTTTTGGTAACGTGTATGTTGTTGGATATAAAACAAAAACCAGAAACAATAATATAACAATGGAACAGCCATCAAATATTTTATTAAGGTGGGATTGGAATGGTAATTTTGTTAGTTTTACCGAATTATTCTCTCCTGTTGCTACAAGTACATTTAATGAGAATATAGATGTTGTAGTTGATGCTGCTAATATACTTTACGTTGCTGGTGAATTTAGTGGTACGCTTATTAGTGGAACCTGGACAATAACCTCTGCAGCCGGGGCAACAGAAATATATGTGGCTAGGGTAGAAAGTAATGGGTATGTAACTTATCTTAAAAAATTAGATAGTGGACTCCCAGAATATGCACCAACCCTTGCATTAGGAAATTATAATGACCTTTATATAGGATATTATAACCAAAATATAACTTCCCAAAATATTTCTCTTGCTTCATATAATTCTTTAAATCTTTCTATTAATTGGATAAAAAAAATAGTTAATACCGGATTTATTATAATCTCATTGGTCCCATATATAGACCTTTCCCCTAATGGGGAAATAGTATTAGGTGTTTCCTTTAATGGAACATTAACAGTAGATGGAACAAGTATAAGCTGTCCAGGATCTCTAGAATATGGAGTTTTTAAATTTTTAACAACAGGAGCTCTAATATTTGCAAAAAACATAGGAAGCAGTCTAGGTAATTATTTATATGATATAGAAGTAGATACGGAAGGGAGAATTTATATGATTGGATCATTTACTGGATCATTTTCTCCAGATACTACTACAAGTTTTCATGAAATATCAGAAGGGGGAAGTGATGTTATATTAGTAAAATTAGAAATTGATGGAACTATCCTAGATATAACAACAATAGGAAGTATCTATAGCGATGAGGGATTATCAATTTCTCTGGATACGGGGGAAAATGTATATTTAACTGGATATCTTTCTGGTCCTGCTATCGCTGGATATTTAACTACCTCTCCTACTCCCGGAGGGGCAAAGAATGCTTTTATTGGTAAAATACCACACCAAAGGTATATTCCAGGTAAATCTTTCCCTGGCCCATCATCTTGGCTTGGAACACAAAGTTGGGGATGGTCTGATAAAAGAATATATGACGGAGAATTTGAGATCCCGATCGGATCGACCGTATTTATAAATCCATTGGATTCTAATATACCTGGAAAAAATAGTCATAAATGGCAATTGATTGAAAAATCAACAGGGAATATAGTTATTGACGTTAAGGATACCCCATACTTTATATGGACATTTAGAATTCCGGGGTATTATAGTTTAGTAGTAGAAATACTAGATACTAATGGAAATGTTTATACCATAAATAGGGATAGCTATATAAGAGTAGTTGATCATAAGGCTATATTTAATGGAGAAACAGTACCACATATTGTAAATAGCAATGATTTCAAAGCACAAGCAGTATATGAATATTAAAAAATCCCAGAAGATATAAGTAACAGTACAATTCTGCTAACCTTATTCTTCTGGGCTTCTCTGTTTATAAATAAACCTAATTAATCTCTGTATTCCCTATAAACATCAAGTATCTCTTTAACAATAGGATGCCTATGATTTTGTAGAAGAACCACATTTTTTAGACCAGGAACTCTTCCTTCTATTGTTTTAAGAAAATCTAAACCACTATCTTTTTTATTTTTCAAGTCTATTTGTGAATTATCACCACAAAATACCATTTTAGATTCTTTACCAAGTCTCCCTATTACCATCTCCATCTCTTCGTGTGTAATATTTTGAGCCTCGTCGATGATAACAAATGAATCTGTAAGTGTTCTACCCCTCATAAATTGGAAAGGGAGTATTTCAATAACACCTTCTTCTACTAATTTATCGATACTCATTTTATTATAAAGTAAGTATAGGTTAGCATAGATTGGTATTAACCAAGGATGCAGTTTATCCTCTGCCGAACCAGGGAGTGCTCCCATATCAGTTCTTGCGACCATTGGTCTAGCAATAACAATTCTTTCCACCTCCCTCTTAAATAGCAGATCTAATCCAACTTGAGCTGCTACCAAGGTTTTACCTGAACCGGCCATACCTTTTATAACAGTGACCGCATTTTCTAAAATAACCTGCTTTGCTAACTTTTGTTCTTCGTTTAGTGAAATTTGGAATTTAACTTCACCTTTAGGCTTCTTCTTCTCTTGATTGCTTTTCTTATCATTGTAAGCAGCAGAATCTTTTTTTTCCATAGGGGAATTTTATTTTATTAACGAAACTATAATGAGGTTTTGTAATAATAGTATTAGCATGATATTAGAGGATTAAGAAAATTTAGTAATCCTTAGTGTTTAGTATATATATTCATAATAAAAAAGGAAAAAATGATCACAATTACGGAACTCTTAGGTACCAGTTCAGTTGCGGGGGATAGGCTTACTATAAATGCCAATTTTCTTCTGATAGAGAATGAAATTAACGATCTTGAGGATAATTTCAATATTAACACTGTGACCGGTGCTATGGACATATCTAATGCTACAAGTGGCCAATTAAAGGCTAAACTTGGATTTTTTAATAGCATCGTATTACCTGCTGCTGGTACTCCAACTATATCTTTATATGGAACAGGTGCAAGTGCAGGAAATGGAAGTTTCTCGGGAACAGTTAGTTCTTTAAATTTATCAATCTCTGGTACAGGAACATTTAATAGTATAAGTGCTACTGGGGCATCTAGTTTTGGTTCTACTGGAACCTTTGGCGGTACATTACTTTCATTAGATGAAATTCAAAATGGACCAACTGGTATTTTTACAGAGAAGAATACTAAATCTGCTTCTGGGGGTTTACCTTTTTTAGGTGTAACTTTGGGGGGTGGAGGTATAACAGGAACTTTTAGTACCCCTTATATACTTAGTGGGCAGGAGAGTATAATATATGCTAACTGTGCTTATGTTAGTGTTGCTAGTGCTGACTCGTCGAATGCGACAGGATTCTTTTTTCAAGTTGCTGGGGCAAGTGGCGGAACTGCTTCTACTTTACCTTCTGGATATAAAATAACAATTATTAATACAAGTCCTACTGGTGGAAAAATAGGAACTGGAATTACTGGTCCTTCTACTACTGGATATTATTATACTGGATTTAATACTTCTAATGGTCAATACAATTCTGGCGGTATAACAGTACCATCCGGACATCCATATAGAGCATCTTTAAATTTATTGTGGGAACCTAGAATTAGTCAATCCTCGTCAACACAAAAAGGTTCATGGGCAGTATTATCTTCAAGTTTAATAACAAGCTTCTAATAACAATAAATAAAAATGGCTAAGACACCTTTTATTAGGCCTTTACAGGTAACAGGGGGAACATTCTATACTTTCTCCTCAGCTGCAGAGGACCTTTCTTTTACATTCAATAACACAGTAAACAAATTCAAATTTTCTAAGTTTGTTTTACTTAACATCCCTGGTTTTCAAAAACCCGTATATAATGAAAATTCTATACAATTTGATACCTTGGATAGCTCATTTTTGGATGTTGCTAGTAATACATTTAATTTAGTAGATCCTAATAATCTTAGTCCTAACTTAGAAATCTCATTCCAGAACTATTGTTTAAATTTAGAGTCAACTATCTTATCCGATCCTAATTATAATCCTACTTTGAAACTTAATGTTTCTGAGAGGGTATTTTTTAAATGGCTTAAGGAAATGGGTGGAATTAGATTTAGGCCAGCAAATTCTAATGAAGTAGCACCTTCATTAGATCAAGTAACAACTAGTACTGTTAATGGATTTCCAACATCTCAAAAAAGATGGACTGAAGAAGATACTAATACATCTGGTAATGGAAATCCGATACCTAGATATAATAAGGTAGTTCAGTATATTGGCGAATGTGATATAGTTAATTCTGTTCAGAACCAAAATAATTCCTATTCCGAAGTTTATATACATGTACCAACATCTGATGGAAATACCCCAGTAGTTCTTTTTCAAACGAATGCTGATAATAATTATTATCCTGGACAAACTTGGACTAATATGCCAGCAGATCCAATTAATTCCGAATATCTACAGGGAAGAGATGGTTCTGGTGGTACAATTGGACCTAATGGGTTACCAATATATTCAATATATGATGAAGCCGTTTTAGGAGATCCAGAAGTAATTACTACAAATTCTATAGGTGCAACTGGAACTAGTCAATGGTACGAGCCAAGAAATATTGCAAACTCATATTATACGGATAATTCATTTTTTGATTCCTCTAATTTAGATATTTTTAAATACGAAGCAGCAGCAGGTACTGCTGGTTTTAATGTAAGTTATACAAGAAATAATTTAGATGGTGTAATGATTGATTTTGATCCAACTTCCTATAAGGCAATAATTGATAATCCACAACTAAGTGTAATTGAACAATACAATTCCACCACCGATTCTAGTAACTTTGATTTTAATGCAGTTCTATTATATTATGATGTTTATGATCCTAACAATTTAGCAGATTCCCAAACTAATTTATATGGCGTACTTTTTCTAAATGATATTCAGCCAACAGGAATATCAACTGGTGCAATCCCTGTATTTAATAAATTTAAACCAGACCCAGTTACCAAATTAAATGGTAACTCTTATGGTCTTAAATTAAATATCAAATTTGATACAAGTATTGATAATACTGGTGTAGAACAATCTATAAACGATTATTCTTCATTCTCTATGAGTCTTTTTATGGATTCGGCTACTGTATTACAACAGGCCGCAGGAACATTAAATGATCAAGTAGCTACTATTATTCAATTACAACAACAATATAACACCCTATACGATCTATTAATTAATACTAATAATGGTACAACCTTTGATAGTAGGCTATCAACTGTAGAAAATGCTTTGCAAGTTAACCAGGCATTATTCAATAATACTCAAGATATAATGGGGCTTATTGAAAATAATTTTGCAATGGTAAATTCTATACTTCAAGGTAATACCAATATAGCAATTTCCTATAATTTAGATTTATTAAAGCAAGGAAATGGAATACTTGTAGATAGGAGTATACCAAATAAAGTAATAATTAACAATACAGTACAAAATTACTCATTAGATAGTACTTATGCGTTTACCTTAAACCCCGCAGGTATAAATACATTAACATTAAAACCTTATACTAATTATTATAAACATAGGAATAGTGGATTAACTATAAATACAACTAGCGATATAGTAATAAGAATAGATGACACATTAGTAAAATGGAAAATTGGGCAAACTCTCAGACTTGTTTTTGATGATCCTGTTATACTTTCTACTAATAACATTTATATTTACACGGACTCCACTGGATTATATCCTTTGACGAGTCCTTCATCTATGCCATTCAATATCTTAGTTGGCGGATTTACACAATCCTCTTTCATTGGATCTGGTAATAAACCAATATTTGATATAGTTTGTGTTGATGAGAAAAACCTAATATTTGAAATAGACCAAATCCGTTAGCAATATGAAAACTTTTATTTATTCTATATTAGACCCAAGGCTAAATAAATTAAAGATTTATGTAGGAAAATCTAATACCCCTATGAAGAGATTTAAATCGCATATCTCTGAATCTAATAATCTTAATAAAAATACTAAGAAATGTAATTGGCTGAGAAGTATAAGAAAAGAGGGACTAATACCAATTTTTAATATAATAGAAGAAATTACAATAGAAGAATGGCAGATAAAGGAAAATTATTATATAGATTTATATAAATCATTAGGATACGAATTAATAAATATTAGGCCTGGTGGAAATGGAATAAGTATACATAGTGATAATACTTGCTATAAGATATCTACTAGTAGAAGAGGAATAAAAACTGGACCCAGGTCAGAAGAAACTAAGATAAGAATTTCTGTTGGGCATATTGGAATAGGAAAGGGAATACAAAAATCAAAAGAAGAGAAGGAAAAAATATCCAATGGATTAAAAAAAGCATATAGTGAGAATAGAAAGAAAAAATTAACAGGTATCAAGATTACAGAAGAACATAGAAAGAAAAAATTAACAGGTATCAAGATTACAGAAGAACATAGAAAGAAAATAGGAATGGGCTTAACCAATAATCCACTCAGACAGAAAAAAATAATTCAATCCGATCCAAACAATAATATCATAAAAGAATGGATTTGCGCCAAGGAGATTTGCAAATTTTATGGTTATTCGGAAAGCGGAATACGTCTTTGTTGTACTGGTAGAACTAAACAAGCCTATGGATATTACTGGAAATATATAGTTTAAATAGAAAATGGCAGCTACAAAAAATTCAATAAGTTCGTTAATTGCTCAGTTCCTGATGCTCCAGAAGAATTCCATGGAGATAATTAACAGGCTATCCGATGCAGCAACAACAACAAATGATACTGTTAATATTGAACAGTTGAATAGTGATAATACTACAAGTATTATTAGCGTACCCTCATGGAGTTATTTATTAAATCGTATCAAAACATTGGATAATAATGTTCAAAGTTTAGCTGGTCTTAATAATGGTACATCTAATATTAGAAACGCAGATGGAAGTGTATCTAAGATCTATCAATCGAAACCATTAATGGATCCTATTGCACCTACGGCATTAGGAGTACCTTCTACTTTCTCAACAAGAAGTAATTGGTTTTTTGATAGTTTTCTAAATCCTTTATTATATGTTTCGGTCCCACTTGATGGTCAAATAGATCCAGGTACTAGGAGTGTTTATGTAAAAAGGGTCATATTAAACCCAATAGATGATCTACAAAAGGTATTTTTTGATACTGTATTTAAGGGAAGAAATGATGTAACATTAGATGATTTTTTAAATCAGTTAACTGACCAAAGTATAGGGTATTTTGCCGATGAATCTATAGTTGATCTTCCATTACAACTTATAAGGTACAAAGGTAACTTTGCAGTACTTAGAGTAATTGATCAAACTGTAACAACAACCAATAATGGGGTTACAACTCCACAAACTATCAGGAGATATAAATTAGATACTCTTACCTATACAGATAGTCTTGCTACTGGAACAAACTCTAGCAGGCAATTAAAAATAGGGGATGGATTAATAACCCCTGGGGGAACTAAATATCAAATACTTGATGTAAATACTGGAGATAATACTATTACCCTAAATAGAATAAATGGATATGATCCTATAACAATTGGTGCTGGCTCGCTTGCAATAGATTCAGAAGTACTTTCCCCATTAACTGTGGATATTGGAGTTGGACATGACGAGAGACAAGGAGTCTTTATAAAAAACATAGATACTAATCACAACGTTGCTGGTAGTTCTTATAGTCCCGGAATATGTTTCTGGTCTAATGAATTAACTATTAATACTACCGCTGGTGTTGTAAATCTAGATAATTTTTATCAGAATTATGTTTCTGATTTTAGTTCTATTTTATTAGGAAATAGCAAAGAAAATGTTATACCCTCTGTATATTCTTCTGTTCCTGATGCACCTGTGTTAGTCGCTGATAATTTTAAAGTTCTTGTTATTAACACACAGGTAACACAAACTCCTGCAAATAATAAATTTCAAACACAAATACAAGCAAAGGTACAATTACAAAATGATATACAGGCTATTAATACATCCATATCACAGGTACAAAACCAAATAGTAAACCAATCAGTAACCTCTGTTTCTAAAACCTTTAGCGCAGATACCCAGAAATTATTGCAAAAAGTAACGAATTTATCCCAACAAAAAGTAACAAAAACTCAATTACTTTCCAGTACAATACAGGATATACAAAATACCTCTTCTGCTAATCCAGAAATACAAGCAGCACCTATTTATAGGGTTAGAGGATTTTGGGCATTTCCTACTGCAACACCAAATCCTAAAACAGGACCGCAAGAGGTTATTCAATTTAGAATAAGATATAGATATTTAACCTCTGATGGTAATGCCCCATCAACTGCACAGATTCCATTTACCGATGCAAATGGAACAAAATATACAGGAACATTTTCTAACTGGAACGAATATAAAACAGATATTCGTAAAAAAACATATGATACTGTATCAGGAACTTTTAAATGGGTTATAGAGGATGTTAGTAATGCGGATACACCAAATGTAAATCAATTGGATATTCCTATTGATAAAGGTGAAAGTGTAGAAATTAAAATCTCTTCTATTTCAGAAGCTGGCTGGCCAAATAATCCTGCCGAATCTGACTTCTGTCCATCTGTTATAATTGCGTTTCCTGATAATTTAACAGTACAATCTGATAATGGACAATACCTACAACAAAATATTGGAGACCAAGCAGTAGCAGCTATGCAAAGTGATTTATCTGCAAAAGGATTAGATACCCACTTAGCTACTTCTTTTACAACAGGAAATAAATATTATGCTCATAGTGCTTCCAGTATAACGTCTGGTTTCTTTGATTCAAGCGGTAATGCTATAGATGTTTATCAACAACTACTTTCAATGCAACAGGAAATTGATAACCTAAGGGCATTATTAGATCAAGCAAAAGGTGTACTTGGTGTTTCTATACTTCAAGGAAGTGTTGCTACTCCTGTTACAAACGGAGCAACAATTAACCTATTTGCTGGATATTATAATGAGCTTCTTGATTTAACAAACATATCAAACTGGGGTAAGATAGCAACGGTAACTTATCAATTGCAATTAACAAATCAGGCTGCTTCTCCGTTAGAGCTAGCATCATTAATTGCAGGCGGACAAAGTACTTCAGCTTTGGCATCAACTAGTTCTTTGGCTAGTGTTGATTATTCTACGAATAGAAAATATGATTTAACTACTATTTCCCTATCGTCAATTTTAGATAGTAGTATAGTCCCTGGACTAGTTGGAAGTGATGCTTTTATACAGGCACCACCATTTCAATCAGGGAATGCAAACTCTCAATATATTTATAGCAGGTATAAATCTGTTGGTTTGGACGAGGATCTTTATTTTGTACCACTAAATCCAAATCTTTCGTGGAACCAAGACACTGGTGTAACTTCTGGTATAATTGGTAACGTACCTTCTAACAATGGGGTTCTTTTACCATATAGCCCAACGGGTGCTGCACCTGGAACAGCTAATCCAAATATTTGGAATGGTACATATTCTTCGGGTGCGCCATTGGGTAATGGTAAATTAAATGAATTTTGTATACATTATCAGCATCCCGTTATTATAAATGAATCTACAACTTCTCTTAGAGGATTTTTTGATCTTGCTAGACCAGTGGAAAGCGTTGGTGTATATGAATATCCAGAATTTAGACATACTCTTGGATTTGAACTTGGTAGTAATGATACAATAGCAACGGATATTACATCACAAATAAAAACATATCAACAAATGCAACTTAATTTACCATCAACTACGGGTTATGGTGCAACAGGAGCAGAAAGTTCTTATCCAATGAAACTTGGATTTAGTGCTAATGATGAATTCTTGGTTGGTAAATATTCTTGCGGGTCATATTTATTTATGCAACCAGCAAACCATTCTGCGATCCAAATAGAAGGATCCACTACAATAGCATCAAAGATACTTGTATATGGGGTTCAGAATTCTATTAATATCCCTATAACTTTCCAATTTAGGGCAGCAGACAAATTACAATATATTGGAGGATATAGAACTACTGGATCTATAAGAAATATTACATATACTAAGAAACTAGGAATAGATATACAAGTTAGGGACCAAAGTTTATTTTCTTTTGATTTAATAGTTTCTGGTAGTTATACAAAATCGGCTATAGCAACACCAGCTTACTCTACATCAAGAATGACCGAAATTGCAGCAGTTAGGTCCTCATAATTTTAGATAATAATGGCAGAGATTAAAAATAAATTCAATTCCTCTTTTGGTGTACTTAGGGCAAATCCCAAAATATCAGGGAATGTTAAAATAACAGTAGATTCCTCAAAAAATCTATGGCTAAATTCAATTGATTCCAATGATCAATTATCAAAATCAACTTATAAGGGATTTAAAATTTCTTCTAATTCTGATTTTGCTCAGGATCTATACAAATTTTTTGATAATGGTAAAACCCCTGAAGAATTTGTATTTGGCCTTAGGGGAGGAGATACTTCACAAGTACAGACATTTGTCTCGAATTATGAAGACCAGTATGATGGATTTTATTCTATTGGTGTGACTCCTTTGGTCTCTGATTTATATTCAGAAGAATTTAGTTATTTTGCTCCTTTTTGGTTAGGAAGAACAATACCTAGTAGCTTTGTTATCTATAGGATAGATGATCCAATTGATTTTTCTTATATAAATCCAGTTACATCTCTTATCATTGGACAGAACTATAAAATATTAGGAACTACTGATGATTATTCAGTTACTTCTAATCTTATCACATATACAAATGGTAATATATTTGTAGCTTCTGACGTATCCTTTACTGTAAATTCAGGACAAGGCAATGTTGTATCTTTAGATCCTAATTATAATTATAGTTTAATAGGAGATCCTATTCAACATTTTGAAAATAAAATACTTCCTAAATCTTCAATTGTTGCTAGTTATGATCTTTCTGCCAATAGTGAGATAGGAAAATACTTAAGGAAAATACAATCCTCTGCTAATTATAAAGAAGCACTAACAGACATAAGATTTGAAGAGAATATAATGACCTATTATAATGGAGTAAACTATAGTAGTGGAGTATATGATACAAGGGGTGAATTTTTATTTGATTTTTATAGTAATCCTACCACACAGATAGAATTTGACGAGTTTATATCTCAGGGATTCAGTAGAAATGGTATAATATCTTATAAATATCTAAATCTAGAATTCCTATTCAATGATACAGAAGCACCTTTATATTCTATTAATCGATATTTTGGTGTTTTCGTTGATGAGGTCCCCAGTGGGACCTTCCGCTTAGACGGTGGTAGATTTTTTACTGATGATTATCTAGTTGGAAATACTCCACAACCAAAGGGTCCTACTTACATTTCTTCTACCATGGAGAATTCTTTTTATCAAGAAAATCCAAAGGCGATGAGGCTTTTTGTAGATCCAACAACACAATGGGGAATATTACCAACTTCCGATATTGTTAATAATAACCCTAGACTATATTACGTCAAGGATAGGAATGGTCAATTCTATAGTTATAAAAGAATAATGGATTATTCTAGTAATACAGATCCTTCTTTTATATGGGGAACTAATTTAACAAATCAAAACGATATAGTCTTAAGTAATAAAATAATAGACGTATCTAATTTTTCTGGTTTAGATTTAACAAAAACTAAACAAATTGATGCGGCCCAAACAATCTCGAAAGGTTGCCCTTATGGAATTATAGATATCAATGGTCCTTTCCTTACAGGGGAAGCTATTGTAATCTATCATCCAATAGGTAGAAAAATATTGAATGGTAAGAAGTGTGACATCATTATAGCATCTAATATGTCAACATTAATAGAAAACTGGGGTCCGGGAAGTTTTTATAGTGTTGGGGATTCAATGTATTTTCATCCATATGGAACAAATATACAAATAGCTAATGCAATCTATGGTGCTATAAATTCTATATCATATAGGGGTTTTGAGGGATTTCTTTTTGATAATGAAATAGTCTTAAGAACATATGGGGCAGGATATAATTATAATTTTTCGTTTTCTATTGATTGCTTTAATAATTTAAGCGCATTAACAAGAATTGGAAGAAGCAATGTATTTTCTGTTAATGGAATAGATGCTTTGGATTTTAGATATGAGCAATATTTTATAGGAGGTACAGATACCATAAAAAATAGACTAAAAATAAAAATAGCTGATTCGCATAATATAGTTCCCGGAAAATCTGCAATTAGAACAAATTCAGGAGTTTCTATTATAGACAATATATTTGCTTATGTTGATGATGTTAATAAAAATACACGTAATGACACCTTAACTGACTATAAAACACACGCAATTATCACTTACGTAGATTATATTCAAACGGCTAAAATCGGCTATTTAGGCAAGATAATTATTGAAGAGATTTATGAAAATGAATCAGGAGTATTTTCATTATATCCAATTAAAGACATGGATTATGATTGGTGGTATTCAGAATATAACATTAATCCTACTGAAGAATACTATAGATATTTAGATCTACAGCCGGGGGGAGTTTCTAAAATAATGCCAGGACAAACTTATTGTGTTAATGGGGGTTGTTCTATCTCCTATAATGGTATAATTTATGGAGATACTGGTCTCTCTCCAACTATTTGGACCTTTATTGGTACTTCTAATGAAAGTTTTGATATAATAACTAAATCTCCTGATGCTAGATTTGTAGTAATTCCATTAGCATTTACTAAAAATCCTTTAACTGGTGCAGAATTTGGATCTCCTGAACCACTCACTGATCTAGATAATTTCCCGGGATTTACTGGGATACAGGATATTAAATTTATTGATGATACTAATACCATAATTACTAAAAATGATCAAATGAATTTTGGTAAATTAGATACAGAGTATGAAGTTTTAAAAGAAAACTACCAAAAACAATTTGTTACATTATCTAGAATAACCCCTTGGATAACAAAATGGGTATATGAGGGAGGTATAGATGCTAGGGGAAATGAATATAGGTTAAATATTCATCCTGCATTTACCCCATTTAATTTTTCACCTAGTTTCTTTAGTGTTGGAAGGGATCCAAGGTTCTTTACTCATGAATGGTATCTTTTGGAAACACCAAGATTAGATTCCCCAGATACTCTAGTTCAGAATTCTTTGAGCTATTGCTCCTCTAAATTAGATCTAACAAATTTAACAAATTCTGATCCTAGTAACGAAGACTATTTTTCTCAGTATTTTACTATTGATGGATCGGATTTTTATAATAATTTAGGAAAATTTCAATCTTCCGAGGGAAATCCAATATCAGAAAAGTATACCATATTTGAATATAACACCGCAACTGGATATTCTGAAACCCTATTTAGGGGAATTAAAGTTATAGTTAAAGGTAGGACTGATTCTTCTATACAAACAGGAACCAGAGGTGTATTTAAAACAAACGATACTACTTATGATGGATATAAATTTTCTTGTATTATTAGACCAATAAACGATCCAGATCCATATTCTCCTACCCCGCCCGTTACTTATAAGGTTTATGAAAATAATACATTCAAAACTATTACATTTGTAATTAGCATTATTAATAATGATTCCAGATTTGTTGATGGAAATCTATTTTGGGGTGAAATTAATAGCAGCCCAGCAGTAATGGGGGCAAGCTGGAATTTTAATCCGACCAGGATTTATGGTGGATTGGATTATATGAGCTTATATTCTATTGAAGATAAGTTAATACTTAGTCCTGCACCAGTAAGTCCAGCAACAGAATATATTTCGGTAGTTTCTGATATTAAATTAAGTGCAAGTCTAAACTTCAGTTTTGATACGGGTCCATTAGGAATAACTCCACTTTTTAATGGATCTACTATTAATGGAAGTGGAGTTATTCCCGCTATATTAAATAATGAATATAATACGGATTTAAGGGATGAAATAAATAGCTTCTATTTACCTTCTACCCCTGTTTTTGGTGCAGGATCCCCTTATGATTTAACAACGTCTCCTCCATTAACAATTAATGGGACAAATGAGGATGGATTATTTAGTTTCTATTCCCCGAATCAAATAACATCTGATAATTGGTTTACTTTACCATGGCCAGTAGGAGCAGGAAAAACACAAATTTACTTTAATCAGGTAGATCCTGCTCCTGTAACTGGTTCATATATGCCTAATTTTACAAATGTTGGATTTCCTCCTCCTATTTTTGCATTAGCTCCAGTAAATGTTGACTATAATGGTATAGCAGCAAAAGCGGTTTATCAAAAAGACGGAGGAAGTAGCTATTGGAAAAAGTTATTAGAAAAGATTTCCTTTGCGGATATAGCATTATTGTTAAGTGGAGAAGATCCTTATGTAAAATATTATTCATATGATTGGAATACAACAACACAGACAACAGTAGAATATGATGAAACATTTGTTATTAATGTTTCTCAGCCATCTGCTTTTATCCAAAATACAAATCTTTATCCAATAGAGGATTTAAACAAGCCCCAATCATTGGCAAAAGTTATTGTTGGATATAATATGGCTACTAGTAATTCACAGAACGAATATTATAGATATGGCGGAGGATATAATCCTAAATTTAGAGATATTGTACCATTTTCCTCGTTTAAAAATGATAGATTAGAGGACGAAGAATTAGTATTAGGAATTACAATTGTTGAAAAAACTACATTATCTGAATTTGCTCATATTGGTTCTGATTATGAAATAGCAATAGATGGAATTATTAGAAGAGATTTAAGGGTTGTTAGGGGATTAACGTATAGATTTAATTATGAAAACTTCTTTTCAAATGGATTTGGTCCATCTCCTTCTACTGAATTACAGGGTGATATAGCAATTACTTCGGTACAAAATGATGGAACAACAGATAGCCTATTTACAAAAGGAGTTTCATATGACTTATCATTGGGTATTTCTATGACTTTTACCGTTCCTTATGATGCACCAGATACATTATATTATGAAATAAAAGGAAAAAGATTTGCAGGTGCTAGTATAGCTGTCGAGGAGAATCTTTCTTTTAAAAATGCTAAATTTGGTATAGAAAAGAATAATTTTGGGATAATGAGAAATATATCATATAACAAATATGCACTAAGTAATCCATTTACTATAGATGCTAATTCTGGCTACCAAACAGTTTATCCGTTAATAGGGGAATCCCCGTTTGATGTTAGAAATATGTTTATATTTGAAAGTACTTGGGATCCGGGAAGATATAGGAATTATATAGGAAAGACTACATTTGAATTAATTCCAGGTACAAGATCTATGTTAGAAGAGAAAAATTATTTCGGAAGTAAAGTTATGAAAACCCCTAGTAGTATGTTAATACAAACTCAAGTATTATATCCTACTTCTATTACTGATGTATTTGATACAAGTATAGAATTATATCCTAATATTGAACTCCTATGGGAGGAAACATCGACCCAAATAATGGCAGTACTTCTCGTAGACAGGAGTTTAATAAATTATTTTGACAATAATGGGGTAGGAGCAACCTTTAATAGGCTTTTATTACCAGATTTTGGTACTGGTGATAATTTATCCTTAACTGATGATATTAATAGTTATTTATCTTTAAATATAGTACCAACATTTAAAGCAGACAAAATTAATGTTTATATTAAGAAAACAAAAATAGGAACAATAAGTAGCCCATTACCTACAATAGTAAGTAATTTAAGTGACCATGACAAAATAAGAAATGGGTTTTATATATTAGACCAAGTAAAAGTAATAGAAACTAATCATTTAGAGTATGAATTTACACTAACTAAGGATCCGGGGTATAATTACCAGGTAGCTTTCTCTTATAATCTATCTAAAATATAACAGGGGTAAGAAATTATTGATATATAAAAATAAAAGAGAATGCCTAAAATTAACTTATTAACCATCCAATCTGGAGATAGTCAGGCAACATTGATTGATAAAATTAACTACAATTACGATCAATTATTAACTGCAGGTGGGGGACCACAAGGAATTCAGGGTAGAATTGGAATAACCGGCCCTGTTGGACCTCAGGGTGAGATTGGTGTTGCGGGGCCTCAGGGGCAGGAGGGATCAAAGTGGTTTGTTTCTTCGCTTAGTCCAACGGGGGGTAGTCCATTAGGTATTCCTATTGCGGGTGATTACTGGCTGAGAGATGGGGATAAAGAAATCCTTATATTTGGACCTTCTGGAGCAGGATTGGATTGGGTTGATTCTGGATATAATTTAAGAGCGGATCAAATCTTTTCTGTTACAGGAAGCAACTGGAATACAACAACATCTAATTTTGATTCAGATGTTGCATATTATAGTCAAAATGATGTAGGTGATTTTTCTTTACTACTATCTGATTGGGGAATACAAGGAACTGGAACAAATTATGCTGGTGCAACATTATATGGTCTAAACTCAGAAAAGTCTAAATTTAAAATAGCTACATCATTAACAACAACTTATAGTAACCTTATATCTTTTGGTCGTTCTGATTTGGATAGCTCAAACTATGGGTCCCCGACATTTTCAAATACACATAATCCTGTAATAAAATGGTCTACATCTCCTGGTATTGGTGCTACCGCAGGAACACCAAATATATGGGATATTAGATTTTATAATCCTATTGGTAATTGGGATATGATAACAACTGGAGGAAATATTGGATTTAATTCTAATGGATTAAATAAAATAGAAACAACAGGTCTAACAGGGGGAACAATAGTTAATTTTTCATCTGGTGGATATTTTCAGGTTCTTCCTGGAGGATCAACTGGTTCTTCTTCGTCCCCATATTTTGGAGTAAATTCCATCGGAGCTGGTATAAAAACAACAGCAGTTGCCAATACATTAGCAGTTAAGGGATCTGCATCATTTGCCCTTAATGATAGTTATAATTCTTTTGGGCTTTCTGGTGGATATGTTGGTGTTGAAAGGGGATTAAGAATAGCAGCAACCGGAGCAGCAGCTAATAATTTAACAGTAAAAGGTAGTGGATCTATAGGACAAACTGATTCCTATAATTCATTTTCTATGCCAGCTGGATATTTTGGAATAGAAAATGGACTTAGAGTTGGTGCAACTGGATTTAATCCTTATGGAATACCGACAGGTACTGGCCCTGGTGCAACTGGATACTTACTTGGTGCAACAGAAGCTTATACTTATACAGGAGCTACTGGTACTTTTGTAACTCCAATGGCATTAATTTCAGGACAAGGAAACGGAGCAGTATTCCAAGCAAGATTAGATAATCCTACTGGGCCCAATGCTATATTGTCTTGGGGTGATTCTACAATCTATCCATTTAATAACCCAATTATAAATAATCTATCGCAGGAATATATTTCTTCAACAGGACCGATTCCTGTTGGGACATTCTTTGCTGGATATTATCATGGTGCTGGTAATTCTACTGGTGCAGGAAGTTATAGTAGCGCTTCTCTTTCTACGCCAGATCCAATTACTCAATTCCAAATCGTTTCTCAATATGGAATTGGAACACATGTTACAACATATGGACAAGGAGATACATTAAATTTATTTTCTAGATTATGGGGTCCCCAAACAACAAGTGCTAAAGTAGTACTCGGAGTAAATGGAATAGGGGTAGTACAGGCATTTCAAACCGGCGTTAGAATAAATGCTCAAAATTCTACTGTTCCTGATGGGCATACAAATTTAAGTGTAGAAGATGATTATGCTGGTCAAGGTTCATATTTTGGCCCAAGGGCAACAACAACAGCAGCTTGGCAAACACCAAGTGCATTAACTTATTGGCCTTATGGATGTCAACCAACACCAGCACCGATGGGTACAGTAAATAGGATTAAAGTTATTGGAAATAGCTCCGGTGACGGAATGAATGGTATAAATATTGCCCAGGAATTTGATAGTACTCCGTCAGGAATAAGTATCGGTGTAGTTGGATGTTTTGAAGGAAGTACTTCTTCTCCAAAAGCATTAACTATTACTGATTATGACCATTATACCCATATTGGTAATGTATATAGTACAATAACCTGGGATGGTAAAATGACTCTTGGGAAAAGATCCAATTTGGTAGGTACAACAATTACTAATATCTCCTTTGATTCATCCTTATCATCCTATGGGCCAGATACTGCTTCCTTGTTTACATATGGGGATATTAGCTGTAATGGTGTTGTTAGATCTGTAGGTGGATTTGCTTCTTCTGGATATTTTTATCCATCAAGTAGGAAATTAAAAGATGACATACAGCCATTAACTTTAGGCCTAGATAAATTATTAAAATTAAATCCAGTTAGTTTTAATTGGAAAAAGAACGGAAAGCATGATATTGGTTTTATTGCAGAAGAAGTATTTGAAATTATTCCAGAGGCTGTATCTATAAATAGTGATGGCGAGGTAGAAGGATATGACCCAGGTAAAATAATTCCATTATTAACAAAAAGTATACAAGAACTAATATCTCAGGTAGCAGATCTTAGAAAAGAAATTGAAGTACTAAAACAAAAATAATGACGACCAACGAGAAAGCATTTGTTATAGCATTAATACAGGAATATACAAAAATCCATTCCAATATTGATTATTACGAGGATCAACTAGATAAATTACAAAGTAAGTTAAAGACTAGTGATTCTGAGAAAATCTATGAAATGGAATATGATATAAAGGTCGAGGTAGAAAGATTAGCAACTTTTAGAAATGTGGAATTGGAATTTTGGGACGAGATAGAAAAAAAATATGGGCCCGGCGAATTTGATTCGAATACACTAGAATATAAGGTAAAGAAAAATGTTTAAGAGTATAAATCTAGTATTTATTTTAATAGTAATAAGTTTAGGATTATTATTCCTAAACTTAAAACAGTGTAACGATAAAAAAGATACTAAATTAAAAAATGAGATCTATCTCTCTAATCTACAGGCTTTAAAAGATACGGTTAGAATAGAAAAAGATAAAAGAGGGGAAACTGAATTTACTAAACAGGCATTAATAGCAGAAAATGGATCACTAAAAGATCTAAATAAAGGATTAAATGATGAGGCAAATAAACAAAAGGGTAAAGTAATTTATATAGAAAAAGCTAGCGGAAATATAACTAAAGATACAACTAAACCAATAGGGGGAACAATAAAGGAAATAAATGATACTACCTATGAAGTTTCTGATAGTCTAATCATTAATTATGATAGTAATAATTATAAGAAATTCTTGGTTATTACAACTATAAAAATAGAAAAGGATAGAAATGCAACGATTTTAAAAACAAGATTAGTAAATGATGTAATAGGATTTAATATTGTAACAGGATTACAAGAAGAGGATAAGAAATTAAGGATATTTTTAAGATCTGATTATCCAGATCTAGCATTTACTAAAATAGATGGTTCTTTAATAGACCCAAAAAAGTCCGAGGCGATAAAATCTTTCTTTCCGAGAAAGAAATGGGGGATAGGAATACAGGGAGGATATGGTATAAATTCTCAAATAAAGACGGGATTCTATATAGGTTTTGGTATTCAATATAATCTTTGGTCCTGGTAAATAGGGATATATAAAAAATGGCGAGTTACACATCAACCAGTAAATTTATAAGCATACTTCCTTATGTATTAATGGAGTATCAATATACTACTCTACCTACGATAGAAGAGTATCCGGTTAATTTTGGTCCAACTAATATTGGGTATGAAAAAATTAGTAATGGGTATTATGGTAATGTACAAATCCTAAATAGATTACAAGATTTACCAGTAACTGGAAATACCAGACAAAGAAGTGTTGTCCAAATAGCGGATAGTACCTTTGTTGATTTGGATATAAATTATTTTACCCAATATCTAGATTATGATAGTAAATTAACACCAACTGCAAGCCTTCCAGTAGTATTCCCATCTAATATTGTTGTACAATATGATACAGTTAGATTCCACTTTTTAAGTGGTTATAATTTCCCAAATATAGATGGTGTAATATTTCAAATAAAGTATAAGGAAAATAGTGGTATAAAAAGTGTTATTTCTCAAATATTAGTAGAAAATAGTAATACCGATATTATTGTAATGAATTATAATCCTATTTATTATAATGGATCAATATTTGACAAGTATGTAGAAGTTAAAATACCAGCATTATCTGATATGTGCTATCAATTTGATACACAGTCTGGATCCCCTTCCCAAACAGAGACATTAGCTGCTCTTATAAGTTCAAATGGGGGAGGATTTTCTACCGGTGTACCTTTTAATATTACTTCTTACGAGGTATCTACAACAACACAGGTTAATGGTTATTATAATTTCATAGCTAATCAAGTAAATACTGCTGTTCTAAACCCTCTTGACGAGTATGCTTATCTTGCTGCTACTCTAGTAGAAAATACCTCACTAAATTATTGGGAATATTACCCAACATGGCAAGGTGAATTTATAGATCAATTTATTTATACTGAAAACTCATTGGGTAATATTTATTATGTAATTAATGAAATTACAATATCAGAACAGATAGGACTAAAATTAGTAGAAACATCAAGGTTTCAGAGTATACAGACCTCTGGATTTGATGCACCTTTAGTATTTAGACCTATTGTAATGAATTCTAGAGCTACTTGTTTTGTTATAGATTATACAGTTAGTTTGGTTAATAAAATTAATAATACAAGCATAGTTAGAACTGCGAGTATTACCTCAAATGAGGTTGCATTATACGGAGCGGGATTAAATACAATTCAATTAAGAAATGAGCCTTTTCCTTTGAAGGTTTACAATAAAGTTGTAGAATCCTCAAAAATAACAAGTGCTTATAATATTAATGTTAATCCAATAAATAGTATAGTTACAAAATACGTCCCAGCATTTTTCGAGTCTGAGAATATTAGTGTGTCTGAGCAAGATTTAACAATAACAAATATTGGTACTAATACATCTCAGACAACTTCAATAGATTCTACTATAGCTTTTGGACAGGGTAAACTACAAATAATAGTAAATCCTTTTGATAACTATTATAAGTTTAAAATATTTAACTCAAATACTGGTGCAGAAAATACAATACTTGATCTTGGAAATAATTCTAATTATTTTTTGGTATTTAATGGAGATTCTGGAAATGAAATAAGAGTTGCCAGTTTAACAGACTCTACTTTCCAAAATCCTAGTGTAGGTGAAGTTGGATTTAGAGTTGTAGAAGCTGATTCTAAAACGATCCAATCTTTCTCTAATAGGGATTTCCATATAACTTCTGTTTCTCCAAATGGAATAGAAACTTCTGTATATTATGGAACTTGGCTTCTCCCTAGTGAAAGGTCAGTAAAATCAGCAGGAACTACTAGTAGTTCGGGTCTTGCTACATCTTCGGAGTTTTTTGTCCCTACAGCAATACAGGCATCTCCAAATATTTCAGCAGTAGCTGCTACAAATAATAATTTATTAGCTACTGCAAATGTTAACGTACTTACTAGCGATATTAAGACCTCGTTTAACGTGGCAACAGACAGTATATTTAAAAATATCTCGCCCGTGAGCGCGGCCATAGCAGCGGGAAGCTCAGGAGCTAGCTCTGGAAGTGCAAGCACTGCACCTCCAACCCCAAGTATAGACATAGTTGCATTAGCAAATTCTATATCTGGCGATACCGCATTAGGTAAATCCTATGAGGATATAGCAGATTACTATACAATACCAGGAAGGCCAGGATATAATACTTATAAGGGTATAACAAAACAAATATTCTTAACTGCAGTTAGAAGAGTATATCCAGATACTAATGGTATCCAACAAACTCAATATTTGAATTATGCTACTTACTTAGGAATTTGACCAAATGCAGGAGCATCGGTGGGTACAGTATAAAATAAAATAAAGTTATGTTAATAAACGCCAGACAAAATTCATTCTTTTTTCAGTTCCCAAAGGGATTTTTTAGTGATAAGTTAGAGCAAAAATATATTGGATATGTAAAAAGAATGCCTATACCTTATGATACATTAAGGGATTTTATGAATTCTACTATTCAACAAATTTCATTTCCCACTCTAACTGCAATTGATCATGTAGAACAAATAAGGCCTGGTGGATTTAAACAAAGCTATAAATCTGCTACAACCTTACAAAATTTAATAAAGAGGGATTATACTATATCCTTTAAATTGGGGGAAGGATTTATTAATTATTGGATTATGTACGATTGTATGGTTGAATTTCTAGATTTTCAAAATAGGAATGAATACTTACCAGATATGATACTAAGATTGATGGATAATAATGGAGTTGTTATGGCTTCTAATACTTTCCAGCAATCAATATTTACCTCTCTATCAGAGGTTCAATTAAACTATTCTTCTACTACCCCAGAATTTTCTATTTTCCAAGTTGGTTTTCGCTGCAATTACATTCAGACAACATTAGAAATCGGCTGATTTCATGGCAAATAAAAAAGAATATATGAAGGAATATTATGCTCGTGTTAAGGATACTCGGGCTAAAGAATATTTGGAAAATAAAGGGAGAAGAGAATTATAAATTAGATAACATAAGAAAAGGAAACAAGATCAATTATGGATTATAATTTAAATGTGATTGGAATAGATTTTTCCCTAAATAGTGCTGCATTTTGTTCTTTAAGCTCATCGGATATTTATTTAGGTTCTTTATATAGGTCCTCTGATTCATTAGAAAAATTAATGAATAGGAAAGATAGGTCTATAAAGGATCTAGGTGGATTTAAAAATCTTGATCTAAACATCATAGAAAAAACCCAGCCCTCTGGTGAATACCACGAAGTAGAAAGAACAAAAATAGAATCATTTATAGAAAGGGCTGATACCTTTTTTGGAATGATGAAGCCATATCTTAGCAAAGGAAGCTATGTTTTCATGGAGGGTATAAGTTTTGGTAGTACTGGTAATTCATTAATAGATATTTCCATGGCCACTGCCTTATTGAGAGAAAGAATAATGGATATAGTACCAGCTAAAAACTTTTATGTTTTTTCTCCATCATCTATTAAAAAATTTGCTTTGAAAGGTAATGCAAAAAAGAATGAATTGTATGAAACAATTCTGCTCAGGAATGATATAAGATTAAAGAACTTTCAAGGAATTTTGAGCGAGAATAAGAGTATGTGGATAAAGGGTAGTAAAGACGTAGTAGCTCCTTGTAATGACTTAATAGACTCTATTTGGATCTCTTTATTTGGTGAAGATTTTCTTCAAAAACTCGAAAAAAATGAGAAGAAAAAAGATATATAGAGTATAAATTAATTTGAAACTTTAAGTGCACTTTGAAGTATAATTTAAAACAATTTTAAAAAAACATTTAGAAAATTATGGAAAACAATTTTGACATCTTCAATTTAGACCATGAAGAATTTTTGAACCCGGTAGTTGAAAAAGGTGGTGCAGATGAGAACATCTACAAGCCTTACCCAGAGTTAGGTAAAGACGGCGTCTATAAAGCGTTAATACGCTTCGTCCCTAACGTCTTCAATCTGAAAAAATCCAAAATCCACAAGTATTACGTTTGGTTAAAAGATCCAGTCGACAACAAGACTTTTGTTGCTGATTGTCCAACAACTGTGGGTAAAAAGTCCATCCTGAAGGACATTTATTGGAAGTTGAAAAACTCTCCATCTGCAAAGGATCAGGAATTATCAAAATCCTTCTCTCGTAAAGAAGATTATTATGCACTTATTCAGGTGATAGAAGACAAAAATCACCAGGAGCTGGAAAACAAGATTATGATTTTCAAGTTCGGTAAGAAAGTGAATGATATGATCGAGCAGCAGATCAAGCCAGAATTTGGCAAACCTTGCAGCCCGTTTGATCCAATCAACGGTAAGAATTTCTTCTTACATGTTAGGAAGGTAGGAGATTGGAACAACTATGACCTTTGCCAATTCGTTGGAGAAAGGGAACCAGTGAAAGTAAATGGTAAAGCCATCGAAAAAACTGAGGAAGGTAGCACAATGTTTACTGATTACCTGAAAACAGGACCAAGTGATCTTACTAAGTATGATTACAAGGAATGGTCTGACGAAGATAGGGAAAAGATAATGTCTATCATCCGTAATCTTGTACCAGATGGACGTGTCATCTCAGACATCCTATCATCTGCAGGTATGAGTAACAAAACATCTTATTCTTCTAAGGAAGAAGTATCCACCTCAAGGGAAGATATTTTATCTGGTGCAGGACTTGATGAAACCTCATTTGAAGAAGCAGCTCCTGCTAAGAAAGGTAAAACTGCACCAACTTCAAGTTTGGAAGACCTTTACGCTGACCTTTAATTGTTAACAATTTAAAAAGTATGGTGTATGAGTTTCTCAACAGAGGATTTGAAGGGAATGGTCAAAAGAGTTCTCGAGAATGCCTTTCCAGGTAATACTCAGAAACAAAAAATCTACACAAGTAGTGGCCGTTTAAATTTCTCTTGTCCATATTGCGGAGACTCAGCGGAGGCACGAAAAAAGAGAGGCAATCTTTATATAGAGAGCCTCTCTTTTAAGTGCTATAATGGTGGGTGTAGTGTTTTCCGAGACCTATATAGTTTCTTAAAAGATTTCGAACTGGGTAATATTATTAGTCCAGACCAAATATCCGAAATTATAGAGATTGGAAAAACAAAACGTAACACCAAAAAGAACGCTGGGAGCATAGATGTTTTCTTATTGGAAATGTATAAAGAAATAATTCCAACAAGAGAACTACTCAAGAAGAAATTGGGTTTAATTGAACTTCCCCTAGGAGCAAAAGAATATCTAAAGAAAAGGTATCAAGAACCGGATGAAAGGTTTTTGTGGGAGCCTAGAAAGAAGTCAATGTTTTTATTGAATTTGACCGCTAATGGAGAACATGTACTTGGGCTCCAAATTAAAAATATGAACAAAGGTGCCGTTAACAAGTACTATACATATAGGCTTAGCGGTATTTATAAAAACTTATTTAAGGAAAGAGATGCAGCCATCATAGAAAAGGCTAGTGAACTCGATCCAGTTTCTTGCGTCTTTGGATTTTCCACTTTAAATTTGGAGGATCCAATTACTATTTTTGAAGGTCCCTTCGATAGTTTCCTTTATCGAAATTCGGTAGGACTGTGTTCTATCAATAATACATTTCCTTTTGATGTAATAGATAAAAGATATTTCTTGGATAGTGATAGTTCAGGAAGGGAAAAATCTCAAAAACTATTAACAGATGGAGAAAGTGTTTTTCTGTGGAAGAAATTCTTACAAGAAAATGGATTCCCGGAAAGGGATAAATGGGATTTAAATGATGTAGTAGTTTATGCTCATGCGAATGGGCTGAAAATTAAAAATCTGGAAGGTTATTTTTCAAAAGATAAATGGGATATGATCCATGTATAATAGAATAAAAGTAGAGGATTATAAAAAAGAAGTATATCTGGTTAAATATGGATTTAAAGGCTCTCCCTATCCATATTCTGCCGAAGAACAAATGAAGGTAACGAAGGAAGCTGTGTTAACTTCTACTAAAGGATATTCTGATATAAGACACGAAAATCAAACCATCTTTAGTAATAGAGAATTTATCTTTATAAAAGAGGATGATAGGAAAGGAATATCGGTGGAATTAATTTATCCTTATTCTGCAACCATGCCGGACTCTTTTTTGGATGATCTTGTACATAGATTTCCCTCTAAATTTCCAGACAAAAGTAAATTTGGTGAGGAAAGGGGAAAATTAATAGCTCATTTATCAGAATGGGGATGGAATCCTATATTAGCATTAGAAAAAACCATTAGTAGTATGACAATATATGGTAAGGATAAAATAACATATTGGATAACCTTACCAAGTTTTATGTGGGAATTCTGGTACAACTACAAAGAGATACATAATATTCCACTGCATTCTGTGGATGCGAATGGATATACAACAAATGAAGTATTTGAACACTACTGTAAATGGGGGAAGGAATTCCAAGAATCTCATCCGGAATTTAATTTTGAAACTTGGCAGAACCAAAAAGAAACTATTGAGCAATGGCAAAGTATAAAGTAGGAGGATTATCTCTAAACGGAGGTGAAGATAAAGCAGATAAAAAAACAGGTATGCTAAAAGGAGATATAAAATTCCATTTTGAGTCATCCCTTGAAAGTTTGTCTCTTGATGGAATATTTGAAACAGAACCTATTATGGTGAAGAAGAAAGATATTTCCAAGAAAGTAACAGAAACAAGTTTTAAGAAACCCAAGAAAAAAGGTAACGAATTAATATAATGGAACAGAAAGATTTTAAAGAGGTATTTGCTAATGAAGCTAAGACTTGGTCTGCGAGGATCCAGGAATTATCTATGAGGATGAGAAATATTCGTGAATTACCAGAGGTACAAATAGATCTATTTTCCGACAGGCAAAGATTATTAGAGCATAATCATAAACTTGGTCAGGCCTTGGCAAAACTTACTATGGAATATAGAAAAAAGAAAAAAGACCAATTAGTCCAAAGGTCCGAAAAAGAAAATAAATTATATGGAGCAAATGAGAAAAATGTTTTAATCGATGGGGATCTAGCAGAATTAAAAGATTTAGTTGAAATGGTTGATAGACAAATTAGTTATATAAATGATACTATCAAAACTGTTGACCACTGTCTCTATGGACTAAAAGAAAGGATCAGACTTGAAGAACATCTGAGAGGGGATTCTATGAAATAAAATGACTATGAATATTTATAAAATTACTAATTTACTAAATGGTAAAATTTATATAGGACAGGAAAAAAGAGATAATCCAAAATATTTTGGTAGTGGTAATCTTATAAAAGAAGCTATTAAAAATGAAGGTATAGAAAATTTTCGGAAGGATATCATAGAAATTTGTAATAGCGTGAAAGATCTGAATGAACGAGAAATATTTTGGATAAAAGAATTAAAATCACAGAGCAAAGAAATTGGATATAATATAGCTCCTGGTGGATCCTTATTTGTTATGAACGAAGAAATTGCCAAAAAAGTTTCTGATACATTAAAAGGAAAATATGTTGGTAAAAAAGCATTTAGACATGGATTGAAATTATCTGATGAACATAAAAGAGCTATTTCCCTTAAAAATAAGGGTCTAAGATTATCTGAAGTAACTAGAAGAAAACTATCACAATCACATAAAGGTAAAAAAGTTACGGATCTAACTAAAGAAAAATTATCACTATCACATAGAGGAAAAAGATTAACAGAAAATCATAAAAGTAAGATAGGAATAGGACTTTTGGGGAACAAGCATAGTGTAGAAACTAAAGAAAAAATAAAAAAATCTAATATAAATAAAAAACAGAAACATTCTGTCTCTCTCGATGCTATAAATATAAATACTAAAGAAATATTATATTTTAATAATATTTCTCAAGCTTCGAGATTACTGGGTTGTACGAGATTTCGTATTAAAAATAATTTGGTTATTGGATGGAAAATAATACTGAATAATATGTAAAATGTATGTTAAATTTAAGAGTATCAGAAGATTTACAAAATTTAATTTTGTATGATTACACTGACGAGATTGAAAGGAAGCAATTAGAAATTTCTTTAACAAGAAAAATTCATAATTCGCACTTTAATCCGTTAGTTAAAAAAAAAAATATGGGATGGTAGTATTTGTTTTGTGGATAAGAAATCTCCAATATGGAAAATACCAATCGGACTTTGGTCCGAAGTAATGGCAATTGCCGAGAAGTATAAACTTGAATTAGAAATAGAGGGTTTAGATAGAATAATTGATAAGGAATTAACGCTCGAGGATTTCACCGCCTGGGCTAATGAATTTTTTGCGGATAAGAAATTCAAGCCATATGATTACCAATTAAAAGCAGCTTGGAATATAATTAGATTTAAGTTTTCCGTCTTGGAGATAGCAACTTCTAGTGGTAAAACATTAATAGCTTTTATCGTTCTTGCTTATTTAAAAATGGTAAAAGGTATTAATAAATTCCTAATGATAGTTCCTAATACTACCTTGATTATGCAAGGAGCAGAGGATTTTGAGGAATATGGTTTAGAGGAAGTAATGGGATGTGATTTACAAATGATCCATGGGGGAAATAAGAATAAAAAATCCTCTGGTTTAATGATAGGTACTTATCAATCATTAGTAAAACAAGATGAGAGCTTCTATGAAGGAGTTGAAGCAGTATTTGTTGATGAAACCCATCAGGCATCTAGTAAATCTATTAAAGATGTAGTTTCAAAATGTAAAGAAGCCAAATATAGATTTGGTTTATCTGGAACACTTACAAATAGAAAAACTGCAGAGTACCTAACAATCCAACAATTTTTGGGACCATTAGTAATGGAGATTAGCCCAGAATTTCTATTCAAGAATAACTATGCAACCCCGGTTGCTATTAAGGTTGTTAAAATGGATTGGCTGGAAGAGGATATTAAACAAAAATTAGCAGAGCTAAAAAAGAACAAAACTGAGGTAGAAGGAAATGATGTTTTTAATATTGAAAGGAAATTAGTTGTTAGTTCTGATAAAAGACTAAATTTCGTGGTTAATTTTATCAAGAAGACCAGTAAAAATTCACTAGTCCTATTTCAGTCAGTTGCAGACGGATATGGAAAAAGAATATATGAACAATTAAGAGAGGTACAAAACGAAAAAGAGGTTTATTATATTGATGGAGATACCGATGCTAATCATAGGGATTATGTAAAGGGATTAATGGAGTCTGGGGAAAATAAGATATTAGTTGCTTCTTTTGGAACTCTTTCTACCGGGGTATCTATTAAGAACTTACATAACATCTTTTTATGTGAATCTTATAAATCAGAGGTACTGATTAAACAAAGTTTAGGCAGGGGTATGAGAAAATTAGAAGGTAAGGAAAAAGTTAATATTATTGACTTTGTTGATGATTTTTCTTGGGGTAATACCATGAATTATCTTCTAAAACACTCCTTTGAACGTATAGAAATCTATAGAAGGGAGAGATTTGACTTCAAGATTTTTGAGGTCAAGTTTTAGTAATTTGGTGATATATAAATAAAAAACCAATGAAGCACCTTGTATCATATCGTTTATTTGAAAAATCAACATCCACCTCTGGAACTACCCCTAAAATTGATGTTGATGCTATAGCACCGGCTACTGGTAAAAGAGTAAATCCAGATGCAAAAGATAAAGTGGAAAGTTATATGGGTGGTTGGTTTCAAAGTTTAGGCGATACTATAGAAAAATTGGGAGGTGATCTAATTAAGGACCCATCAAAATGGAAAGACGATTATAAAAAAGAATTACCAGGTTATACCGTAACAAGTGCTGGTGGAAAAACGACTAAAATGAGGACAGACGCCGGATTTTCTGATATAGTAGGATTAGGTGTTAGTGCGACCAAAGGAATTTTGAGTAAGATGTTTGGTGGTCCTAGTGAAGCACCCCCAATAGATGAAGCTAATCCAGATATAACACCAGAGCACCAAAGAATTTTTGTAAGCAAAAATAGGGATGAATTGGCTCATTATAAGTCACAGGATGATGTTAATAAGTGGGCTATTAATAAGTATAAGGATGCGGGATTAAAGCCGGGTGAAAATCAAGGATTTGATAGAAGCATACAGGCTTCTGAATTTGATTGGTTAAGTGGAAGTGGGGGTTCATCAGCAATTAGTGGTGCTGGAGAAGCTGTTACTGGAGTAGAAGCTGCAGAAGGTGGCGCAGGACTTGGTGAACTTGCTGAATTGGCTTTAGTTTTATAATAAACTTTTTGAATATGGACAGGAGCGACGTAATGGTTCCGATGATAGAATACTATATAGGTTGTCCTGTAGATTCTATCGAAACAGTAGATTCAATTGTATTTTTTTCTTCTAGTGACGGAATAGGAAGAATATACCAAAATGAATACGGCGACTGGGAGGTGTACATGAATGAGCAGAAAGTAACCGAAATAGAGGGTAAAGTATTTAAAACTATCCTGGATTCTAGAGAATGTCTTGATTTTGAAAAATACTACATCGATTTAAGAGGTATGTTACAAGAAGGATTAACAAAAAGGAGTAGTCGTTTGATAAGAGATATAATGGGTTCACTAGAATATCTCTTATTAAATGAGGATGTTAAAATTAAGAATCCAATAAATATTGGGTCCTATTTTATTTTCTCTTTAGATAAAGGAAAGGAAATTATTTGTTTAAATTAAGTATATGGCAGGGATAAAGTATCTAACGGACATTTATAGGAAGCAGGGTAAGGAATTTTTAGATAACCTTTTCAAGAAAACAGTGGTAATAACAGAAATGTTAAATGGATCCTCTTTTTCATTTGAAAGGAATATTAATGATGGAGAAATATCTTTTTATAAAAGGGACCAATTAAACCCCATAACAAAAATCGATAGGACCTTAATGAGGTATTATGAACCACCAATTAGGTTCATAAATAATCTTCCTAACGAATTAAAAGATGAAATACCATTAGGGTGGAGATTTGGAATGGAATATTTTATAAACAGTAATCCAATTTCTATAACTTATGATAGATTACCTAAAAATAATCTAGTACTAACCTATATCCTAGTTAAGGATGATTTTGGAGAAGTAGAAAGGACCATTGTAGACAAAAAAGAGCTAGACCATTGGGCAGAACTCCTAGGTATAGAAAAACCACCAATTATCTTCCAGGGGAAGATGAACGACGAGCAGAAAGTTAAGATACAAGAGTTCTTAAGTGTGCCATTTGACACTTTAAGCTATCAATACGGCACGAATTCCTTTGCCAAATACATTATATCAATACTTAATCCTGCGCTTAAAAAAACAACGTTAAACGACGATTTAGATAAGCCCATAGAAGGGATAGTATTTAAGTTTGGATCTTTAGATGGGCAGGGAGAAACAGTAAGTGCTAAAATGGTAGATCCTGTTTTTGCCGAGATTGCAAAAGAAAATGAGGTTAAGAGTGAAGGATTTTTCCCTAATGATATTTATGGAATTACTGTACTAAATGTTATGAATTTCATTCTTGAAAAAGGATTGGAGCATTTTGAATATACTGGCGATGAAATAGAGGATAGGTATATCTCTTTTATTTGTAATGTTTTTGAAAAATTTGTAGATGAGTATGGAGAGGATTATAGAGGAGTAGATTTTGAAGAACCCTCTTATTTAAAGGGTGAAGGATTCCAGGCTAATATAGATAACATATCTTCTGAAAAAACCAGAAAATTAGTCCAGGAAGAAGAAAGCTACGAATCTTTATTTAAACTAATACTATCTGCATTTAGAAAACTAAAGAAAAAGACTGGTGGATTTTTTAATAGTGGATCAATCCAACAATTCAATATATTAGTTCGTGAAATAGCGGATTATTTGAATAACCTGCAAGAAGTAGTAGAAAGTGGCATACCAACATTTGGCGAATTTAGAAAGGAAAGCAAGAATATTCTTATTGAGGAAAGTGAAGAACCAGAAGAAGAGCCGGGTGATAATGATGATGCTACTGATTTAATGGACCAAATTAAGGGAAGTATAGAAACCCCATTAGATAATAAGGATCCTGATGATAAAACAACTCATCATGACGAGAAAAAGATGGTCAATTTAGTAATAGGAGATTTCCAACCATTTAATAATGGTGATTTAAAAATAATCCAAAGAACTAAACAAGAGAACCATTTACCTATCGTACTAGCAGTAGTAGAACCTCAAGAAGGTTCAAAGAAATATCTATTAGATTTAGATACTTTAAAGAAAAGTATGGTATCCGTAGCAACAGAATTCCAAGATCTGATAGAAGATGTTGTATACATCCCGAATAATTTATTGTCTACTGCATTAGATGCTTTAGGAGAAAAGTATAATGTGGTCGGATTAACTACCCAGAAGGATGCTTTTGAAAACTATGTTCTACAGAAGAAAAGTTTAATTAAGAAGGGAAAGTTAACCCCTGAATTCCACATATATTCTACCCCCCAATGGAATAACTCTACTGAAATTCGTGAGTTAATAAATCGTCAGGATTTTGTTAATTTCAAGAAAAATGCACCTAAATCTATTGTGTATCTTTGGCAGGAATTCATTAAATTTGCTTAATGGTAAACATCATTAAATATATTTAACGTTTTCTTAACAATATGAAATTTTTTAGTCAGAACTTTTTATGTACCTTTACATATATTTTCAATTATATATTATAGTGAGTGAATTCCTAATGTAACTATAATTTCACAAATATTTTCTAAATGAGTCAAACCGTTCCGGTCAAAACAAAACAGCAGCTCCAAGAAGAAGAATGGAACTCCGTATCAGCACGGGCTGGTAGAAAAATGATGAGATGCAAGGTTCAACTTGGTAACAAGCAGCCATTTTTTGGTAATCTTATAATGCACCTTAAGGTAGAAGAAAAACTTGGTCTTAAATATAAGACTATGGCTACCGATGGTAGACACTTATTTTATGATCCTGACTTTGTGATTTCCAAAACAGAGGAGGAAATAAAATGGGTAATCTGTCATGAAGTAATGCATTGTGTACTCAAACATTTTATGAGGAGACAGGCAAATCCAGATTATTGGAATGCTGCTGCAGACTATGCCTTAAATCAATTAATTTCCGATCTTCCAGATGATTGTGGAAAAATGCCAGAAGAGGCATTATTGGAAAAGAAATACGAAGGTTGGACTGCAGAAATGATTTATCAATACCTTCTACAAAATAATATTGACTTACCGCCTGATTATGTTACTGGAAAAGGTAATTGTACATGGAGGCTTGGTGAAGTAGAAGATCCGCCACCCCCGCCACCTGGTACTGAACCAGCGGAGGGCGAAGGAGAACCCGAAGAAGGAGATATGAAGGTTATTGAAAGTGATCTTAGTGACCCTGAAAAATTAGGGGATTACTGGGATGACGCATTAAAGGATAGTCTTAATAAGAATGCTGGTAATATGCCCGAAAATTTCCGGAGGAAATTGTTGAAATTATTACAGCCACAAATTGACTGGAAGAATGCACTGAGGAGGTTCATTATATCCCTCGGGGAAAAACACAAATATGATATTCCTCACAGGAGGTTTATTGGGAATGATGATATTCAGTGGACAAGGACACCAACAAAATCAACCTTTGATAGTTTTGTATTGATAGCAGATACATCAGGATCAATAGGTCAAAAGGAATTAACCGGAATGGTTAGTGAGGCATATGAAATAGTTAAAAATTTCAAGCCAAAACATATACATCTAATGTGGTGTGATGCTACTCTTCATTTACCAGTTGATGTTGTAACTCCAAAAACCATGCATTTACTCCATGCACCAAAAGGCGGCGGAGGAACAGATTTTAGACCTCCATTTAAATGGATTAAAGAAAATCTCCTTGGTAAGAAAACTTTAGGTCCAATAATATACTTTACCGATGGATTTGGTCCATTTCCAACAGAAAAGGAATTTGGTATCCCAATGTACAAGGACAAAGTAATTTGGGTAATTGTAGGAACACAAGGATACATGAATGATAGTGTCAAAATACCATTTGGAACCAGACTTAATTTAATTTTGTAATTTTTAAACACCCAAATAGAAATGGCTAAAACCACGAACGAAGCAAAAACAACAGATGGATTAGGCGATCAAAAACTACTCGCCCATCTACGAAGCCCATGGAAAAGTGTACCAGACTTATCCGCGGAAGAAATCATGCAAGATCTAATGGATGATTATTCCATCTTAGTTGATACGGGATGGCAAAAACCTATGTTCATTTATGGTGCACCTGGTATTGGTAAGACCGAGCTGGTTGCACAGGTCTGTGAAAAATTAGGAATCGGCTTTATGCCAGTAGAACTAAGATATTCACAACCGGTAGACCTTATCGGAGTACCTAAAGTAATTGAATCTGCTACTTCTAAGTCAGCTCATGGTAGTGGCGTAACAAGGTCAAATCCTCCTACCTTCTGGCCAAGAAGTAACTGGCCTGGTGGAATTATACCAGAAGGAAAAACGGAGGAAGAAGGTCCGGGTGGAGCTATATTCTTTGATGAATTTAACCGTGCCGATCCATATGTTATGGATTCACTAATGCAATTCGTACAAACAAGAACACTTCCTGGTACTGATTATGTTCTTCCTTCCCGTTGGATGGTAGTAGCAGCCGGTAACAGACCGAAAGATGATCGTGCAGAAAAAATCAGGGATTTAGGTTCAGCGATGATTGACCGGTTTACACTTGTAAACTATGTAGCTACACCAGAAGGCTTGTTAAGGCACATCGAAACTTATCCTAAGAAAATAATGTATGATAAATGCCTTGGACAATTAGTAATTCCCGAACTTATCACATTTATCAAACATATGCCAGAATTTTTCCACGGCGCATTTAACGAGGATTCTGACGATATGGGTAATTTTACTCCACGTGGTTGGATTGATGCTTCTAAAAAGCTCGAAGGCTATCTTCAGCAGAGGATTAAGGATAAGAAAAAGAGGGTGATAACAGAAGACCAGCTTCGTAAAATCTTTACAAAAGAAATAGGAACAGCAGCTTCTAATGCCTTTTTGGAATATTATCAGCTTGCCCAGGAATTCTCATTTGACGATATAGGCAAAGTATTTAAGGACCCTCAAAATGCACCTACTCCTGGTAAGAAAGGAAATAGCTTCATTCCTAATAGGATGTGGGCGTGGACAGCAGCAATTGTTAACCATGCAGAGAAATTAACTGCTGATCTTACACCGGAAGAATGGGCAAACTTCATCAAGTATTGGATAATGATTGATGCAGCCGATTATGCCACTGCTGCCATGTCTATGATGCTTGTTCATGTACCTTATATCAGGAAGAAAAAGGTATACTACGAACAATTATCTCTTTGGGAGAAGCATTATAAGAAAATGATGCAGGAATAACAAATTTAGCCATTATATAAAATCCTCGAGAAATCGAGGATTTTTTAGTGGGAATTTCTAAATAATGGAATATATAAAAGAAAAAAGTTATGGAATTTTTAAAGTATTTCAAAGCCTATATGTTGAACGAGGAAGAAGGACTTGGTAATAACTATTTCCATGTAAAGAAAATGGACAAGTCTTATGATTACTTCTTTAAGATAGGTGATAAAAGTGAGCATGAAAGGGCATTTATAATCAAAATAGGTAAGTTTTCTAAAAACGATATTATAAATGATACCGAACAATCTTATGCTGTCCTTTCTATTGAGGAAATATCTCCAGAATCTATGGATGCTTTTCTGATAGACGAAGCACCATTTAAGTCAACTGAAAATGAGATGATTAGTGTTACAATGGATGAACTAACTAAGATTTCGAATATTTTAGAAAGGGCATTGGATGATTATTTAGAGAAAAGTCCTAAAGTTACTAAAATTTATGACGAATTTCTAGAAAATATTGAGATAGGAACAGAGGAATATGTTAATTTTACTAAGAACACAATAAGCATTTGGTCAAAAGGAAGATGGAATACTCAAAGCGGTTCTAATCCTAAGTCTATCCTACATACTAAGTTATCCCATAATTAATCCTTGTAATTCTTTAACGAAACAAAAAGCAGGGGTTTGTGTATAATAATAAATTAAAAACACAAAATCAAATATGGAGACTTACAACAAAATTGCAGAATTAGTGCAATCAATGAAATCAGAAGCAGACAAATTTTTTGGAAGGGGAAATAAGGCAGCAGGAACAAGACTTCGGGCTCAGTGTCAGGAACTTAAAGAATTAACCCAGTCATTAAGGGTGGAAGTACAAGAAGCCAAAAAATTAGAATAAGTATATTTTTAATCATCCAAAATAGGAAAAATGAGCTATTATCTTTGTAAAATTACCTTCGATTCTGGAGAGGTAAGTAAATCCGGTAAACCAATAGTAACTAAGACACAGATCTTAGTAGAAGCAGAGAGTGTAACCCATGCGGAAGCATTAGCAACCGAACATGTAGGAACTGGTATTTCTACCGCAGAAGTCACCTCGATAAACAAGTCACAGATAGAATCTGTCTTGAAATTGAATGACTAAACTATGAAAAAGGCAAAAAAAAGCAAAGGTGCAGATATAAGTAACTATACTCCTCCTGATAATTCTGTAAAAATACAGGACGGGGACACCGGTTTTGCTTTAGTTAAGAAAAATTATCACAGATTTATCTGGACTTGGAATGATTACGCCAAGAAAGGTAAAAAGAAATAAACAATTTGTTTGTTTGTTTACATTGTGTGGCCCCGAGGTTTCTACCTTGGGGTTTTTTCTATTTATCTGATATATAGATATAAATGAGGTCAAGAAGGATAAATAGATTGCGTATTAGTAAAGGCCCAGGTAATCTTGGTTCTAATTATACATATTTACCAACTGGGAAGAAGAAAAGGATTAATACTATTACCAATATTTTAGATCCAGAATCATTATATGATCCATCTAGAAAGAAAGGTAGAACCCTTCAGAACCTAGTAGATTATAGGGAATTTATAAAAAGGAAATAATATGAAAATCAAGAGACTAAACGAAGATTGCGGATGTGGCGGTAAAGCAGGTTCTGAACCCGTGAATAGACCAGTATCTAAGAATATTAGTGATCCTAATGTAGGTAAGGTAGCAACTCTGTTTGATGGTAGACAAGCATTAGTTGATGATTCTATTAGAAATTCCGATGGACAAACAATAGGCTATGTATTGAATAGTGGTAAAATGGCTTTTAGGGTTTTTAAGGATAAAATCCAAAATTTCTCTGAGAGCGAAGGTGGCCTTTCCTCTTTGGATGCTACTAATGGAATGGGAAATGTATCTTTTCCTACTGCAAACCATGATGGTTCCGGTGATATGTTCCCTACTATTGGTGGTGGGGTCGAAGGAAGAGGGGGTGTATCTAAAAAGAAAACTGCTGCTGGTAAAAAGAAAAATCAATTTACATATCAGTTAATGGGCTTTATGGATTTCGCAAAGACCATGAAAGGATTTCAGCAACCTGACAAAACAAATAAGAAATAATAAATTATTTTATAGTCGAAACACTTACTGCCGTAGCATCATATAATTTAATATGATAATCGACATTGAAAATTTAGGAGAATCGCTAAGAGTTTCCCATTATACGACAGAAGGGGATGTTGCTTTCTTAGATCTTCCAATCCCAGAGAGAGACCGATATGTTTGGAAAAGAGCATCTCCCGGAGATAGAGGAGTTATTAAGGATTGGAAAACCTGGGATAAACAACCAGTAAAAGTCCAAAAGACACAAAAATATGATAAGTTTAGAATTACAGAAATTCTGGAACAGTATGACAAAAAGGTAACCAAACCTTTATGGGAATATCAGACTCCACGAAAATATTGGGTGGATATAGAAGTTGAAGTTACCGATAATAAAGCGGATTCCCTAGATACTTCAAAGGCAGCAAACAAAATACTAACATTAGCTATTGCATCTTCCTCTGGAAAGATACTTGCCTTAGGTTTAAAGAAATTAGAGCCCGACCAAATCCTAAAAATAGAAAAGAAAGTAAACGAGCATTTCAAAAAATTTGATGCTAAGTGGACTTTTAATTATAGGAGTTTTGATAGCGAGTTTGATATGATCTATACCTTCATGTCAAAACTAATGCACAAGATGCCATTAATAAGTGGATGGAACTGGTTTGGATATGACTGGCCTTATTTATTATCCAGAGCAAAAAGGTTAGGTATAGATCCTAAGATTTGTTCTCCAAGCGGAGTATTGTTAACTAAGCAACAAATCCCAATGCATGGTCTTATGGTCGATTACATGGAGATCTATAAGAAATGGGATAGGGTAATAAAAGTTAGAGAAGCAAACTCTCTGGAATATGTTAGCCAAGCAGCATTCGGAGTAGGTAAAGTAAAATATAATGGTAATTTAAAATCTCTTTATGAGGATGATTTTGAAAACTATGTATTCTATAATGCAGTTGACTCCTGCCTCTTAGATTATATTGACCACAAACTAAATACATTATCAACTTTCTTTAAAATAGCATTGGTAACTGGTGTAGAAATTAATAGGGCACTATCTCCTGTATGGACAACAGAGGTTCTAATGTTAAGAGAATTCTTATCCAGAAAGAGAGTTATTCTATACGAACAAAAGGACGAAGATACAAGAAAATTTGAAGGAGCGATTGTTAAAAATCCAATCAAAGGATTACATGAATGGATTTCTCTTTATGACTATGCTTCTCTGTATCCAAATGCAATGATCCAGTTTGGTATCTCTCCTGAAATCTATATCGGCAAGGATTTAGAAAATCCGCCACCAGGATCATGGAAAACAGCATCCGGAGCATATTTCTGTCCAGAACCAGGTGAAGAGCCTGTATTGAGAAAAGTATTACAGACCTTATATGGTATGCGTAAAACTACCAAAAGTAAGTATATGGATTGCGAAATGAAAATTGAAGAACTAAACAAAATATTAAAAAATAAAAAAACTCAAGTAGTATGAAATCAGGAAATTTGTATTTTACAAAAACAAGAACAGTTAAAACACCGGCAAGGGGAACATCATCGTCGGCAGGAATAGATTTTTATGTACCAGAGGACTTTATCGAAGTTATGTTAGGTCCAGGTGATGATGTTTTAATTCCTTCTGGAATTAGAGTTAGAATTCCTGGAGGCTGCGTATTAACAGCATTTAATAAATCAGGAATAGCTACAAAAAAGAAATTGATTGTTGGTGCATGTGTAATAGATGAGGACTACACTGGCGAAATCCATTTACACTTAATAAACGCAGGAAAGGGAAATGTATCAATAAAGGCCAATGATAAAATAGCTCAGTTTATTTTGTCTCCTGTATTTTATACAGAACCAGAAGAAATTAATCAGGAGTCATATGAGTCTTTTGGTGAAACTTCTAGAGGAGCTGGTGGATTTGGTTCTACTGATAATGCCCCAACACTAAGTGGAGTTTCTGGGGTTTGTGGTTATCAAGGAACTTAAAATAATCCTTTACTAATCATTAAAAAGGCACCTTTTGGTGCCTTTTTTTATTACTCCTATGTAACTTAATTTGTGGATTATTCTATAATCAGTATAAATAAGCAGGTAATGAAGAAGAAAATAATTTATATTGCTCCTCACCTCTCTACTGGAGGACTTCCCCAATATCTTTTCAAAAAAATCGACCTATTAAAGGATAAACTTGAAATATATTGTGTGGAATATAACGATATAACAGGAGGACAACTTGTAGTACAAAAGAATAGGATTCAGTCTATATTGGATGGTAAACATTTTATTACACTTGGCAGTGATAAGAATGAACTTATTAGACTAATAGAAAGGATTAAACCTGATTATGTCCATCTGGAAGAAATTCCAGAGGATGGTGGATGGGGTTGGGCGAAGGGTACGTTGGAAAAAATATATTCTCTGGATAGAACTTATAAAATATTTGAAACTAGCCACGATTCATCATTTGAACCAGACACAAGAAAAATATATTTTCCCGACGCATTTTTCTTTGTTAGTAAATGGCAAATAGATCAGTATAAGAATATTAATGTTCCTAAGTATTTGGCAGAATATCCTATAGAATATAGGGAAAGACCAGATAGGAATTCTTCACTAATTAGCCTGGGATTAGACCCATCCAAAAAACACATTCTTAATGTTGGCCTATTTACACCAAGAAAAAACCAGGGTGAAATATTTGAAATTGCTAGATCTTTTGGAGAAGATGTACAATTTCATTTTCTTGGAAACCAGGCAGGTAATTTTGAATCTTATTGGAAACCTTTAATGGCAAATATACCAAAAAACTGTAAATGGTGGGGTGAAAGAAATGATGCAGATAGATTCTATTCCTGTATGGATCTTTTCTTGTTTACCTCGGAAGGTAATCCAGGAAACAAAGAAACAATGCCATTAGTTCTAAGGGAAGCCATAGGATGGAAAATGCAAATCCTATTGTATAATCTTGATGTGTATCAGAATTATTTCAATAGATTTAATAATGTTACCTATTTAAATGAAGGAAATAAAAAAGCTAATGTAGAGCTTGTTAAAAAAATGATAAGCTCTAATTATATAGAATTTGTAGAAATTGAGGAGGGGCCAAACGTAAAATATTTTTCTGGTAATTATGACAGGGAGAAAAATATAATTTACTTTGAGGTAATAAATGAGCATCCAACTTTAAAAAAATTCAATTATCGGCTTAGAGATTTTGTTAATGGATTAACATTTCAACCAATTGGAAGAGATTATGATTTCAAAAAAGGTATAACATTTAATGTTGGCCCTAATGCTCGTAATGATGACCATAATGGGCTTATCCTAGAATTGTTTGATGGTAATGAAAATATTATTGAAACCCATACATACGAATCTTGGGGTAAAGTTAAAGGAAGTTGGGACCCTTTAAGATACCCCAAAACAGAATTATGGATTAACGATAAACTCGTGAAGCTACATAGTCATCCAAATGATCATTCATCTTTTTGGAGCTATTACGAATGTGTTCTTCGTGGGGATTATAAGGGCATAGAATCTGGTGATATAATAGTTGATGTTGGTGCAAATCTCGGATTTTTCAGCCTTAGCGCAATTAAGCAAGGTGCTTCTAAAGTATATGCTATAGAACCTTTTCCAGAAACATTCGATTATTTAACTAAAAACATAGAGGGATTACCTATAATCCCATTAAATTATGGAATAGGAGATTCAGAAAAAGAAGCTGTATTTGTTGGAGGTGAAGTTACTTCTATCACACGTCTAGCCGAACTGGAAGAAAAACAAAATGATGGATTTTATGGAATTAATAAAACACTTACAAAAGTAAAATTAAAGCCATTTAACCAAATTATAAAAGAACAAAATATACAATTTATTGATTATCTAAAGATAGATTGTGAAGGAGGTGAAGAAGCTTTATTTAATACGATAGATCCTGAATATTTAAAATATAGGATTAAAAAAATAACAGGAGAATTACATTTACGATTAATTGGTGTTGATGTGTATAATAAAATAAAATCTCAGCTTATCGAAGCTGGATTTGATTACAATGACGATTATACTCAGAATAAAGATATGGTTATCTTTTATGCAGAAAGGAAGCCAAAAATTAAATTAGTTCATATAATAAATAATCCAGAAGGGGAAAGAGAAAAATTATCTACTAAATCCTTATCTGAATTAACCAAATATGGAATAGAATATGAAAGACATATCACTCCATTATACACAAAAACTCCGCCTGCTGAAAATTGTAATAGACCATCCCAAGTTTCTCCTGTTCCCGGTGATTATTTATTATCTCCTGGACATTATGGATGCTATTTAGGACATAAGGATGCAGTTTGCAATACCTTCGGTGATTTTGATGGATTATTAGTTTCTGAATGTGATGCTATAATACAAATTCCTGCTAAGGAAATGGCAGAAAAAATAAAACAAACCTATTTCGATAATATTAAAAACGATCTAATACTTACAAGTTATGGAAAGTCTCTTCCTGGTTATCCTCATACTCATGTCACTGAGGATCTTTTCTGTTCGCAGAAAATAGTAGAAGCTCATTTGTATTTAATCTCTAGGCCTCATTTAGATACTCTAAAAGAATTATTTGCAACTAAGCCATGGGATGTATCAGATCTATGGTATGATACGTTCCTTTCTTCTTATAAAAGAGGAATTTATAAAAAACCATATGCTCTTCAGGCTAGAGGAGAATCATATTTGGATAAAACATACAAGGATGGCTATATAATCCATGACCATAGTGTTATTTATGATCCAAATTTTATCGATAACGATATAACCGTTATTATTCAGACCTGTGATAAGTATAGAAATTTTTGGAATGGCTGGTATTTGGCATGGAAAAATAATTGGAATTGGGATTTGAAATGGCCAGTCGTATTTTGTAATGAGGAAATGGATTTACCTTTTAATGATCCAAGGATAGGTCAAATAAAATCCCCTGTTTCGAAAGATAAGAATGGATTTTCAAATAGACTGAGTGATATTTTAGAAAAGGTTAAAACAAAGTATGTTCTTTATATTCAGGATGATATGTGGCTTACAAATAGTGTTAATTTTTCTACATTTAAGGAAGCACTTTATAAGGTAAGATATAATGATTGGAATTGTTTAAGATTACATGAAAAGATTTGGTTAAATTATACATTGGAAAAAACTAGGCATTTTGTAAACGAGAAAAGAGTATTGAAAATGAAGAGTACTAGTGAATGGTTACTTACTCATAATGCGGCTATTTGGAATAAACAATTTTTAATGGAATCTATATTACCTGATGAGGACCCTTGGACAAATGAAGTAGAAGGTGGAGTCAGGATTTCTAAAAAATATACTGATCCTAAAATTTATCATCTCAATGAGAGATGGTATTATCAACCAGGAGCATCCCAGAATGGTATCATAAATTCATTTATGGAACAATATCAAAGGTACCTGCAATACGCAGAAGATTTAAAACAAGAAATGGACATATAATATGGTAACGAAAGATAATTTACTGATTTGCTCTGTTAGGTGGAGCGAAGATTCACCTGGATTTAAGAACGCATTCTATACTCCAATTGAGCAATATAATAATACAGGCTTAACCTATAAAATTTTCCAATACGAAAAGGAGCCTGAAATGGAAGCTCTATTTATTCAACGATATGGTTGGTTGGGTGAATATATTTATTATAGGGTTTTTAAGTTATACGAATCTTTAAGGAAAGAGATAAAGGAAAATAATTATGACTATATCTTATTTATAGATTATAATGATACTATGTTTGTTGGTAATGCCAGAGAATTACTAATGAAGCTCAATCAGGTTAAAGCTGCCACCCTTCTGGGTGGAGAAATAACTAAATTTCCAGATGAGAAGATAACAGACCTTTGGCCAAATCCTATAACATTTGGTGAAGGTCCACATCTAAATGCTGGTATGCTATTTTCTAAATCATTAGACCTATTAATAATACTTAGAGATGCTAAAGAATTAATCGAAAAGCAACATATCCCATATACTAGTTGTCAAGGAGTATGGCAAATAATGTACCATTCTAATAAGTACGATATTCAAATTGATGAGAATAATGAAATATTTTATAATTTGTATGGTAGAGAATTGAATAGGGATTATGGAATAATGAAAAATCATAGATTGGTTGTTTCTAATTCTACGATATGTCCATTATTTATACATCAAAATGGTTGGCCCCATACGAGAGGATTAATAGATTTATTTGGTGAACCATTTAAAGAATATAATGAGTCCAGAAAGAAATTATCCTCCACAAAATTATCCATCGTAACTTCTTATTATAATTGTGAGAAATTCATAGAGGAACAAGCAAAATCTATATTGAGCCAAACATATACTAATTGGGAATGGATTATTTGTGACGATTTTTCAACAGATGGTACTAAGAAAAAACTAATAGAGCTTGCTAAATCTGATTCCCGAATTAAATTAGTGGAGCAGAAACACAAGAAAGAGGTTTGGTGGAATCCACAAATTCATGCAACTGGTTCTATAGTATGTCCGATAGATGGTGATGATAAGATATTACCCAAGACTTTTGAAAAGATAGTCTATTATTTTAACAAATTTCCTGATATTGTATTACTACATTTCAATGCCAATAAATATAATGATGTCCTTCCACAGAGAAAAGAAGACATTATAGACAAATTCCTTGATAATGTTTATATTTCAAGGGACAATATTTCTTTCTTGGATGCTTTTGAAAGGTTATGGCATCAAAGGTCTTGTATTTTTGGATATTTACGTATTTTTAGAAATTTACCAGGATTAAATTTCAAAGTTCATCCTGATGGTGATGCCTGTTCGTCTAATGATGGTCAGTGGCTTTTATATTTAGAAGAAAGGGGAAAATGCTTGGCTATACCCAGAACTACTTATATAGCTAGGAATCATGGAAACTCTGAGAACTATCGAAATTGGAACATTAGGGGTGAGGCTAATCTAGTTACTGATACGCAAAAAAGAAGGCAAGGAATGGACCTAGAAATGCCTAGAATCAGTGATTATTTCAATGAGGTATATGTAGCTGCAGAATCTACATATCTGAGCCAATTGAATTGGGAATCCGAGAGTAAAAAGATTTGTTTCTTTAACTATCAATACTCCGAAAGACAAAAGTTAAAGTTGAAAGAATTGTTCTTCGACCATGAAATTTTCTTTGATGGAAATGATAAAATGTATGATTATTGCTTTATTCGGATAAGGCAAGATAGTGTTGAATCCGAGATAATGGAAATAATGGAACGTGTTTCGGGAAGAGTTAATCTTTATTGTGATAATGTTCATTTGCACCAGAATAATAGAACTGGTAAAAATACGCTCAATGAGATCAGGGATTCATTGGCTAAGAAATATAATTTCTATTGGAACATTCAAGAGAATAGAGGGATAATCTATGTTTTTGATAGTATTAAAGGAGATAAAATAGATAAGAAGATAATGGATGATGTTTTATTAAAAGGGTATGAAGAAACTCCACTAGTAGTTAAAGAAACTAAAGAAGTAGGAAATGAGTGCTTCTTTACTTTTATTGATGGACCAAAAGTAACAATCAATGGACCAAAGGATGCTGAATATTTGGTAAAATTTATAGACCTAGATACCCAAAAAGAAGTCTTCACTTCAATAATTAGGAACAACCACTGGACAGCATGTTCGGTTAAGTATTGTATGCCTTGGGTGATAGAAGTATATGAAAATAATATCCTCTGGCAAACTCATAAATTTGACCCCAAGGGTAAGAGAGTCTATATACATTTAGATTCTAATTCTCTCGGGGATACACTTGCATGGGCACCATATGCAGAAGAGTTTAGAAAAAAATGGGATTGTAATGTTATTTTTTCTACTCATCGTAACTATTTCTTTGAAGGACAATATCCGGAAATAGAAATGGTTAAACCTGGCACGATTGTTAATAACCTTTATGCAAGTTTTGGCATAGGTTGGTATTATGATCAAGCAGGTAATGTAGAAAGATATAAAAATCCTTATGATTTTAAAAGCTATCCCCTACAACAGACTGCTACTGATATTCTAAATATGGATTTTGAAGAAGTCAAACCAAAACTTAAGATTAAGGATAAAGGTAGAAAAGTTCCTGGTAAAAGGCCATATGTTTGTATAGCTCCCCATGCATCGGCACTAGCAAAATATTGGAATCTACCGAATGGATGGCAAGGCCTAGTTAATCATTTAAGGAATGAGGGATATGATGTTGTTATGATTACTCAGGAAAAATTGGGTAATCCATGGGATGATGGAAAAATAGGTGGAAAACTAACAGGGGTAATAGATAAAACTGGGGATCGCCCATTAGAGGAAAGGATTAATGATATTAAACATGCCGCTGCTTTTATTGGTGTTGGTAGTGGATTAAGTTGGTTAGCATGGGCAATAGATACCCCAGTATTAATGATTTCAGGATTTAGCGAAGAATGGACAGAGTTTACAAAAAATTGTGTTAGAGTAATTAATGAAACTGGTTGTAGAGGATGCTTTAATCGTGCAAGGTTAGATGCTGCAGATTGGAGGTGGTGTCCTGACCATAAGGATACGGATAGACAATTTGAATGCACTAAATTAATATCATTGGAACAAGTTATAAATTCATTTAATAAACTAGAAATCAAAAGAAATGAGCAATAAGGATTGGATAGGAGATCAAAGAAGTATTTATACAACACTAGGAGCTAGTAACCACGTAGAACATGATAGGGAAACAAATGACTATTATGCAACAGAGCCAAAAGCTACGGAATTGTTAATGGGATTGGAAAAATTTTCTGATAATATATTGGAGCCTGCATGTGGATCTGGTCACATGTCAAAAGTTTTAGAAGCTAATGGCTATAATGTAACTAGTACTGATTTAATTGATAGGGGATATGGAAAGGATTTTGGGGATTTCCTATTAAGAGAAGAACCTTTTGATGGTGACATTATAACCAATCCTCCTTATAAATTTGCACAGGAATTTATAGAAAAATCACTCGAATTAGTAAAGGATGGTAGTAAAGTAGCTATGTTTTTAAAAATCCAATTCTTAGAAGGACAGAAAAGAAAGAAGTTATTTAAAAAATATCCTCCAAAAGTAATATACGTTTCCAGCTCCCGATTACTCTGTGCAATAAATGGAAATTTTGATAGCATTAACGGTAGTGGTGCAGTTTCTTATGCGTGGTATATTTGGGAAAAAGGATTTACTGGTGATACAATAATTAAATGGTTCAATTAATGGAAAATAAAGAAAAGAAACCCTGCGTTATTATAGCAGGTCCTCCGGGAAGTGGAAAAGGTACACAATCTTCCTACATTAAAAAACAAACTGGATTTGTTCATATCTCAACAGGAGATATAATTAGGAATTCTGGTAATAAAAAGTTAATGGATACAGCAGCTAGTGGAACGTTTATTTCTGATGAGGATGCTATTGTATTAGTTGATGAGTTTATTAAAAATAATAGTGATGCCAAAGGATTTATTTGGGATGGGTATCCACGTTCAGTTTCCCAGATTAAAGGATTTAATAAAGTTCTAAAAGAGAATAATTTAGATCCAACTACTCTAATAATCTTAGAGGCAGACCAAAAACTTCTAATGGGAAGAATATTGGAAAGGGCCAAGAAGGAAAAAAGGCAAGATGATGAGATAGAAAAAATTAAAAAAAGGTTTGAAATTTATAAAAATCAAACCGAGCCCTGCTTGGATAAGCTATCCATTATGATGATTGAGAAGACAATTTTTACAGTGGAAACTAATGGAGGGATAGATAAAATAAATTCTGAAATCCACAAAATTTTGGATGAAATCAATCTTCTGTAGTTCGCTATAAGAATAAAATACAAAATTTATGGGGCAAGAAACAAAACTATACCAAGAAGACGAGGATATATTTCAACGTGTTGATAAGTTCGAAAAATACGTGGATTATTTAAGTCAATCCTTAGAACAAACTATAGCCTACGCAGAGTACTTAGCATCTAAAATGGATCCGGTTTATATGGTATTAATAAAAGCTGGATATGAGCTTCCGAGTGATAAAAATAAAATAGAAGATGAACGAAAATAAAAATAGTAAGCCCAGTATTTGTCTGGTGATGATAGTTAAGAATGAGTCGGAAGTAATCCGTAGATGTTTGGATTCAGTTTCAAAGTATATTGATTATTGGGTAATCGTAGATACTGGTTCTACTGACGGAACACAGGATATTATTAAGACTCATATGAATGATCTGGGAATTCCTGGATCTTTATATGAAAGGCCTTGGCAGGACTATGGAACTAATAGAACAGAAAGCTTACAATTAGCAGCTGGTAAATGTGACTATAGATTAGTTATAGATGCGGATGATGTATTGGAGGTCAAAGATCCTGAAGTGTTTAATAATTTAACAGCCGATGCTTATAGGGTAGGAATTATATTAGGCGATATTACCTATTTTAGAATTCAACTTGTCAAGTCTTCCCAAAAATGGAAATATGTAGGAGTACTACATGAGTATATTAGTTATGATGGAGAAGGAACTAATACAGAAGATGATCTACATGGTGTAATGATGATTGCAGGGGTTAGTGGAGATAAGAGAGATTTAAAAGGTGCAGAAAAATATTACAATGACGCACTAATTTTTGAAAGGGAACTTATCAATAATAAAACCCTAGAGGAAGGATTAATAAGCAGATATTGGTTCTATTGTGCTCAAAGTTATAAAGATGCAGGAATGTATGAAAGAGCATTAGTAGCATATCAGAAAAGGGTAGATCTTGGGGGATGGCCAGAGGAAGTTTATGTTTCTCTTTTCAATATAGCTAAAATGAAAGGGGCTCTTCAGAAACCAATAGAAGAAATTGAAAGGTCCCTTTTAAATGCTTGGGAATATAGACCTGTTAGGTTGGAAGCTGCGTACGAATTAATACGTATCTTGATTCACCAAAAGAGGTTTTTCCTGGCATTTTCTATTGGAAATATCTGTTTGAGAATGGGCGGATGCGTCGACGTTCTATTTGTAGAACATGATATATGGAAATGGAAATTTATTTATGCTTATTCCATAACATGTTTCAATACAGGAAACCTAGATGAGGCTTTAAGGTGTAGTAAATCGTTAATAGCATCTCCAGAATGGGATAATATTCCAGAAAAGGATAGGGAAGGTATTAAAGCTAATAATGATGTATTCCAAAAAGCTGTTGATGAAAGGGACAAAAATTCTCAAGAGGAAGGAGATCAGCCAATTCAACCACCAGTTGATAATGACCTTCCAAAATTAGGTGATATATAACTTATGATTTCAAAGTACGTAAAAAACTATAATGATTTTTTCGGGAATGGTGATACTGTTCCCGTTAATATCATGGATCATATGTTTAAAATGGAAATTTGTAAAGTACCATCGGAGGGATTGATTGGAAGAGATATAAAGTATGATGGTATGATATTTCAATTTGAGAAAGCTCAACCATTATCGTTTCATACGAAAGGTTGTATAACATCTATAGATATAGTATTTATTTTAAATGGCCAAATAGTAAAGATAGAAGAGAACTGTGAGCCAAATACACCAAATAATTTTGAGTGTATAAAGGCCGATACTGTTTTGGAATTTCCTGCTGGAACTTGTAAAAAATTGGGGATTGAAACTGGCTTATTTTGTAATATTTAATAAAATAATAAATATATGATTAATGTATATTTAAAAGATACTAATAGAATGAGGAATTTAGGGAATCTTAAAATTGCATTGGATGGATGTAATATACAAGACCAATTTAATAGAATTAAATAATTATAATATTTTTAAATTTTCCTTATTATCAAATATCCAAAATTCAAACAATAATCCTTTATTGATACAAGAATCTCTTTTAATTAAATTTATTTCTAAATTTCTAATAAGTGTAAACTCTGATTTAACTTCTATAACTTTATTATCGGGTATTATATAAATATCTATTAGATATTGTCTTTCCTTATTCTCGTATTTATCGAAGTATGTAATTTTACCTATTTTATTTCTTATTTCTTTATCTATAATAAGTAAATCTTCTTCTTTATAAGTTTTTAAAAGGATATCCAGAGCATAATTTTCATACCCTTGTATTTTAACAATTCTACCAGATGGTAATACATAATCTTTATATTTTCCATGAAATGGATATTCAATACTCCATTTTTCGAGCATAAATTTTATGTGTTCTTTTGATCCTAAATAGGATTTAAATTGATATCTATCCATACAGGTATTCTCCCTTCTTATTTTAACACCTTCATTAGAAGAAGGATATTCTGTCCCATACTTTAATAATGAGTAATCTTTGAATTTTCTTTTAAATTCCTCTGTTTCTGTATACCAATCTTTATTATATCTTTCTTTTATTGTATTTGATATTTTTTCTCTAACACTAGGATTTTTAAATTGATGATCAACTCCATACTTTTTTAAGTTAGTTTCTTTTAATTTATCTTTAAATGCTTGAGATTGTGTTACGTGTTCTACTCCGTATTTTTCTAATGATGTGGATTTTATTTTATCTCTAAATTCTTGTGTTTGTGAGTAACTTTCTACCCCATACCTTTCCAAATTTAATTTCTTACAATGTTTTTTAAATTCTTTAGATTGAGTATTATACTCAACCCCAATATTTTTTAAATTAGTTTCTTTAATTTTTTCTTTAATTGTTTCACTTTGATATACATTTTCTACCCCATATCTTTCTAAATTGGTAGTTATGGTTTTAATAGATCTTTCCGGATGATTAGCTCCACATTTAATTGAACATGTTTTATTATAACCCCATTTATTAGGATTAAATTTTAACTTATTTGTATTGCAGATTGAACAAATAGGAGTAGAAAGTAAGTTATTAATTATATGAAATATTCTCTCTGAATATGTTTCATTATCTATTAAATAATTTGTTTCTAATAAAATAAAATTCTGGATTACTTTTGAATTTCTTATACTAGCATTCAATGATGATCTACCTTTATTATCTAATATTTTAGTAGCCCAATTTTTTAATTCGCATCTATTCATAATACTTTTTTATATTATATTATTTGTTTTAGGAAAGTTCCTATTTATATTGTTGATCCTTATTTTATATATCTGATTAAATTTACATTTTGAAACTTTTTTTTGGTTTTATCTAAAATATACATAATTTGTAACAAACATGAAAGAAAACAACAAAGAAATAGAGGTGTTATCGGAGCGGGACCACATCAGGCTCAGACCAACGGTGTATGTTGGCAGCGTAAGACCTACCGAAGAGAAAATACCAATCATTAAAGACTGTAGAATATTTATAGAGCCAAAGACTATTTCTGTTGGCCTCTATAAACTTTTTGATGAGGTGTTTTCCAATTCCTTAGATGAAGCAAAAAGGATGAAAGGTAAGATGAAATCTATAACTGTAAGTATAGATTCCAAAAAGAATTCCGTTACAGTAAAGGATACTGGTAATGGATTTTATAAGGGTAGTTCAAAAAATAAAGTATCTGGGCTTTCCAATATTGAAACTGCAGTTTCTCAATTAAGAGCAGGAACAAATTTTAAAAATGGCGAAGTTGAAGAAGCATTAGTTGGAACTAATGGTATGGGAGTAAGTCTTGTTAACGTACTCTCCAGAAAATTTTCAATAGTAACTACAAACGTTGAACATAAGTATGAACAACATTGGGATGATTACGAAAGGAGAGAGCCAATAATAACAAAGAATGAGGGTAATATTCCATTAGGAACAGAGGTTACATTTGAACCTATAACAGATGCAAGTGTTTTTGGTAGGTCTAAATGGGATATGGAAATTATAAAAACCCAGCTTATTTTTAAATTACGCTTAATCAAAAAAGATCCGGTTATTAATAATTTAAGTATAGATTTTTATTGGGATGGTATTAAAATACCTCTTGATATTTCTCTATATCCCAAAGGTTCGTTTTCATTAGAAACACCAATTGGAGAAGTAATTATTTGGGAAAAATATGAAGGTAGCGGTTCTATAAGTTTTGTTAACTCTGCGATGTGTACTGGTATACATCAAAGGATAGTAAATGAATTTATTAATGCTAAATTGGAAGATAGTTTAGGTCATCACTTTTATGATACCTTTATTTCTTTAAATCTTCAACCTAAACTAGTTCATTTTGGGGATCAAAATAAGACCAAGTTTATAACACCAAGGGAAGAAGTAGAACCAACTATATCCAGAACGATTCTTAGTAAGTTAGGAGCATTTTTCAAAACCGAATTATTTGCTTCTATACAAACAAAGGTAGAAGAAAGGAGAACAGAAGGACATGTTAAGAAATTAAGGGCAGAAAAGAGAAAGGTTAATGTTAAAAATTCTCATAAGTATTTCCCAGCAGGAAAGAATAATGCAGAAAACTTATTTATAGTGGAAGGATTATCAGCGATGGGCTCAATACTTCAAAAGAGGGATCCAGATAGAGATGGCATCTATGCACTAAAAGGTAAGATTAAGAATTGTAGGAACCTTGGGGATCTTTCCGAAAACAAGGAAATTTTGGAGCTAATGCAAATTCTTAATTTGGATCCTACACTTAAAACAGTCCACAGCATTTCCGGGTATAGAAGGGTGATAATAGCAACAGATGCTGACCCTGATGGTGCACACATTACTTCGCTATTGATAAATATGTTCTTTAAATGGTTTCCTGGAGTAATTTCTTATGGTCAATTAAATACCTTAAGGACCCCTCTTGTTTCTGTAGGAGATAAGGCAAAAAGGAAGTATTTCTTTGAGCTGGATGATTTTAAGAAAGCTAAACCAGCTGGAAATGTTAGATACTTAAAAGGTCTTGGTTCATTGGATATTGCCGACTGGGAATATGTAATGGCAAATAAGGATTTAGCAGTAATAACCTATGATCCTAAAGCAAAAGAATATTTGGATATGGCATTCGGAGATTCATCAGATCTACGTAAAAAATGGTTAGCAGGTAAAATATAGAATATGAAATGTGTATGTATACAAGCCTCTAGATGGTATAATATTGTAGAATCCCAAAATTTTGGAGGTGGATCATCTGGAGCATATGAATTTATACCAGGAGAGGTATATGAGGTCGTAATTGAGAGGGATGGGTTTTGGGGTGACTATTATGTGGTTAAAAATCCTCCACACCAGACATCTTTTGGCGTTAAAGACCATGAAAATACTCCTCCTGGAAGGGCATTTTCTGACTTTTTTCGAATAATAAGTTAGAACTATGTTAAATTCTTTAAACCCACGAAAACAATTGGGGTGGTTGTCATATAAAGAATGACCGATAAATCGAAGATATATAAACAAATGATAACTAGACTATCCGAGTATTTGTTCGAAGGGGAGGAAGATATAGCAGCCATACCTAGTAAGAAGCTCCATATTAAATGGGCAAAACCTGACTTGGGCGGAGAAATTCTCCATTACGATGCGGCAGCTAAACTAGAATTCTATCAGCATAACATCGATATTACCAATAAAGATATAGGTAAAGTCGAAGCTAAGTCTACTAAATTCTATAAATACCTATTTAAGCCCTTCAATAAAGGGGAATTAATAGATTTACCACTTACTTCTTCGGAGGATGAATTCCAAGTTACCAGAATTCAGAACCTGGATTCATACGAATACGAGAATATTGTAGCAGGAGCATATGGTAGAGGCTATGGTGATATTCTAATAGAAGTTACCAAAGCATTAAAAAAGAATGGTAGTTTAACATTACCAGCACCAATTATAATTAGGTTCATCAATTTTGGTGAAACTAGAAGAAGTTCAGAGTCTAGTTACTTTCTATTTTCTGGAAATAGAAGAATTAATCTAGCACTACACTATGGAATACCAATTAAAGCGTGGGTAGTGGATTTAATTCCATCTAGAAGAGACGTTAGAGATTTCGCAGAGAAAAATGGAGTACTAAGAAAGGGTGAATCTTTCTTTAGAGACCTTATACACAAAACTGTTGGAAAGGATAATCTGGAAGAATTAAGTGCCAGGGAACGTTTTAAAATTATACAAGCAATAAAGAACTCTTAAACTCAATAAAATGGAAGAGAATAACACGTATCCAAAAAGCTATAGCTTGGATTACGAATTGAAATCTAAAATAGCGTACGAAGCCCTCTGTGAAAATTATTCCAAACAACTTATTAATGACTTGATGAGTTATCTTCATATAGAAATAGAGGACCTTGCCGATGAGGAAGTAGTTAAAAAGATTTTAGGACTTTTTAAAATTAATAATTGATAATTTATGTTTAGTAAATTTTTTAAAGTAATAGGGGAGCTCCTCTATATGGTTGTTCTTTTAACAGGAACAACACTTGTAGTAATACTTTCTGGTATATTTGTATTAAGTTTAATGGCAAGGGACAGATTTTATAAGCTCATAGGTAAAAACAAAAAAAAGTAATGGCGGCAGCAACGACTAAAAACTACTATACCGCTCTTGGTGTAGAAAAAAATGCTAGTCTAGATGAGATTAAAAAAGCTTATAGAAAATTAGCAATGGAGTTACATCCGGATAGAAATCCTGGTGATAAAAAATCTGAAGAGAAATTTAAAGAAGTAGCAGAGGCTTATGAAACCTTATCTGATATAGATAAGAAAAGTAAATATGATAAGTCTTGGTCCCCTGGCTATGGATATGGAACACCACCGTCACCGCCAAAACCAGAATCTCCCTATGACGAATACGTAAGAAGGTCAGGTAAAAGGGAATCATATAATCCAAATCCTTTCGGAGGTGGATGGGATGATCCTTTTAGTGATTTTGATACTTTCTTTAATGCCAGAACCTCTAAACAACCACCTCCAAAGAAAAAGAAAGGTCAGGGAATATCTATTAATATTCCTATAACTGTTGCTGAGATGGTAACTGGTGTACAAAAGAAAATCAAACTGAAACGTAATGTTAAGTGTGGACCATGTAAAGGTACAGGAGCGCAGGATGGAAAATCATTCCAGAAATGTGGACGTTGCGGTGGATCTGGTTGGGTAAGAAGAATAGAGGATTTTAGTTATGGTGGAAGTGGAAAACAAACCAGATGTGATCAGTGTAATGGAGAAGGAAAAGTAGTACTTGAATCTTGCCATGTATGTAATGGAGGAAAAACAGAACTAAAAGAGGATATTATTGATATCAATATACCAGCAGGTTCTATTGCTGGTATGCAATTTATTATTGCAGGAAAAGGACATGAAGAAAATGGAGCAGCGGAACCAGGAGATTTAATAGTTTTTATTAAGGAACTTAATGAAGATGAGTTTATTAGATCTGGAACAAATCTAAGAGTTATACACGAAATACCTTTATTAGATGCTATATTAGGTTGTAAGATCAAAGTGAAAATGCCAATGGGGGAAATAATACAAACTATTGTAGAGCCTGGTACTACCCATGGAACTATTTTACAATTTCCGGGTAAAGGAATACCTGATATAGGTGCAGGAACTAAGGGTGACTTTTTGGTAGAAGTTCGTATTAAAATTCCTATACCAAAAACTAAAGAAGACTATGATTTATTAAGTGACTTGAAAAAGACTAAATTGTTTGGAAATGATAATGACTAATTTAATTTTATTTATTCTAGCCTCTTGGGGGCTTACCCACATCTTAGTATCCGGTAAAATTTTCGAAACCCCTCGCAACTGGATCATTATAAAAAACGAATTTCTTGGTGGAATACTTACATGCTATCAATGTACTGGATTTTGGTCTGGTATGTTTATAGCAGGATGTTTTACAAGAAATTATTTTTACATATTCCTATTAGGTCTTATAGCATCCGGAACATGCTCCTTTCTAAACTCTATCTATGTTGCTATTAGCACCTATATCAGAAAAAACCAAGATAATATATCTTAAAAAATCACAGAAATAAAACCTGTGGTTTATTCTATAATACTTAGAATATCAATCGTTTATGAGCACAAAGAAAACAATCACAATCCCTGAACAAATCAATCAGGACTATCGAAAGTATGCCTTGTACGTAATACAAAGTAGGGGTATACCAAATTTTTATGACTGTATAACTCCTGTACAACGACTCATTTTACAAAATGCACCATCTACGTTTTCAAAAACTCCTGGTGTAATTGGTAGTGTATTTAGTACTGGATTATATCACCACGGAGATTCCTCGTTGGCTTCCGCAATTTCTAAGTTGGCTAGACCATTTGGATGTTCGGAACAGATAATGGAGGGTGACGGATTCTTCGGAACTCCAGTAAATCCTAGACCAGCAAGTGCAAGGTATACCATGGTGAAAATTGTTCCTAAATATAGAAATATGTTAGAGGAATATAAGGATCTAAATATGCCCAATGAAGAAGGTGGATATGATTGGCTTAATGTAACATATCCGATTGGATTATCAACACATATTGTTGGTATTGCAGTAGGATATAGTTCTAACATCCTTCCAAGAAAACAGGAAGAGGTAGAAGCTTATTTACAAGGAGATACTACTAAGAAATTAAAACCTTACTTCAAAGGATTTAGGGGTAAAATATCAAAGATAGAAGGACTTAAATCTTCCTGGTTAATAGAAGGAGAATTCTCGGTTAATAAGCCAAACAAAACTATTCAAATAATGAGCCTTTCTCCATTAGCTCGTTATGATAGTTTTATTACTAAGATAGGTTTACTTCTTGATAATAAAGGTGTAGATTATCGTATAGAGAATAGATCAAAAGATGAAGTAGAAGTAACCATTAAATTAAAATGTTCCGATACCGAATTTGATGAAATTGCTACTAGAATCCAAAGAGAAACACAAAAAATAGTAACGGAAAATATAGTTTTTGTTAAAGATGGGTTAGTAATGGAATATGAAAGTATCCAAGAATACTTAGACCAATTTAGAGTTCATAGAGAAGAAGTTACTTATAAAAGGTTAGTAAAGGATCTTTATTATAATGATAGGGAATTAGCATTTCAGGAAGCTAAATTAAAGTTTCTGGTATTCATGCAAGCTAAGAAAAGGCTTAATGATGAAATAATGGAATTTCTAAAGCCTTATGATACCTGGATAAAATCACGATTGGAAGCTATTACGTTAGTTAAGTTGTCCGAGAAGGAAATAGAAATAACAAAACTAAAGATAGAAGAATTAAAAGCCACTGCTCTTGAAATTAAGGCAGCTATGAAGAATCAGGCTAATAAATGGGCAGCGATTAAAAAGGCATGGGAACAAGCAGCAAAATCTAAACCTAAACAATCTACTTTAATGTTAGAAACAGCAGGTGAGGCTTTTGATGGTATTGAAATTTGGAATCCAGAAGAAGCAATGATACCAGAAGAAGATGAAGCAAGTATTCTTGATGACGAAGAAGGAATAGAAAACTAAAACTAAAATAACAAAACAAATTCAGAGATGAAAAATAACGAAACCAAATTGAAATTTAGAATTACTAATTCTGGTAATTTAATATCATTCCTAAACAAAATAAAGTCTGTAGACAAATCTGTTATTTTGGAATTAGATGGAACACAATTTTTTGCAAAGGTTAGAACTGCAGATAAATCGGTTATTAAATATGTTAGTATTGATACTTCAGACTTCATGGAAGGAGAAGTTCCTAAGGGTAGAGTAAAAATCGGAATTATGGAACTCAATAAGATTATTAATGCGTTCAAATATTTTGGACCAGAGGAGGAATCTTATATTGAGCTAACAGTAGAACCGGTTGACAAAAATATATTGGCAACTTCTATGAAGATTTTCTCTAAGTCTATCAAGATTAATATTCGATGTGCTGATATAGACTTACTAACCTACATGGATGATAATATCCAGAAAACAATTCATTCCACAGAAGGATATTTAATAGGATTTCCAGTTACCAAGGAAGCCTTTACAAAAATAGTTTCTTTAAGTGGGATGGAAAACAATTCGGAGGAGTTGTTAAATTTTGATGTTTATAGCAATAGGCTAGTTGTTAGGGGTAATTCGTTTGAATATAACCTAATAAGGGAGCAAGATATACAAGGCTATAAAGAGGATGGAACTTATACAATTTATAAGAACCAGTTTTCCAGTATTGACCAAGAAAATTCTATGTTCTATATCCACGAAAATAGAGTAATAGTTTTATCACAAGAGTCCGAGTCACAAATAGCAATTGGACGTGTAGAAATGGAGTAATTATGAATCAAGACTATAATAACCTTTCCATAGAGGAAATTGAAGCAGAAATAGCTAGGTTACAGGCACTTTCTAAAGACTACAAAAATGAGGAACAAGGAATTAAATTAACCCTTAACTCAATATATGGAGCGCTTGGAAATCAATGGTTTGCATTATTTAACCTAGAAGTAGCAGAAGCTGTAACAATGCAAGGCCAGGATCTATGGAAATATGCAGAAAAAATCATTAACAGGTATTTCCACCAACACTGGCACCTGGATACAGAGCTACACGAAAAGTTAGGACTTAAAAATGTCAAACCAATAACAGTAGATATGGTTATCTACGGAGATACCGATAGTAACTATGTGAATATTGGTGCAGCATTAGATTCCTGTGATTTTGAAGGTAATCCTTTGGACTTTGTATTGAAATTAGATGAATATAGGCTAAGGGGCTATATTAAGAAATGTTTGGACTTATATGCAGAAAAATGGAATACTCAGAATTATCAGGATTTTGAATTAGAAAGTATTTCCAAAAATGGTATATTTCTTGGTAAAAAGAAAAACGTATTAAATGTTGCATGGGAATCTTCAGGACATGACCAATTAGAAGATTTAAGTAAGGTAAAATATACAGGAGTAGAAATGGTAGTCGGCGGAACTGCACCCTTCGCCAGACTTCACTTAAAAAGTCTTGTAAACCACTTCTTTAAAAGGGGTAAGTCTTTTGACCTTCGGGAATTTGTGAAAATGCTAAGAGTAATCAAGTCGGATTTTAAATTACAAAAACCAGAAGATATTTCAGTATCCATGAACGTAAATAATATGGAACAATATATCCTTTGTGATACATCCAGATTTGAAGTGGCTTCTAAATGTCCAATGCACGTAAGAGCTGCAGGGTATCATAATTTTATCCTAAACAACTCTAAATACAAGCAAAAATACACGCTAATTCGTTCTACAGATAAGATTAAGTTTTATTACGTAAAGGTCGGTAGCAAGCTCGAAAACAATGTTTTCGGTTATCTTGTAGGGGCTTATCCTTACGAGTATGCTCTGCCAATTGATATGGAGGAACAATTTAATCGTACAATTTTGGACCCTATTAATAGGTTTTTAGAAGCTATGGGTTATCCCCCATTGAATTCAAATCTACTATTAGTGCATGCTTTATTTTAATGGAATGAAGTGGATATATAATACAATATATTATCCCGTTTCTCTTCATGAAAAATTTTAACGAATATAGGAAAATTAAATCTGGCAGTGGCTTAATTACAGAACAACAGTTCATGTCTGATAAAGGCCCGGAAAATTTAGAGGTGGAATTAGTAGGCCCGGACGAGCAACCAATTGGTGCACCGACTACGATTCCACTTTCTCCTGTTAAGTTGAAGAAGCCAAGTGATATGGGAGCTGGGGTAGCACCTGCACCAGAGCAAGCTTTAATAGAAGCACCAGAAGGTGAGGTAACACAGGATTCATTCATTACTAAATTAATGAATGCACAGGTCCAATTGAGAATAGTCCATTTTGGAACAGAAGAATATCCTTTACATGTTGCGAGTGGAGTAACATATGAAGCATTGGATGAATTAATGGACAAATTTGTTGAAACCTATCAGGGATATTTTCCAAGGGTTAAGTTTTGTGATTGTTTCAATATTAGAAATGTATGCGATTTGGTAATAGAAGAATGGATTTGTTCCGTAGAAGGGGATATTGATAGTTTAAGGAGTATGTGTCCACAAACAGATCTCCAAAACATTTTAGATGAAATTAAAGGATTATTTGGAAAATTAAAATACCTACTTACCCTAAAATAACTCATATGGTTTCATGTCATTTCACAAAAGATTTCTTAGCTTAGGTTTAATAGTTGCTGCAGCAAAGAGTTCAGGAGATTTTCCTGTCTTTGAAAAATTTATGACGAATATTGCAGTTTATACATATCTAGACGAGGAAGCTAAATCTATACATGAAATGTTTGGACAAAAAGAAGAACTAAGGAGAAATCTTTGGTTAATTCTAGGAACCCAAGAATTTAAAAATTACCACCCTTCTATAGCAGTAAAAGCCCTTTGCAAATGTTGGAATGTTATAAATAACAAATCCAACGAGGATAAGCACCTAACAGGAATTACTAATTATGCCCATCTAGTGGAAAAATGCGAGCCAAAATATAAAGTGGTTCTTTCAGAAATTGTTCAAGCCATCATAAACTAAATTTTTTTATTCAGAAACTTATCTTTACATTTGTGTATAAAGTGAGTTATAACTCAATTCTATGAATAAAGAGGAAACAAAAAAATCAATAGACGACTTTATAAAGGAGTGGGAAGACTATAAAAACGAGTCAGAGGATGGCAAATTGAGGTTTTTCAAAAGTTATTGGTTTATAACGGATTATAGTAAACCAGCACCCAATATTGAATCTTTGGGCTCTACTGGTGAATCAGATCCGACAATAGATTATTTTACTTGGGCTATGAAAAAACAGTCCAAAATACCATTTAAACAATTTAAAAATGAGTTACGTAGTAGTGGACTGCGAGAGCGATGGTCCAATTCCTGGAAAATATTCCTTGGTAAGCTTTGGTGCGGTAATAGTAGAAAAAAGCTTAACTAAGACATTTTATGCCGAAACTAAACCGATTTCGGATATTTGGATACCAGAAGCATTAGCAATATCTGGATTTACCAGAGAGCAACATTTAGCATTTCCTGAGCCCAAGGAAGCAATGATACGATTTAAAAAGTGGCTGCAAGAAAATAGTAAAGGACATCCCGTCTTTATCTCCGACAATTTGGCATACGACTGGCAATGGATTAATTGGTATTTCCATACTTATTTAGAGGAAACCCCCCTTGGCTTTTCTGGTAGAAGAATTGGTGATATTTATTGTGGCCTCGTTAGTGATTCTCGAGCAAAATGGAAACATTTAAGGAAAACATATCATGATCATAATCCGGTCAATGATGCTAAAGGTAATGCAGAAGCTCTTTTACGGATGCAAGAAATGGGCTTAAAAATTAAATTTGAGTGAGATCTATTATAATTTTAATAGGATTCCGGTATTTAATGGTTTGAAGAATAAATAGATGTATAAAATACTATTCTATGAAACTGACTAAGACCTTTAACCTAAAAATGTATGAGCTGGATATAAAATTTATTATTTGTCCAGATATGCAGGCAGAATTTGATCGTATTTCTAAAAAGAAAAAAGAAAATGGGAAATTTAATATTACCTTTCGCGGTGATGCTGGTGGACTAGCATTTTCTTCAAGTATACATGAATGTTATATTATATTAAAGGATGATTCGATAGCTCATTCATATATAGCGCATGAAATTTTACATACAGTGGAAAAAATAACACGAGATAGAGGAATAAAGGACGAGGAAGCAAGGGCTTATTTATGTGGACATATTACTAAAATGATTTACCAGTATTTAGAAAAAAGAAAAGTAGAGATTTATAATGGATAAAAAGAAACCCAAAATTAAAGTAGAAACCAATTATAATTCTTTAAGGATATTTATAAATGGGATCTTACATTTATCCATAAAAAAGAATGAGCTAATCTCCGTACAATCTTGGCTTATTGAAAACCTTTATATAATAGAATACACAACAAAAGATACCGAAATATTAACAGAATATGTTGATAGGGAAACATGGGAAACAATATTAAAGGGCTTAGTAGAAACAAATATTATATAATAATTAAAAATGTTCTTAAAAGTCAAAAATAAATTTTTTTAGTCTGAAATCTTTTATTACATTTGCTGTATAAATAACAAATAATAAATTCTTAACGAGATATATATAACAACAATGAGACAGGTATTCTTTATATTCGATGTAGTCGTGGCAGAGGAAGTAGTTTTCTGGGCGGATGAAAATTGGACATAAGAATTCTGGACTTAATAACCTTTTATAAAAGGAGCTTCCAGATAACTGGAAGCTTTTTTAATTTATATCGTTAATGATCTTTAACAAGTCATTAACGAAAAAATCAGAAACGATTTATTATTTTTGTAAATATAACAATGAGTGATAACTCAAAGAAATGGTCTTTGAAATATTGGATTTTAATTGGTGAGGTAGCTCAGTTGGTAGAGCGCAGCCCTGAAGAGGCTGGCGTCGGGGGTTCGAGTCCCTCCTTCACCACTCAAGACGGGAAAAGTACTGATACCCGCCGTGAACAAAGTCCTCGGTTCGTAACCGAGGCAAACTACGGGCGTAGTTCAATGGTAGAATATCGGTCTCCAAAACCGCAGATGGGGGTTCGAGTCCTTTCGCCCGTGCCGCGAAACTTTTGCACTTTTCTTGGATATATAGAATAAAACACTATTATGCCAAGGGAAAGAAAAGTTTACAAATATCATTTTATTTATAAAACTACAAACATTAAGAATGGTAAATTTTATATTGGAATGCACTCCACTGATAACTTAGATGATGGTTATTTAGGAAGTGGAGAAAAATTAAGAAGTTCTATAAGACATTATGGAAAAGAGAATCATCATAGGGAAATATTAGAATTTTTACCTAATAGGAAAGAATTATCTAATAGAGAAGAGGAAATAATAAATGAGAAATTTTTGGAAAATCCTCTTTGTTTAAATTTAGCAATTGGAGGCGAAGGATCAGGTGATAGCTTTAATTATGTTAATAGTATCTATTGGAAATTACCAGAAAACAAAGAAAGAATTAGCAAATTAGTTAGTGAATTTAATATCAAAAATTGGAATAATTTAGATTCTAATAAAAAGAAGGAGAGATTAAAAAATCTTAATTTTTCTAATAAAAGTCATACTAAAGAAGCTAAAGAACAGATAGGTAAGAGTAATTCAATAAAACAAAAAGGAGAGAAAAATTCCCAATTTGGTAAAATTTGGATTACTAAAGAAAATGAAGAGAAGAAAATTATCCAATCAGAATTTGAAAATTATTCTAAGATAGGTTGGATAAGAGGAAGAAGGGGGAGGTAGCTCAGTTGGTTAGAGCATGTAATGTTCCGGGATCCTGGACTTACGCCGGTCGCTGGTTCGAGTCCAGCCCTCCCCACTAGGAAATTGAAGATCCAGGTGAGCACTCTTGGTGTGTTTGAAAGAGTAACACAAAGCATGGTTTGCATAATGCGTCAGTTTCCTTAAATCGGTAATGTAGCTGAGTTGGTTGCGAAAGCATATAGCGCTTGGTCTGAAAAACCAGAGACGTCGGTTCGATCCCGATCATTACCACATATTCTCCTTTAGCTCAGTTGGTAGAGTGGAGGCACTACAAGCCTTAGGTCGTTGGTTCGAGTCCAGCAGGGAGAACATTAAAAGCACCTTTAGCTCAGTTGGTTCAGAGCAACGCCCTTACAAGGCGTGGGTCACTGGTTCGAATCCAGTAAGGTGCACAATAAGGTCCGGTGGACAAGCGAGCAAGTCGTTTCCCTTTCACGGAAAAGATCACGGGTTTGAATCCCGTCCGGATCACAAATAACACCCATTGGACAAGTGGTTAAGTCGTCTCCCTTTCACGGAGGAGACAGGGGTTCGAATCCCCTATGGGTGACAATTAAAAAGGTACCGTATTTCAGCGGTAGAATGGCAGCTTGTCAAGCTGCAGGTCACGGGCTCGAATCCCGTCGGTACCTCGCTACGATTTCGTACTTTTTCTTGGATATATAGAATAAAACACTATATGCCAAGAAAAAAACACGAATATCATTATATTTACAAAACTACAAACATCCTAAATAACCGATATTATATAGGAATGCACTCTACCTCTAATTTAGAGGATGGGTATTTAGGATCTGGTAGGAGAATAAGGGATTCAATAAATAAGTATGGTAAAGATAATCATATTAAGGAGATTTTGGAATTTTTACCAAATAGGAAGTTCTTAACTTTACGGGAGGAAGAAATAGTAAATAATGAATTATTAATTGATCCGTTATGTATGAACCTTAGAATAGGAGGAGATCCAGGAGCTACTGAATGGACGATAGAACAAAGAATATTGGGAGGTAAAAATGGTGGATTTAATACAGCTAAGAGTGAAAAGGAAAATCCGGTAATAGCTAAAAATCAATGGAATAATAGGTCTTTAATTATGAAAGAATGCCATCGTTTAGGTAAAATAAAATATGATACTTTTACTGGTAAAAAACATAACGAAGAATCTAAGAAATTGATAGGAACTAAAAATTCAAATAAACAAAAAGGAATAAAAAATTCTCAATATGGAACAATTTGGATTAACAAAGATGGTATTGATAAAAAAGTAAAAAAAGAATACTTCTCTAATTATTTAGAAGAAGGATGGGTAAAAGGAAGAAATAAAAAGGTCTTGTAGGGGAGTTGGCCGTCCCCGTCGCCCTGTCACGGCGAAGATCGCGGGTTCAAATCCCGTCGAGACCGCTAAATTTGGAGTGTTAGTTTAATTGGCTCGAATACCCTTGCGATCGGGGGAGATGAGGTTCAAGTCCTCTACATTCCGCAAATAGAGTAGAAATGGCAAAGATTATTTTCCAAAAGAAAAAGGCATAGAAATTATTAGAAGATAAGAAATCTAGATTTTCTCTATTCGTTAAGAAGAATAACGAATTAAAGACTTTGGGAAGGGACTACATAGAAGGTGAAGTAGAAGAACTATATGTATTTTTCCAAAGCGGAATAGACCCAGAATGGGAGGGAAGGATGGGGACATTATTATAATAAGGTTAGTCATCGCACGCGTGCGCTCACGCACACGCTCGCACTTCTTATTATTATACAAAAATAAAAAATGCCGGTAGGGAACTTCAAATGTAGTTATTGTAATAAACTATTCAATAATGGAAAATCCTTAGGAGGACATAAAACTTGGTGTGAAAGTAATCCTTTAAATAAAGAAACCAGGAAAAAATTATCAGATATAGCAAAAAACCAAACTTGGACTAAAGAAAGTAGAGAAAAAGCATCTATAAAAAGAATTACTGTTATTGAAAAATCTGGTATAATTGGAGGATTCAAAGGTATAAAATGCTTTAATGTTAAATGTGAATCCACTGGAATTAATTATATAGTTAGAGGAACTTGGGAATTAAGAGTTGCAATGTTTTTGAATAGAAATGGTATAATTTGGGAAAATAAAAATAGAATCAGTTATAACGATAACGGAATACTCAGAAATTATTTACCTGATTTTTATTTACCTTTTGAGAAAATATATTTGGAAGTAAAAGGATACTTTAAGATTAAAGATAAAATTAAAATGAACTTAGTTAAGGAACAAACAAATTTAAATATCTATATTATTGATAAGTATATTATATCAAAAATAGAAAATACTAATAATTTAGAATCCATATTAACTAAAAAATATCAGGGGAATGGGACTGCATAGGAGTGGTCACCTCACTTGCACTGAGGAAAACAGAGGGAATCGTTCTCCCTATTCTCCACCAAAAATAACTCAATATGAGAGAACTAACACCAGAAATACTAATTGAATTAGGTTATAAAAGATGGAACAATGGTAGTCCATATAACGTTGGCACTAGGGAAAACAAAAAAGAAAACCGACAAATAAAAAACCAATACAATGGAACAGAATAAAGGAGGGACCACGCCGGTCGCACAAAAGACCAGAAATTAAAAGAGATTTCTGGTCGTGTAGGAACAAGACACCAGAGGAAACTAAGGAAGTACTCTGAAGGATTTAATGAGAAATTCCATTTCTTTTTTAAGTCATATCGAACAGGCATTTTAACTTTCTGTGGAGAAGCAGTAGAACCCCAATTCAATATTAATGAGGTTAATGCAAAAGAAGGCTTTAGATTGTACGATGATGGACATTACAGTATGGGTAAGAATAAAATGGTTACCTGCCATCCAAATGTACTTAAAGCGGTAGTAACAGGCAAAAAAGCTTGGGGACTTTGGCTTGATCAATGGACAGATGGAATAGTAGAATGGAGTTTTACCGTAGAAGAAATTCTTGGTGAATTTAAAATCCAGGGAATTAAAATTCCAGAATCGTTTTTAAAAGATTTCCATAATAGACTACAAAAGAAGAAGGATAAAAGAGACCTAGCTTACTTAGATCAACTAAGAAAAGAAAGAATAGGAAAGGTCTACGAATATCCAGGATGCAATTGTAGAGTAAAAATAAAATCATTGAAATGAGCAACAGATCAAACAGAGAAATAGCCGACATCGATACCCTGTTAAGTACCGGTCACCTATTAAGTAAGTACATTGAAAAAATGAATGCTATTAAAAAACTAGCTGCAGATTATCCAAATGATTTAGAATTTGGAACTAAAGTAAGGGCTTTGATAGAAGGTAAAATTATCCAATAATGACAAAGGAAGAATTTCTCTCGCTTAAAAAAGGTGAGTCCGTATTTTACTGCGGATCCTCCTATACTATTTTTGATTTACATCCAAGGTGTAATACCATTGTATTATTTCAGAAATGCTATAGGAGGAAGAAAGGATTTCACAATATGGAGGTTAAATACACATTTTGTAATAGATTCGGTAGCTCAGTTGGTTAGAGTATTACCATGACAAGGTAAGGGTCGGGAGTTCGAATCTCCCCTGGATCACATTAATAAAACAATTTTTATGAGTAACAGTAGAAGATATTATGTCTATATGAAGAGCGGAAGGAAATTCTGCGTAGAAGAATATGGTGATCCTCATATAAAATGGGGTAATATTGATCCTGCTACAAAGAGGCTGGAAATAGTTAAATCCAAGGATGATGAGATTATAGACAAAACTAATACTTTCATTACCAAAGAAAATGGTTTCCGTAATATTTGTATGTTGGAAATGGGAACATCGCCAATGGCTTATATTGAAGCCTTAGATGACAGTGGAGTGGAAAGGTTCGAAGGAGCCGATTTTGTAACTTATGAAGATCCAATATTAATAGGAGAGGGATAAATATAGCATGTGCTTAAATCCATCTAATAAATATTGTCCTCTTTGTAAAAAAGATCTGGATATATCAAATTTCAAAATAAGAAAACAATATGGTAAAAATCATTATAACTCATATTGTAATACTTGTAAGAGAGATAAATTAACCAATTACAAGAATAATAAAAGATCTACAAAGGAAGGAATTTTATATTACAATTTATCCAATTATAAAAATACAGATAAGAGGAGAGGATTTAACTTTGATTTAGATTTGAAATTTCTTATTGAACTTTGTAGTAAACCATGTATATATTGCGGGGATACAGAAAAAATAGGAGCGGATAGAATTGATAATAATAAAGGGCACACGAAAGATAATGTAGTTCCCTGTTGTTTTAGTTGTAATAAAACTAGATTAGACCTTTATTCATTTGAGGAGATGCTAATTTTAGGAAAGGCAATACGGGAAATTAAACTTAGAAGAAGATGTACTACTTAATACAAAAAAACACCTGGGGAGAAAGGAACTACGATCGAATGATCGAAGGCCTCGAAAGGTTGGGTATGGGGTACGAAATCTGTAGATTTATACCTTTCATACACGAAGTTGAATTTGAAACTGACAGAAAGGACATTTGGTGTTTTGGTGCATATTCTATGACCAATACGGCACAGAAGTACGGATGGACTCCTGGTACTATGGCTAATGAAAATCATGACCTTGAAGTATATGGACCTAAGTATGGAGAGCATATGTTGAACCACGAAGGTATTTGTATGGAATTTACAGATCCTTTGCCAGATAGCGAAGAGTATGATATGTTTTTTGCTCGTCCAACAAAGGACACTAAAATGTTTTCTGGTCAAGTATTTATGAGAGATGCTTGGGATGCTTATGTAGCAAAAACCAAAGCTAATGATACCAGTGCCCTAATCTCTGCCGAAAGTAGGATTTTGATAAGCCCACTGAAAAATATCCACCAGGAAATTCGTTGTTGGGTAGTAAATGGAAAGGTAATTACTATTAGTCAATATAAATTAGGCTATAGAGTTACTTATCAAAATTTGGACCATGACGAAGAAGCAATGGCATTCGCACAAAAGATGGTTGATATATTTCAACCAGCAAAAGCATTTGTTATTGATATTTGTAGGACAAGTGAAGGAATGAAAGTCGTAGAAGTTAACTGTATTAATAGTGCAGGATTTTATGATATGAATTTCCAAAAACTGATAATGGCATTGGAAGAAGAATTTAATTAGTATGGGACCAGGAACACGAGTTAAAATGTCAAAGAAGTTAAAAAGATGCTACGTTCTAATGGCTCTGGTGATCACGTAAAAGAGTTTGGAAGGTGCGAAGGAATTGTAGGAGAGCATCTCTCACACAATGGAATAGATTGGCCAGAAGTAAATGTAAAATGGGAACCATCTGGACTTAGATACGGGTATTTACCAGAGTACTTAGAAGTAGTAAAATAAATACCCTGTTGGTGCAACGGCTAAACATAACGGCTTCCAACCCCGCAGATACAAGTTCGAATCTTGTACAGGGTTCAATTATAAACAAACTAAAAGTCTACAGGAACTTTACCCTGTGTGCAGTAGAGATTAACTAGATAGGATTAACCAGGCTGGGCTTGATAAGCCGGCATTCCGGGTGCAAACCCCAGGCGTCCCCCGAAACATGATGCGGATGTAATGGTAATAGTTAATCGGCAGTATTATTAAGTGAACTAAACTTTTTAATTATGTGTAAGATCAGACCCGGAAACAAGATCAACTCCTGGCTAAATGGAGAATGGGCAAAACATGGCAAACCTTTTGGAAAGAAAAAGGCAGCCAGTAAAAGAAGAATGCTGGATAAGAAAATTATCCGGGATTCTCTGCAGGAAGAATAAAATTACGGGGATAGCTTAATTGGTAGAGCGGCCTCTCGCAAAGGGGTAGGTGTTTAAGCTGCAGCTTGGTTCGAATCCGTCTCCCCGTGCTATTAAATAAACAAAAATGGAAAACACAACGACTCCTTCAATCAAGGATTTAATTAAAAACAACACTGCATCATTCTCACACATGTTGGCAGCACATGACATATTAGTTTACAAATTAAACTATATGGGATTTACGTATGAATTTGGTATTCCTGTTTCCGACCTAGGAGAAGCAACCGTTTCCCGCGAGGAAAAAGCCATTACTCTTATGAGGTATCTCCGTAAGGCTATGGAAAAAGACCAGCTTACAAAACATACGGCTTGTTTTCCTGGTGGATATGAGCCTACATCATATGCGATCTATTCACATTATCGTGCAGGTGTTTTATATTACCAAATTAACGAAGATGGAAAGAATTATAGCTTTCCCATTCGTAAGGAGGATCTCGCCGAAATAGGAGAAGATAAACTTTACTGGAATGAAAGTAAGGATATACTATCAAATGTTATTAAAAAGGCCAAAGAGGCTAATGAATTCCACCTATGTTAATTATTCGCAAGAGTTAAAAAACGGGCAGAATTTTTTAATCTGGTTTTTCATATAATTATAAATCAAAATTCCAAAATGTACAATTTATTCTTGGATGATATTAGAACCCAGCATATGTGTGAATATATGCCAAATGCTTCTTTCTATCGAAAGACTGACTGGGTTATTGTTAGGGATTATCCACAATTTTGTGAGGTAATTACTAAGAAATGGCACGAAGAAAAAGAATGGCCAGAGGTTGTTTCTTTTGACCATGATCTGGGTGTTAGTCATTACAAAGATTCCTTCATTACAGAGGAACAATATGATGAACACTATGTTGGTTTAGAAGAAAAGACTGGTATGGATTGTGCAAAATGGCTGGCAAATTTCTGTATGGAAAATGGATTAGTGTTACCTCGTTGCATGGTGCATAGTCAAAATACAGTTGGTGCAAAAAATATCCAGAGTTTCTTAGAAAGCTTTATGAGACACCAAACAAGTGAAAAATTATAAACCATTCATATTCAAAAAACAAATATTCATCAAAGGATTTTTTAATCAGATTTTTTTCTTTATATTTGTAATGTGAAAATTTATTTAATAACGAAATGAACTTACGGGAACTAGAAAATAGCGGGCATATAATATTTGAAGGCGTAGTAGGATCTCAGGCTTATGGGATTTCTACTCCTACTTCAGATATTGATACTAAAGGAGTCTTCATACAACCAATTGAAGATATTCTTGGTTTTGGATATGTGGAGCAAGTAAGTGATGCAAAGAATGATAGGACATTTTTTGAAATTCGTAGGTTCTTACAATTGTTACAAACAGCTAATCCTACAATGCTTGAACTCCTGAACCTTCCTGATGATTGTATCCGATATAAACATCCAATTATGGATCTTGTAATGGTACACAAGGAAAGGTTCATTACAAAAGTTTGCAGGAATAGTTACGGTGGATATGCAGTAGAGCAAATCAAAAAAGCCCGTGGGTTGAATAAGAAGATAGTAGAGGTGGGTGAAAAAATACCAGTTCGCAAAACCGTATTAGATTTTTGTTTCACCATAGAAAATTCCAGAAGTATTCCTTTAATGTTATTTTTGGATAATAAAGGTTTGGACGTAAATAAATGCGGGCTTGCTAAAATTCCACATGGACATGATTTATACTCTTTATACTATTCAGAAGAACATACTTATAGGGGTATTGCAGATGAAGATTCTGACGAGGTTAGATTAACATCTATACCAAAAGGAGAAGTACCGATTGCTAGCTTGAACTTCAACAAGGATGCTTATAGCAAGCATTGTAAACAATATAAGGAAGAAGTAGAATGGATTGAAAATCGTAATCCTGCTCGATTTGCAGACAATCTGCTACATGGCAAAGGTTATGATGGTAAAAATCTTGCACACTGCCACAGATTACTGGACATGGCTACAGAGATTGGAGAAGGAAAGGGAGTAGTAGTAAGAAGGCCCAACCGAGAACAACTATTAAGCATCCGTAGGGGTGAATATGATTATGACCAGTTAGTAACAGAAGCAGAGGATAAGATAAAGAGAATGGATGAGATCTTTGAAAAATCGGAGCTTCCGGGTGCATTAGATAGGGAATTCGTAGACGAGTTGCTTATCAAAATGAGGAAGCAATATTATGGATTAGGCTAAGCGTAAACGCTAAGTCTATATAGGCTAAGGAAATGTATTAACTCATAAATTTATAACTTGTATGGCATTAGTTAAAGAAAGGCTAAAGAGACTGGAAGACATTAAATCAGGAGAACGCACCTTGTTACAAGAAGCTCATGAAATGGTAGTCAACGAGGATTACCCGGATATTCCAGAAGCACTGGATTCCATTACAGATCAGGAGAATGTGGATTCTCTGATGCACTTGATGATAGAAGAAGAAAACTATGAACGATGTGCAGAAATTTTAAGGGAAAAAGAAGAGATCTTAACGACCATCGATGATGACGAGTAGGTAAACCGATTTTTTAACACAATCTAAACAACAAAGCAAAGCAAATGGGACTAAATTTCTTACAGAGACTATTTTTTAAAGAGGTGCCAGAAAAGCCGGCACCTAAACAAAATGTAGTTATTCCGAGCAGACAATCTGTACCAGCTCCAACATTACGGCCAGGGGCTACATTGAATAAATCGCCTCAACCGAGCGCGAGTAATTTAGTAACATCTAAACCGAGAAGGGCGTTTGGTAACGACCTACGTAAGAAATACCGGTACAGAGGAAGAAATTATAGCTATAACGCTGCCGGATCATTAATAGACGATCTTGGGGATCTGATTACGGACCTTGTTCTTTTGGATGATATTTTTGGTAATGGTCAAATGTATTACGATGATGGAATCGATCCAAATGTAATTCAACAGGATCAGCCAGTATATCAGGACCAGCCAGTGCAGCAGCCGGATCCAGTAGAAAACATTATAGAGCAAGCTTATACTACTGCTCCTACTGAAACATATACTTATACTGCACCGGAGCCCGAAGCAGAAATATACAGTGCACCGGAGCCATCATATAGTTATAATAGCAATAGCAATAGCAACGATAATAATGATGATGATTCAGATGATTCAGATGATTCAGATGATTAATAATAATTGGTTATACATTCAATATTATTTAAGGAAGCTATTATTACACATAGCTTCCTTAAATAGTAGGGATACAAAATTGGTAGAGTAAAAACCCGAAAATACGATGAGTGTAGCACATTACGGTGGGACAACTAGGATAACATTGACCATTAATATGGTATGAAGATAACTTTTAAACAAACAGCTCAATGAACACAGAAATTATCAGTACTAAAGATTATAGTGTTTTTAAAACACTCAAGGGAAATCGTATTATTAACCAAAAGAATCTTCGTAGGATTATAGCATCTATGCGAAAGAAAGTTCATCGATCCCCCATCCAGGTAAACGAAAGAATGGAAATTATTGACGGGCAACATCGATTGGAAGCTAGAAAAGAATTGGGTTTACCTGTTGAATACTATATTTCTAAGGGTGCCGATTTAACTACTGTTCAGGATTTAAATACCAATACAGAAAATTGGAAAATTGACGATTATCTTAATAGCTACATTGAAAAGGGTCTTAAGGATTATATTATATACAAACAATTTCTAGATGCTTATAAATTTAATCATAGGATTACGATGTATTTGTTAACAGGAGATACGCGAATTAATGAAGCAATCTTTAAAGAAGGTACATTTAAAATAAAAGACATCCAGCAAGCCTCAGAAATAGCTTCCAAAATAAATTTAGTTGGGGCTTATTATGACGGATATAAAAGAAGGACATTCTGTTATGCCTTCGTTGGTTGTTTAAAAAACAAAAAGTTTGTTTTTGAGGAATTCCTCAATAAACTTTCTTACCAAAGGTCGAAACTGTTTGATTGTGCCAGAGTAGATCAATATCTGGAAATAATTGAAGAAATTTATAACTATAAACGATCTGCTAAAGACAAGATCGTTTTAAGAAACCTATAATAGGGGGAATAGCCTATTAACTATTTTATGGAAGATTTACAGGATTTTTTGCCACTTATAGTGGGCATCGCAATTGGTATAGTGATAATAGGTTTTGTTCTGCGAGGTACCATGCGAAAATTAAAGGGTAGTAGTCCGGTGCTTCCCATAGAAGAGGCAATGCATGGTCTATATGATCAAATATCGTGGATAAAGGATATAGTCGGTATTCATAAAGAAGGTGGAGATATAGTGGTATATCTTGAATACTACCCGAATGTTGATAAGTTATCATTCATACCCTTAATCTACGAAGGGTATAAAGTACAAATCAAACTTTTTGATGAAGTAGAATCAATAAGATTAAAATAAGAAATTAGTTATATGTATCAGGCATCAGTGCTTAAAATTAAGAATGTAAGAGTACACACAAACGCGGATAAAGTATTATTAGGTACATGTCAGGGGAATCAGGTGGTCGTAGGTCTCGACACAAAGGAAGACGACTTAGGGGTTTATTTTCCATCTGATGGTGTTTTGAGTGCAGAATTTTGTAAAAATAATAACCTGTACAGGCACCCAGAATTAAATAAAAATCCTGACGCTAAACCTGGAATGTTTGATTCCAATGGTAGGGTTCGTGCACAAAAGTTCAGAGGCGAAATATCTGATGGTTTTTTCGTACCATTTAGTTATTTCAGTTTCTTAAAAAGGAGCGAACAGGAACTTTTGAAAGAAGGTTTTGATTTCGATACTCTTGGTAAAACAGAAATTTGTTCTAAATATATTAACAAGGAAACTGCAAGAATTCTTAGAGAAACCAAAGCTAAGAAAACCAAAACTGCTAAATCCTCTGTAATGTTTAAGGAGCACTTTGATACCTCTCACTTTGGTGCAAATGTCCACAAATTTGGTAAGGGACAGTGGTTAATTGAAACCGAAAAGGTTCACGGAACTAGCTTCAGAGTTGGACACGTTCAAACAGACAGAAGGCTTAAGTGGTATGAAAAGTTCTTAACAACTATGGGTGTTAAGATCGACGCAAAAACTTGGGAATACCTAAATGGTACACGTAGGGTTGTAATAGAAGAAAGTTCTGGAAAACAATTCCATGATCCTACAATCCGTGAAAAGGCTTTCTTACTTTTCAAAGATAACCTAAGAAAAGGTGAAACTATCTACGGGGAAATTGTAGGATTCGAATCAACGGGTGCACATATCATGCCACCAGCGGATACAACCAAAATGAAGGATAAGGCTTTCACTAAACAATATGGTGAAGTTATGGCTTACTCATATGGCTGTGCACCTGCCCAAAGTGATGTCTACGTTTATAGGATTACTTTTACAAACGAAGATGGACATTCTATTGATTATTCATGGGATGACGTTGTTAGACGTTGTGCAGAACTTGGGGTTAAAACAGTTCCATTAATCAGAAAAATTACCTTTGAAGAATTAGCATTGAAGGGTATTCTTGAAACAGGAAAAGAAACTGTTGATGATAGGGATACTCAAGCAGCTTTTGTAAAAATGGTAGAAGAAGATGCTAAAGGAGCATCTGTAATAGATCCACGTCATATTAAGGAAGGTGTGTGTGTAAGAATTGAAGGTGGATTAAATAACCAGACTTTTAAATTTAAGAGTTTCGAGTTTAAGTTCTTAGAAGGTATTATTAAAGATTCTGGTGTAGTTGATATGGAAGAATCAAGTTAAAGACATATGGAAAATAATGGTTTAAGTAACGAGGAAATCGACGTAGTAAATCAGTTAACGAATATTCCCGAGGAATATAGAAACTCTTTACTCGCTTGTAAGACTCATGAAGAGTTTACTCAAAAACTTGACGAAATTACGAAAGTGGGGGAAAACCTTCTACGAGCATCTCTGAATCAATTTAAAGCGACCAGAAATGAAATTCGTAGAAGGTTATCTTTGATGGGTCTGACTGAAGAGGATCTAATAAATAAACTCGCAGAGGAAGAAAATTACGAGGCTGCGGATAAGTTTGTTAAGGCAAACGATTTAATAAAAAGAACCGAAGAATTATTAAAAAAGGAAAACTAACTGTTTAGTAGCTCCTGTACCCTTGTATGGCCTAGCCAGAAACTCGGATAAGTTCAGCAGGATGCGACGAATAAAAGGGTAAAAATAAGTTGGGCAGTTGGTATAAAGATAATAGTATGGAAGAATCTGTTAATGAGAAGAATTCAAGAATGATGCGGGAATTATTGGAGGCTAAGAAGATAGCAACCAAAATGGATAATAAATTTGCTAAAAATAACAAAAACAAAAAACCCAGCACTATAAAAAAATTAAATAAACAAATAACAAAAGCTGCCCATAAATCTGAAGATGGTTCTGATATATGGGGGATGCTATAAAATACTAAATATGCCAAGAAAGTACACACAGCCAAAATTAGAAAAAGGAACTTCCCACATCAAAAAATTTACGGAAGAAGATTTGATGGAAATCTATAACAAGAAAAGTTGGCCTTATAAGGTCAAGATTCTTGAAAAGGCTTTAAAGGAGGCATTATTGGGTCAAAGAGATCCACTGATTCAATTCTTAGCCAATGCTATGGATTACGAATACGCATCCGGTGAAGATGAAACAACTAAATGGACAAAAAAACAAACCAAATAAAATGGCAAAGATAGAAAAACCAAAAATCAGGATTACATTCGTTCCGAACGGAAAAGTTATTTGTGAATCCTATGAAAGGACAGATAATGGTATCCATTGGGTAAATGGTACTATTCATGGGTATTGTACCCATGAATTGATTAAGAAAATCGAAGAAAATATATGAGGTTAGAAAAGAAATATTTAGGCGAGCCTGTATTAAAAACAGTTACTTACTTAGCTCCCTGGCAACGGAATGAAGAAAGGCCTCTATCTGATCCTGAGGTCTACACCAAATTCTTCAGGAAAAAGATTAAGATTCAACATTACCATAAACCCTATGAATGGAATTTTTATGTCTATTTTATAGACGAGTCGAAAGGTAATATTGCATCCAATCGGATTATTTGGTATGGATATAATTTTATTAGTGATAGGAAAATGTCCAATGAACAAAAATCCTATAATGATAAATTTCGCAGGAAGCCAAAGAAAGTAGTTACTTCTTCTAAAATTGTTTGGCCAAAACATTACAACGAAAAGGAAATAATGGGGATCTATAATAAGAAAACTCCTGAACAAAAAGTAAAGATACTCGAAAAGTCAATGGAAGTAAAAGGTGCAAAGGTTCACAAACTTGCAGTGGCCATGGGATATTACTATACCGATGATTATGACGAATTAACCTGGGTAAAAAATAAATTGGAAATAAGATGATTTTATTAAAACCGACAACCGCTCTAATACATAAAGTAATTATTAGAGACGCGCGCGTAGACACAACCAAAATATTTAAACTAATTAAAGATTAACCTTTCGGTGCAGGTCAACCGATATAACAAACAAATGGTAGCACATATCTTGAGTTACTGGTGGCTGATAGTCCCACTATTATTAATTGTACTGTACAAGTTTACCTTGCGGGTACTACTAGGAATGATCATCGTTCCTGAAGACAAAATTGGTCTGGTGACCAAAAAATTCGTTCTGTTAGGTGCAAACCGAACACTCCCCGAAGGACGAATAGTAGCATTAAATGGGGAAGCAGGATATCAGGTAGATCCTCTAGCACCTGGTATCTATTGGGGTTACTGGGTCTGGCAGTATACCGTCAATTATGAAATCTTTACCGAGGTGCCAATTGGGCAGGTAGGATTGATAGAAGCAAAGGACGGAGCAACTTTACCAACCGGTGCGATGTTAGCACAAAGCGTAGAGTGTAACAATTTCCAGGATGGAAGATTATTCCTAAACAACGGCGGACAAAAAGGTAAGCAGAGACGCTACATTACCGCTGGTAAATATAGGATTAATACCCTTCTGTTCAAAGTTTCGATGGATGATATACAGGTTGTCCCTGCCGGTCAAATCGGTATTATTACTGCACTGGATGGAGCACCATTAACACCAGGACAAATTGCGGGTGAGGAAGTAACTGGTCATAATAACTACCAGGATTTCGATGCTTTTATTAAGGCTGGCGGACAAAGGGGTTTACAAATTCAGCCAATTCTTTCCGGCTCCTATTCCCTTAACAAGTGGGCAGTAAAGGTTGATTTGGATAATATGACTGAAGTGCCGATTGGCCACGTAGGTGTTGTTATCTCTTATGTCGGTAAAGATGGAGTAGATACTTCCGGTGTTGGATTTAAACACGGTAATATAGTATCTCCTGGCGAAAAGGGTGTATCTAGCAAAGGATTTGATCCGGGTCTTTATGCTATCAATAAAAGGACGCATAAGGTTCAAAATATCCCGACTACAAACATTGTCCTTAACTGGGCAGATGCTAAAAACGAAAGCCACAATTTAGATAAGAACCTTTCAACAATTACTGTTCGTTCTTCCGAAGGATTTCCCTTCAATTTGGATGTTGCACAAATCATCCATATTCCAGCAGATCAGGCGCCATATGTTACTGCACGTTTCGGATCGGTAGAAAACCTTGTAAGCCAGGTGTTAGAGCCTACGATCGGTAACTACTTCCGTAACTCGGCTCAAAAATCTGGGGTTATTGACTTTCTTAATTCCCGTGTCGACAGGCAGAATGAAGCGAAAGCTACTATCTCTGAAGCCCTGAAGGAGTACAACGTAAATGCAGTGGATACCTTGATTGGTGACATCGTTCCGCCTCCTGAATTAATGAAACCTTTGACCGATCGTAAGATAGCGAAGGAGCAGGAAATAACCTATGATAGCGAAATGAAAGCCCAGAAAATCAGACAACAACTGGAAAGTGAAACTGCGTTGGCCAACATGCAGGGACAAATCGTTACTGCTGATCAATCGGTTAATATAGCAGCCAAGAAAGCGGATGCAGCGGTTAAGGAAGCAGACGGTAAGGCGAAATCAGTAGTATTGGCAGCGGA